TATTATTAATTAGATATTATAATAATGAAGATAAAGAATGTATTTTATCTTCGAGTCGTTTTTATTTATTCATCCATAATATAGGAGGTAAAATTATTATGGGACGTATCAAAACTATCGACAATGCCTTTGGCATCAATATTCATGTTACGAAGGAATTCGTACGTGACGATGATACTAAGATCATTGTTGGCGAGTTGACCAACTGGCTCGGTGATAATCTTGGTCCTGAATGGGTCAATCTTACGATGAGCAAGGCAGGAGAAGTTACTGAGTACAACTTCTGCTTCTCTGAATCTGGTGCTGTAAGTTTCTCTGACATCAAATTCAATGATGTTGATCGTGATATTACGATCGATTATCGTGGTCAGGTCGAAAGCATCACTGGCTGGAGCCGTGATGATTGCACCACATATAATTTCCAGACATCTGTATTGGATAGCTACATGTACTATGAAGCTATCTATGTTGACAATATTGATATTATCATTAATGGCAATAATTTTGCTATCAGTGGTAATGTATTTGATATTACCAATGATGAACTGCTGTTTCATTTTACGGCTGTTCCTGGAATCAACAGCTATGACATCGATTACTATACCTGTGATGGTAAGAAGATCGATGCTCTTGAGATGGCTAATATCGAAGCTAGCAAAATTTGTGGTGCTGGCAATGAGGATGTAGATAATGCTATCTACTATGTAATTTCCAGCAAAATCTATGATGCTATGATCGAGACTCTTCCGATCTCGATACTGATCAAAGCATGCTATAGCACTAACGACGCACATAAAAAGAATTTAACTGTTCCAACTGCAAAGGAATATATCAAGGGGTTATTCAATGATGGTGTCATTGATCGATTCCTTGCGGAGTTTATGATGTCACTGATCGGTGCTGATGGAAACATCCGCACCTAATTTGATTTATAATACCAGTAGAGTTGGAGGACTTTACTGGTATTTATTTTTTAATTTTATACTTGAGCAGATATTATAATAATGGTAAGGAAGATATCTTTACCATATCTTTTACAAACAGAAAGGATGTACGCTATGGTTACAGATGCTAAAATTCATGATCTGAAACGTAAACTAGTTAGAGGTCATAAGATTACCCTTCAGGAGTGGGTAAATAATACTGACAAAGATATTTGCAGATATCTTGTCTTGGATGATATCTTACAATATCATGAAATTCCATCTTCTACCCCTAGATATGAAATCTTCAATTGCAGTACCTATGGATTCTTCAACAATATTGAAGATGCAGAAAAGAAATATGAAGATATTATTTCTCAATATGCAAATATCAATCTCATTACCTTTAGAGATGCTGTTCCGAGTTTCAGCTCTAAAGGAAATGACTTTGATCTTATTTCTGTAAAAGAAATGTTTACTTGTGATGAATTCAAGGTAGACTTCTATATGATCGAGCCAAGCGTTATGATGCTTCTGAGTAGTGTTATTACAGCATTCGATAACGAGGAATATACTGCGAATATCAGTTTTAATTTCGCTGGATCGAATGATGTTTGCATTGTTCCTAATTATGTTATCATTGATATTGTAGATTCAAATGGAAATCTTGTTGTAAAGCATTCTTGTGAATGTGACATTGATCGTGTCAAATCCAAAAATGCAAATGGTAGATATCTTATCAATGATATCTTGCCTAAAGATTATCATACTTATGCTTCTTATAATAGAAAATACAATGCAAATGATGAATTCATTAAGAAGTATAATGTGGATCCTGTGTATCTTTGCCTTTATGCAATTACGCAAGCAATTCCTACTATCATGACTACTCATAATAACAAAGTTAAAGAAGGAGAATAATTATGAACTTTACTCACACTAGTATCATCAATTCCATCTTTACCAATGGCCACTATCTGACCATTTTTGAACTGGATTACTATACTACCAGCAATCATCCTAGATATATTTTCCAGGATGCAGTGTATGATCATGTAGCGGTTCTCGGTGCTAATGGACTCTTATCTTATAGCCCTGTGTATACTCCGCTTTACACTTCTCGTGCTTATAAAAAGTATGAAGATGCTCTTCCTGAATATCAGGCTTTCTATGATATGTATCAGAAGACTCCTGATCCTACTACCAATATCAATTCCAAAGCTGGTTTTGGTACTGAAGTATCTAAGATGTACTTCGATGAAATTGCAAAAGAAGTAATTGGAGTAAACGATACTAACAATATCAAGTTTGATGAACCTACCAGCAATTGTCCTGCATATGTAGAAATTAATTTCTTTATCTGTGGGCATGGATACACAGCATGCGTTTATATTGATACCAATAAATTGTCTGGTACTATCATTTCCAATATCATGGATAATAATGATAGTAATAAACATATTACCGGTAATGGTAAATTTTATATTGGATATGATGCAGAATGTGGTTGCTCTATTGGAGCTGATAATTCCATTTATGCTGGGAAAGATCATGATATGGATGATGGTAAGAGTACTCTTGATTTTATGAATGAGCAGGGTATTCCTACTGATACCGTATTCCGGTTCATTCATCGTAAGGCACTTGATGTCTTTACCAAATACTTCATCAATAAGGAGAATAAGAAGAATGGCTAATACTAATGCTACTGTCATCAATTGCTTCTCTGCATGTGGACATGTTGCCTATTTATATGAACTTACTCATCATCTTTATACTGAGCCCAGATATGTATTTACTGATGAAGTATTGACTCCTAAAGAAAAGGATGATGGATATGACTTTGAATTCAATCTGGCATATATCTCAAAAGTTTACGACAATAAAGAGGAGGCAGAATCTAAGTTTAGCAAGCTTAAATATGCATATTTGTTCGATGCTCATGCTATGTTCCCTGATGAATGTAAAAATATAATTGTCATTCCTATCAGATCTGATTTAAATGAGAAGTATATGGATTCTATCATGGATAAGATAGTTGAAATTACTAGTATTGTCAGAACTGATGTGTGCAGCCTTAATGATTATGAAGCAGGATTCAGTATTGAATTTGATCTTAAGTTTAAGATTGATGGTATCGAATTCAATGCTGAGGCGTATACTAGATATGGAGATTATACTGATGGAGAAAATCCATATATCAATATATCTATTTATAAAGATAAAGCATTATTCACAGCTTATGTAACTGATGAATTCAACCTTTGCTATAATAAAGAAGATATCAATTTTACCACAGCTAAAATTAAAAGTGATAATAATATTATCGCTACTGATATCGGGCAGATTGATGACGTAATAGGTTCTAGATACAGTATTCCTGAAACTCTTAATATCAATCTCACTTCTCTTGGTAGATTCCTTGTAAATAGAGTTTATCAAGAGATCAATGATATTATCAGCAAAGTAGAGTAAAAAGCATAACTAAAAAGTCCCGTAGAGAGTTAATCTCTACGGGATTTATTTTTTAATATAAACCCAATATTTCAATAATATTCATTCTTTTGAATAGATATTATATAATTGAGAGTATGAATGATATATTTACTCTCAATAGTCAAAAAAAAAAGAAAGGAAAATGCAAAATGGCAAAGACAGAAAGGCAACGATATCTCAAATTCCAGAACACACTTGATAACTTCTTCGACAAGATAGCAGGAGTAAATGAAGAAGATTATTTCAAGTTTAGTGAAGTGAAAACTGGAATCATTTCCTTCATGTGTAAGAACAGATTTCATGAAAATGGCACTTGCTTTCTAGCAAACTGCAAAGTCCAAATCTACGAGAATTTAAACAAGCTTGTAGAGAAGCATAAAGATCTTGAGCATAACGCTAAGATCATAACTGAGTTCATGGAAGATTTCTATCCAGATATTAAAATCAACTATGGACAGATGTGGGAAGACGGAATTCTTTTGTTGGATGAAAAGAAAGAGGAGAAATAAAGCTATGATGAATGTACTAAATGCTTCTGATACTACCATTATCTCTTATGATAGCTCTGTTGCTACTAAGAGATTTATTACCAATAATGACCTTGGTAAAACTCTGGTCTTTGGTGGCAACAATCCTACTCCGAGTGCGTTGCTTGCTACTCTGCTTCGCACTGCTACTCTTAAAGCAGCACGCGAACTTGCAGAATATCGCAAAACTCATTCTCCAACTGAGAAGGATGATGATTATCATCGCTATCTCGAGTTTGGTCATCAGTCTTATAGAATGGATGGTTGTGGCTATAAGACTGTATTTTTCAATGTTGATATTACTGATGTCAAGGATATCAACAAGGTGAATGAATTCATTAACAGCTGTGCAAATATCAGCTCTGATGAGTTTAAAAAGTATATGGCTGATACCACTAAGTCTGAAGAATATATGCTGAAGATGAATTTTGGTATCAACTTTGGTGATCAGCCAGATTATGATGTATTTAATCCTGCTGCTGGTCAGTATGAGGTGATTAAATACCTTGTAAAATGTGTTCTGCTTGATATGCGTCATGTATTTATGCAGAATAAGGGCCTCAGATATATCTCTTTTGAAAATAATAAGGATCCTGAATCGATCTATATTATTGCAGAAAAGAAATATACTGACAAGAATATTGTTACTCTTACCATTGGTGCCTAAGGAGGTATAAAAATGGAAATCAAAGTTGAAGTGCTCGATACTAGAATGATCAATGGCCATCTTATTGAACTTGAGCATTGGTCCACTACAGCAGCAAATCCTGAGCATAGCCTTTCTAAATACACAGTGCATGATCGCATTTATTATGCACTTGGTCATATCATCAAGGAGTTATCTACTCCGAAATTTGTTTCTGAAAGTGAAGCAAGAAAAAAGTTTGATGAGTGTATCCTTGAATATTCTAAGTTTGATGTAGGCGGTCCTCAAGCAATTAAGAAAAATGATCGTGTACTCACTACTGATGAATTTGAGATCGGTGATCAGTATTATACCGAATTTATCGATCTCAATACCAATTGGGAGTTTAGCAATTTTACTATCAATAAATCTCTGACCAAGTCTGAAGATGATACTACTGTAAATTTCACAGTTGTTATTAATGGCGATGAATTTATTGGCAGTTGTCACCTTTACGATTTTATGAGGCAAGATACTACTATCATCACAAATGATGATGGATCAATTAATATCAACTTCAATGACTATATGGATAATGTAGATAGAATTGGCAGATATCCTGGATTCTTTGAGAAGAATTATGGTGTATCCGATGAACTTCTGAGAGATACTATCATTTCCAAAGTTAAAGCATTTTTGAGAGGAGAAGATCCTAATGAGTTTTGATATTAAAGCTTCTATTATTCCAGCAGAAGAAAATAATACGGATCATATTGCTGCTATAAAGCCCATTGCTGAGATATACGATATCGAGGAGTTTAAAAAGATCTTTGATAAAAAGATTTATGATAAGGAAGTTCCTGAGTTTGCTCCAAAGGATCCATTGGTATATAATTTAATCAGGGTTCTAACAGAGCCTATGATTCTGTACAATAAAGAAGAAGAAATGGGTATTTATCACAAAGTACTTCCTAAAGTAGACCATGCTATTCCTGTAAGTGATTCTGATAATTCTATTAAGCTTCTTCTTACTGGAGATATTAATGCGGATAATTTTATCTCCAGTAAAATGCTCGATGGGCTCGAGATTATCGTTTCTAATCCTGATGTAATTGGTAATATTTTACCTGGATACTGGGATGATAGATATAGCTTTGATATCCAGAACCTTAAGGATCCTCATTGGACTTATATGTTTGCATTTCTCAAGTGTTGTGTAAAAACAGCTCAGCAGGGATGTGAAACATCTGGAATGAAATCTATTGAATTCAGGAATCAAGTAAATGAGAGCACCAAAATTTCTGTATCCAAATTTGCTGATGGCTATATCTGTGAGATTGCGATGCCTATGCATCAAGTTGCTACTACTCCTCAATTCTTCAGTACTGTTATGAGAAAGAGAGCGATCAATAATATCCTGGAGGATGATGATGAATGATCCTGAAGTTCTATCCATCACTTACGATATAGAGTATTTTATTGAGAGATCTAAAGAAGAATGTATCAATAAATACAAATATGATGAGATGGAAACTGAATGCGCATATGGCAATCTTGACCAAATATTCGAAACTGCGATTAAATGTATTGGAGAGCATTTTACTACATTTACATCGATTTTAAGCAGTGCACATATTTATTATAATAATATCATTTCTAAATCAATTAAGTATTCTATTCAGATTGATAGTGGATTTGATCTTATTAGATTGATGCATCGCGATGACCTCTATAGAGCCGTCTGCTTAAAACGACCTAAATATGTAGAAAACTATTATCCTGCTATTAATCTTATCGATACTATTGTAGCTGGTACTACTAGATTGCTTGACAATCATAAATCTATTAGAAAGATAATAATCGAACCTGATAATTATGATAATATTACATTCATCGCAGGAAGGATTGAAAATGATCCAGAGAAATATATGTACACGATATTATTAAAAGAATTCAAATGGAAAAGGACGGTAATGTAAATATGGCAGAATTATTCGTATCTCCATTCAGAGAGATTATCAAAAAGAATTATAACATTATGAGCTTCGTCCCTAAAGATAAAAAGGATGAAGGATATACTGTCATTGATCTTAAAAATCCAAGCCTGGCTGATTTATGCCATGGTATTATTATGATTTGCAGCAACTATGCATATCGTAGTAGTACCTCTAAATATCACAATATCCTGTATCATGTAGATACCGATTTTCATAATACAAAAAGAATTGCTACGCTAAAAATTGAAATTCCTGATATTACTGATACTGATAACATCATTAAGATCAGGAGACTCTTTAAAGATTATCTTGATCTTTATGATCTCATTAATACAACAAAAGGAGGTGAAGAAAATCCGATTGATGAAATCACGAAGAGGTATGGATTTTTCCTGAACATAGCAAAAGGATTTAATCCGTATATTGCAGACAAATTATATATCTATGCAAAATCTACTATTAGTAGATGTATCAATTTCCTGCTCTATAGTATTCTTTATAATATTGGAGCAGGATTAAAGAATGGTATTCAACAGCATGTAACTGATGAATATCTTGTTACAACAATTTATGAGATTATTGATAGTAAAGAAAAGATTTCTTTTAAACTCGAAATCGATAATCGTTACAATTCTGGAGTTTTATCAATCTCTTCTGAGATTGATAGAAAACAATAATCTTTACAAATAGAAAGGGAAATAAAAATGGAATTGAAATTCATGATGCCTTCCACCTGCATTGATAAGACTACTCGCTACTATGATCTTCAGGATGTGATCTTTGGTGTTGGAGCCTTGTCAGAAGGCTTTGACGTTGATTATCATACTGGTAAGGTACCAACCTTTAATGGGTTGACATTTTCTCTGATCAATATGATCGCAATCAATGCTGATGAGCATGATTACCGCTTTAACTTTGACTTTAAAAAGAGCAATCGTGAGATGTTTTTCATCACTAATCCTGGTAAGAACAAACTTGAAGAGACTTTCAAGTCTCTTCAGAGTTGCGTTATTGAGCCTCAGTTCGAAGTTGCTCTCTTCGATCACGACAACTATGAGGATGCCAAAATCGAAGACTTTACGTACTTCGATTTGAAAAATAACGCGTATGAAGGAGTTATGTTTATCCTTAACCACGTTGTTGAGGAAAGTATCTCTGAAATGGAAAAAGACAATTCTCTGTGTGAAATTATTACCTGCGATGATTTCACCTCTATCTCTGTAAAGAAGATGTCATCAACAATGTATGATGTCATTATTAAGGCATATGCAGATAAAGTCAAGGAGGTTTAATTATGGAAATTAATATCAAATTAAGCACTACAGACATTGAAAAGATGCTTGGCAGAATCTACGGTTTCAAAGAAGGTTCTGTTAAAGTTTCTATCAACGGTAGTGGGGAAATCATTGCTACCGCAAATGAATTTCCTGTTCAGCCTGCTCCTGCTCTTTATTATGGTTCTGGAGTAAGAGATCTTAGTTCTGATCCAACCTGCAGTCGGATTAATACTATTAATACAACAGTCGATCCGAATGTAAAGGTTACTCTTCAGAATTGCCCTGATTCCAATCCTGGAAATTCTATGGACCCTAATGATAGATGTAGTATTGCTGATGCAATCATGGATCGTCATTTCGGCAAATACAGTTCCAAAGCATCTAAAAACATTATGAAGTAATCTTTAATATAAAAGGAGTGGGTTTCATTTGCCCACTCCTTTTATTTTTTTTTTGATTGTTTTATTTCTACATTCTAATAAAAATCAGATATTCTTCTGATTAAACCAATTTTCTATAAAGGAGAATAATACTATGAATACTAAGATTGATTGGAAGCAGAAGCTAACCTCTCGTAAATTCTGGGCTGCCGTTGTTGGCTTTATTACTCCACTTTTGATTGCATTTGGTTTCTCTGATAACCAAATTGCAGAAGCTACTTCTATCATCATGGCTGGAGCTACTCTTATTGCATATATTATCGGTGAGGGTCTAGTTGATTCTAGCCGTATTGGTGCAAATACTACTTCTAATAATACTATCACTACTACTACGATTAAGAGTGATTCAAATGAGTAAACATTCTAAGAAAAGCAATAAGAAGCCTTTAAGAAGAAGAACTAAATTTACAATGCTTGCTATATTCAATATAATTTGGTATACTGTCACTGTATTGATTCTATCTTTCTTTGATCATACAGTTCCTGCAGAACTGACTACTGCTTGGTTTGCTGCTTGGACAATCGAATTAGCTTTACTTTATGGAATTAAAGTAAAAAGTAAAGATGCTCCTAGCAGTGAATTTAAGGATATTCCAGATTATATTGATGAACAGCCTACACAAGAGCCTATTGTAGATAATACTTCTTCCAATGATGAAGCCATTGATGTGCAGGATGAATCTAATGTTCCGGATTATGATGAAGAAGCTCTGGGATAAATTATTTTTCACGAGGTGATAACCAATGGCTAATCCTTTTCCTATTCTAACTAGCAAACCTAGTAAATCTGATAAGTATATTTATCTATATAATAATGCATCTAGAGGCGGTAAATCTAGATGTATTTCTGGTAAGCCTACTGATTCTACTTGCAATGTCCTTTGCAATTGTGTTGGTTGGGCATGTGCAAGATTCAATCATATCTATAATCTACTTACTGGATATAATGGAATTAAATATCCTAATTTCTGTGTCAATGCAGAAAACTTTATTGAGATTGCTAAGCAGTATGGCCTATCTACTGGACTAACTCCTAAGCCTGGTGCTATTATGGTTTGGCAAAAAGGTGCTACACTCGGTAAAGCAGATGGTGCAGGACATGTTGCTGTAGTAGAACAAGTAATATCTTCTACCCAAGTTAAGACTTCTGAATCTGGTTATAATTCTTTTGCTTTTAGAAACAGAATTAGAACTAAAGGTGCAGATGGTAACTGGGGTACTGCAGGTAAATATCATTTCAGAGGATTTATCTATAATCCAGCAGTAAAGGAAGCCATTACAGAATCTACAAATAAAACAACTATCGTAGCTGCTATAGCTAGAAATACTAAAGTAAATCAGATCCAAGTTCTTACAAAGAATCTAAGAGTTCGTGATGATTCTGGAAATGTACTTGGATATGCAAAGGAAGGCTACTATAATTATAGTACTCATGAAAACTTTGGTGGATACGAAAGATATAAAATTGGTACTAATAATTGGATAGCATATGATGCTAAGTGGGCTAAAATCCTTCCTGCTGATTCTACTATTACTATTGGATGTCAAGTAAAAGTTGCTAAGAATGCTCCTATTTATGGAACTTCTAAGTCTTTTGCATCTTGGGTATATAGTACTAAACTATATGTAAGATCTATTAATGGTAATAAAGTAGGTATTTCTACTAATAAAGATGGTGCATTGACTGGATATATAGATAAGAAATATCTAACAAAAGTTTAAAATTGTATATTTAGAGGTAGGGAAGTGATTCCCTACCTCTTTTTATCTATTTTACACCTATTTTTGGCCAAGTAAACTTTTTTTCAGATAGATATTTTAAAATTGTATTAATTTTAAAAATTGTTTAAATTAATCTAAAATAATCTTAATTATATTCACTATTCTTAAAGATACTTTATATCAAGTATACTAGTCTTAAAGAAACAACATTTGGATTCTTGAATATACAATTATAAAATAACTACGGGGGAATTTATAAGGTTTTCACTTTCATGAAAACCTTATAATAATCAAGGAGGAGAGAATTATGAAAAATAGATTATATGATATACAATCTAGACCTTTAAATTTTCCATTAAGAGTTGAATCTTCTAATTGTGAATATGAAGACATTAAATATGCTCTATTAGATATAAAGAAAGCTATTGAATACTTTAGTGATATTAAATATAATGAAAATAAATCTAAAGATAAAGATATTATCAATATTAACAATATTGATTTTGGAATTTGTTATATTATGAATACTATTATTATGGCAATTAAACAAAATAATGTAGCTGAACTTACTGTAATTTACTACATGATTTCATTAATGGATTTTAGTAAATATAATACACATACTAGATTCACTAAATACTTTAATAAAGTCATAAAAGCATTATTAAAAATGACAAGAAAAAATGAAAATAATAATTTCAATAAATCAGCATGGTATAAAATTATAGAAAAACATTATTTTAGAATGCTATATTACCTATATTTTAATGCATGTCATTGCAGATATTTTGATACTTGGATAAAGGAATTAAATAATATGCTATACTATTAAAAAATAGGATAGAGTATATAACTCTATCCTATATATTTTGGTAAGTTCAACCCTATAATAAATGATTAAATAGATAAGGAGATAACTAAAATGGATGATATAACAATAAAACATCTTCTATCTAGAAGATTTGAATATAGTTCAAATAGAGATACAGAATTTAGTCATAGAATTAAATCAGATCATTGGTTTAATTCTATTGATGATTGTGTATCATATCTTCATTCTATTGTACATGATAATCCATATACTCATGGATCTATAGGATTTAATTCTTATAAACAAGCTCCTGTATTTGGAATTAATATTATTGATGAAGGAATATGCTCAATGATATATGAGATATTTCAATTCAGATATAAGAAAGATAATGATGAATTAAATCGTTCAGAGACTTTATTAAAGAATCTAGTGGATGATATAAATCATCAATATGATAAACTCAAAGAGCAAAATCATCTAAGTAATAATTTTTTTGTTATATCTGCTCTTCGAGATATCGCTATGAGTATACATGATATTTGTATTCCTATAGAAGAATATCATGAAGAAGCTATATTAGAATTACTATCTGAACAATATTATCATCTCATGTATTATGCATATTCAGATATACATTCTGAAGATATGTATTACTGCAATAAGATGAAACGTAGATATTCTGAATATTTGTAAAGGAGAGATTATATATGAATGATAATATAAATCTTATTGGAGAATATGGATATATTGATACTTCATATGATCCTCTTGATAGATTCTTTGAAAGTATAGATAATAGTCCTGAATGGCTAGCTCTTGATGAAGTATCTTATCAACAAAGAGCAGAAAATGCTGTTCTTCAACTTGAGATCATGGATATTCCTCTATATATTAAGCAAAATGAACTTCAAGAAATTACTAATCCTACTTTCTTTTCTCCTTCTGGAGCTCCTACATCTGATGGCCTACTTTCTAATGAAATCTTTGGATTTACACAGAAAGAAAGATCTGGTATTTATGCATATATCGATCTAGGAGAATGGTTTATTGATCCTTCTTGCTGGAAAACTCTTACTAAACTAGATTCTAAATTTAAGGGAGTTGTAAATGGTATTAACCATTTTATCATTTCTCCTGACGGAGATCTAGTAGAAGATCCTACTGGAGAAACCGGTATTAAATGGCTTAAAGCTAATTTTAAGAAAATTAAATTTAAGTCTACAAAGTCACGTACTAGAGATATGCGTATTAGATATATTATGCATAACTTCGAAAAAGGAAGAATGTTTATTAATAAATATATTGTCATTCCTCCTTATTATCGTGACGTAAATACTACTGGTAAGCATACAGGTGTTGGTCAGATTAATACTTTCTATGTTAATCTTATTACAGCATCTAGAGCATTAAAAGAAAATGCTGACTATGGACTTTCTATGGCAGATACTACTTGCTATAGAATTCAGAATACACTAAAAGCTATTTATGACTGGTTCTGTGGAAACTCTAATAGTGATATTAAAGATAAAGGATCTGGACTAGGAGGAAAGTTTGGTCTTATTAGATCTAATATGGGATACACTTCTGACTATTCTTCTCGTCTAGTTCTATCTGCACCTAATTTAAATACCAATAGTGTAAATGATCTAATGGTAAACCTAGATAAATCTGCTATTCCTCTAGCAGCAGTTGCTGCAGACTTTTATCCTTTCATGATGTTCCATCTAAGAAAATTCTTTGAAAACGAATTTCAAAATGTTACTTCTTATGAGGGAATTAATGCTCAAGGAAATCCTATTCATCTAGAACTTGCTGAAGATCCTATGGCATATTTTAATGACGATATGCTTAAAGATCATTTAAAGAAATTTGTATATTCTCATAATAACAGATTTATTCCTATTGAATTGCCTCTAAAAGATCCTAGTGTTGGAGAATATTATATGCAATTCAAAGGTGCTAGATGGAATAGTGCAACTAATGCTGCAATGAGTCCCGAACCTACTTTGCAGAGACCTCTTACTTGGGTTGATGTAATTTATATTTCTGCAAAAAGAGCAACTGAAGGAAAGCAGATTTCCTTTACTCGTTATCCTTATGACTCTTACTTTAATACGATTTATACTGGCATTGAAATTGCTACTACTAAGGAAACTGAAGAAATTATCCTAAATGGAGAATTGTATAAATTCTATCCGAAGATTAGATTGTCCGATATTAATCAACCTTCTGCTCAGAAGTTTATTGATACAATGCAGATTTCTAATTTGTATCTAAATGGTATGGGCGCTGACTATGATGGTGATATGGGACAAGTCAAAGGATCTTTCTTTAAAGAAACGAATGATGAACTTTCTAACTTTAGTAACTCTAAAGCTAATTTCATTAACATGGCTTGTACAAATATTCGTGTATCTGAAAAGGAAGCTGTTCAATCTCTATTTAATATGACTCTAGTACTTAGAGATGATAAAGATAAACTAACAGATCCTACCTATTAAAATTTATATATACTGAAACTTATTATTACTAATAATAAATCCGATCAATAAATGTTATGATGATATATTATAATAATGAACCTGATTGGGTTTATATTTTTCATCTAAAAAGGAGATAATATTATGGCACTCGGTGGAAATTACAATTCTCAGAATAATGGAAACAATGGTCCCAACAATCCCACTTATTATTCTCGCCTGCGCATCAAGAACTATGAAAACCACACTATGCTGTCTTTCAATTATTGGAAGGGAACTTTGAAGATTATTATCACTGAGCCTTCTGATAATAATAGTAACAGTCGTCCCAATGAACTTGCATCAATTTATATGTCTCCCACTAAAGCTCGTATTCTTGCAGAAGGTGTTGCACGTATCATTTCTTCTAGAGAAGATAAGGTATATGGTGTTGACACCGGCACTGGCAATATTAAGGGCTTTATTGCAATTGGTCGTTCTAAGGGCGATCCGTTCCTCTTTATCGGCAAGGTAAATGCAGATGGTAAGTATGAATTGAATCAAACTTTCAATTTCAATACCAATAGCAATTTCCTGTTCGATGTTAAGGATCTTGCAAATATCAAGTTCCAGAAGGAAGCTCTTGAGAATGTTGAACTTCAGGAGTTTATGGATCTTCTGAATGATTATGCAAGAGCAGCTTCTGGTGCAATTGCTGCTAGCGTGCATGATATTAACTTCTACGAAAATAACAGATTCACTGGTCTGGTTCGTAGTATTGCTAATAAAGTCGGTGCTGGTAACGGTGGTAACAATAATGGAAGTGGCAATAATCATTTCTTTGATAATGCCAACAGTGAATATTCTGAACCTTCTCATAATTCTCAGAATAATGCTCGTACTAATCGTTATGAAAGCATCGATGATCTCGAGGATGCACTGGAGTAATTAATTATGCCTGAAGGAAATAACAATCTAAACGGACATGTTGTAAATTCTGTAATAGATTTCAATATGATTGTCAATACTGACATTGGATTGATTAAATTCATTCAGGATAGTTATCAAGATAATAGGGTTTTTAAGTTAGAGGATATAAATAGGAGTGATAGAGAGATTCTGTCACTCCTATATTCTCGTAAGAATCCAAATCCTTTGTCAGAATTTGTTAATGAAGAATTTATTGGAGAAATTGATTCTCTATATAAATCTTTCTTTGATTCTTATAAGCAAGAAATTCTCGACCACTCTATTATTTTTAGCAATATTTACAAATTTGTAAGTATGGCTACTGAAAACGGTATTAATCTCGGCATTAATACAGCTATTGCAATTAGAGATGATCTAGAAGAAAAAGAATTAGATAAGCATTTTAGTATTGCTAATTTTCTTAATAAAGATTCCGATAAATCTTTAATTATAAGAAGAGAAGCATTTTACATAAATGATTATTTATTTTTTAATAAGAACAGAGAAAAGATTCTTCATAAAAAGATTTACATAACTCCTATGCAATATAATTTAGATTTCCTTGAACAGGATAAATCTAAATTTGTTACTCAAAATCAATTTATTTTCTTTGGAGAAGATTTTAAATCAAAAGGAGAAAACAATGATGGCACCGAGCAATCTTAACCGTGTTACATTTGATAGCGTGAATAATGTTGTTAAGGGTGAAAGACTTCGTGAAGTTCAGAAGAAGGTTCTTTCTGATCTTGCAGAAGCTATTATTCCTTCTATGGGCCCTGCAGGTTCTAACTCTCTTGTTATCAAGGGTAGCTCTGAAGCAGATATTGTTGCAGAGTACACTAAGGATGGTAATAAGATCATTAAGAGTGTAAAGTATCAAGAGCCTATTGAAATGGCTATTAAGTCTGAAATTGAAAATGCTACTCGACATATTGAAAAGGTAGTTGGAGATGGTACTTCTTCTGTTGTCGTGATGGCTCATAATATTTTCGATGGTCTTTGTACTGCTGATGAAGAAGGTAAGCTTCCTTCTAATCCTTATGAGACTATTAGAGTCTTTAAGGATGTTGTAGCAAAGCTGTCTGAGAAGATTCGCAAAAAGGGTCATGAGTGCACTCTAGAAGATATCTACAATATTGCATATATTTCTACCAATGGTAATGAATATATTGCAGATACTCTTAAAGACATCTATGCTCAGTATGGAATGAATGTTTTCATTGATGTTTCTGCATCTACTAATGAAAATACTTATATTAAGAGCTATGATGGCGTAACTATCGAGTCTGGTTACTCAGATCCTGCAATGATTAATAATCTGGATAGACATTCTTGTATCATTCATTCTCTTAAGGATTCTCCTATTCGCATTTATCATTTTGCAGAGGCTATTGATACTCCTGAACAGCTTGCTATGTTCCAGAAGATTATTGAGACCAATGTAGTTGATAAGTATTCTCGTAGAATGCAGGCTATTCCTACTGTTATTTTCGTTCCTCAGATTAGTCGTGATGCTCAGGCTTATATGCGTAGAATCACTCAGATGCTTCTTCAGTTCCCTGAGTCTGCATATTCTCAGAAGCCTCAGCTTTTGATCGTTACCAATTATATTGGCCTCAATGAGAATTATATTGATTATATTTCTCAGCTCTGTGGTTGTACTCCTATTAAGAAATATATCGATGAAAAGATTCATAAACAGGATCAGGAGAATGGACTTGCTCCTACTCTGGATAATGTCTGCGATAATTTCTTTGGAAGTGCAACTGAAGTAGAAGCAGATGAATCTCGTACTAGAGTCATTGATCCTGCTCTTATGTACAAGAAGGATTCTGATGGCAATATTGTACTTGATGAAAATGAAAAGCCTATTCTGAGTGATACTTATAATAGCATCGTGAATTTCATTCAGGCTCAGTATAATAGTGCAGCTTCTCAGGGCGGTAATGCTGGTACTCTTGGCTCTCTTAAGAGACAGCTTAATGCTATTCGCTGTAATATGATTGAAATCTTTGTCGGTGGTATTTCCATCTCTGATAGAGATTCTCTCCGTGACCTTGTTGAAGACGCGGTTCTGAACTGCAGATCTGCTGCTAAAAATGGTGTTGGATTCGGTGCCAATGCTATGGGCTATAATGCTCTTAACGATGCTGTTATCGATAGTTCCTATAACAATTCTGATATCGAAACTAAAGAGTGTGCAGATGCAATTATCAATATTCTGTATGATGCTTATAATGAAACTATTAAGCACTTATACCAGACTAAGTATGATAGCAGTACTGTTATTAGCATCCTTGCAAATATGTGTGAAAATGGTATTCCTTACAATATGAATACTAATAAATATGATAATAAGGTTCTTACGTCTATTGAGTCTGAACCTATGATTCTTGACACTATTGCCAAGATTATCACTATCATGTTTACTGCAAATCAGGCAATTCTTCAGACTCCTTCTCTGGCAATGCATTATTGATAATTAAATCATGGGGGAAGAGATAAAACTCTTTCCCCATGAGTGTTATTATGTGGAGGTGATAATGTGACATATGACCAATACATAAAGAATCCTATGGGTGGATCTGTTGTTACGAATAGACAAGTGCTCATGGATATGTATCGTCAAAAATGGAATAATATTCTAGTTAGAGAAAATGGACAAATTAATTATAGTATTTATAAAGGTGCTGATGATTTTTATGTTCATCTAAAGATTCCTTCTGAAGTTGTACCAAAATTTTATTACGATACAATAGCTCGATTCTACATTGATAAGCATAAAACAGCTGGAACTTTGCCTGCTAATCTTAATACATATGAAGTTCAATTTTATTCTAATGATCCTAGTTTCGTATATACATTTACTCATGCATTTGTCAAGAATAAAATGTTTATTAAAGATCTAGAATCTAAAATGGTAAAAGTAGCTATTGAAAAGAAGGCTGTAGAAAAGAATCCTAGAGATGAAATTGGATATGTAAAATCTTTAGTATTTATGTATTTTGCAATTAAGCAATTTAATCTTTTTCAGAAATCTCAATATGATATCAAGGCACAACCTTATTCTAAGGACGTATGGAAATCTGTAGAACATGCTGAAGATAAAATTAGAGAGCGTCAAGAAAAAGGTAATGCTATTGCAAAAGAAGAACACAAGAGAGAACACATTAGACAATCTCAAAATAAAACCAGAGTAACCAATCCTATTGCAAAAGCTTTTTCTAGTCCAAACAAGAAAAATTTCGGTCATTTTAAGAAGACTGATTATAACAAAGGATTCAACAAGATTAAAAATGGGCCTCTTAAGTTTGTTGAATCTATTAAGAAGCCTTCTAAATAATGGAACGAAAAGATATTATAAATTTGAATAGATACATAAGACTTCTGTTCAAATATAGTTTTCAAGGGAGAATTAAAAATGGGCGCAACAATGGAAGGAAAAATCAACGCAATATATTTTATGGATGAATACACTAAACCTCGGAGGGATAATAGGACTCAGTTTGTTCCTGTTGATCTTTGGCAGCCTTCTTGCCATGAAGAGGTTATTATCAATTGTAAACCTGGTTTCTTTATCGCTCCTCTTAGTGTAATTTTTAACTTGAACATTGATCCTAATGATAAGCTTAATTATTTTATGCTTTCTACTAAGAAATGCTATAATTCTGCTGATATGAGAAATCATTTGTTTAAGTATGTAAATTACTTTTGCAATTATTATGATCCTGATTGGGAATATATGTCTGTGCTCCTTAAAATGAAATTGTGTATTGATAGATATGATGCATCTGCATATTCTATTGAGCATCTTTTCTATGATATGGAGCGTTATATTGTAAGAAGCAATATTGCAAATAAAGTAGAAAAGATGGTTCAGGATAATTATTATCAGGAACTTAATTATTCTAATATCAAGAATCCTACTTTGCAGTATACTAATGAACATGCAAAGCTTCTTCATAAGATGTCTATCTTAATCGATCTTTGTATTCCTCTTCTTACTAATTATGCTTATATGCATAAGGTAGATGTCATTGATGATTTTCTGCTTGCATTCTATGATCGTATTCTTCATATGGATCCTAGTATTAATATTTATGCTAAGCTCTATGATACTGCATTTACAAACGTAGTCGCAAACCAGAAGAACAATCAAGGTATTTGGGTTAAACAAGATATTCGTTCTATTGATACTACTACTCATAGCACAGATTCTGTTCATAATATTATTCTTAATATTATGCCCAAGTACACATTTGATAAGAATATCATATCTTTCAACTATGCATCTATTCGTAGAAATACTAGCTATAAGATTACCGATATTTCTTTTGAGTTCTCTTATGTTCCTATTAGCTCTTCTAAGAGAGATAATGATTCTATCTCCGATTTTGATAAGTTCGAATCTAATCTTATCAGATCTAATGAAGGACTTTATCTTCAGAATAAGATTAATGGTGAAACATGTATGAGAAAAATCGAAGACATGTTTGGTCCTTTTGATCCTGTAGAAATTGAGCACTATACTCAGAGAATTATGATTGATGAAAATGGAAATTATACCATTAATTCTTTCCAAAAGCAATTGATATTTAATCTATTCTCTCATTGGTTTGGTGATACTCAGTCTATCTATTCTATCAATCGTGTAGATTTTGTAAAGCTAGTAATTGCTGCTAAGAAACTTCTTATCTCTAAGAATATGGTTGTATTGCCGTATATCATTGCTGGTAAGATTGATAAATTGGTGCAGAGAAAGAATGTAAACAAAAAAGAAAAAGCAATTGTAGAATCTTCTCCTTCTTATCCTTTGATTCTTGAAAAGTATAAGAGTGATAAAGTTGTTAATGAAATCCTTAGCATTGTAGCAACTATTATCTCTTCTGACTTTTCTATTGTGGATATTGATCCTAACATTGATGGAAAACCGTTGAATACTGTTGCTGTTAATGTAATCATTGAAGAAGTAGAAATGTTTGTTTTACTTTGCTAATAAAAAGGAGATAAATATTATGGCTATTGTGGGCAATAAAACTTATCAGAGTGATAGCTTTAATCTTGGCGGAGATAAACGTATGGAGTTTATCCTCGCTGCAGATAAAATGAATCCTGATTATTTTATGTTTATGACCCAGATTGATGATCTTTGGATTCGTCTTGTGTCTGATAATGTCTATCGTCATATGAAGGCATATCAGAATAGTTGTACTGGATGCAATTTTGATGATCCTGGTAATTTTGCTTGCACTATTAAGTATTCTATCTTTAAGAATCTGCTTCTTGTAGGAGAAGCAGTTCGCCTTCATGATTATGCTGAAGCTCTGTGGGTTCGTTTGGTAGATCTTAAACTTAGTGGATCTATTAAGGAACTTACTTCTATGGCAGTTAATTTCACGTCTACTAGCAATGATAATCACTTCATTACTGTTCTTCGGTATGGAGATATGATTACCATTAATTGCAAGACGAATGATGTTCCTATTGAGATTCAACAGTAAATAAAAACTGAGGAGAACTCGTTGTGAGTTCTCCTCTTTTATTTTTAATTCATGGAAATACTCTAAGATAAAGGAGTGAAATATAAGTGAACAAAAATTTTATTTTTGGGCAACAGTTTATAGACTATATAAAGACAATGATTCCTGGAGCTCATGAAGTATCTGGTGGTACAGAAATAGTCTGCAGGTGTAGATATTGTCCAGATTCTAGAGATCAAAACCATGGCCATATGTATATTAAAGTACCGCAAGAATCCGATGATCCAATATTGTTTCATTGTTTTAAATGTCAAACATCTGGAGCTCTTGACTCCAGAACTCTATTAGATTGGGGAATCTATGATCCTAGCATTGCAGTTACTATTGATAAGATTAATAAGAAAGCTGCTAAGTCTAATAAGTTTATTGGATATACGAAAGACTGGTATAATTTCTATAATTGCATATCTAATCCTCAGCTAGCACAGAATAAAGTAGATTATATCAATAATAGACTTGGAACATCTTTATCTATTAATGACTGTATTCAAGATAAAATAGTATTAAACTTATCTGATTGTCTAAATGCTATGAATCTTCAATATACTAGACATCCAAATATAGTGAATCAATTAAATCAATATTTTGTCGGATTCCTTAGTCTAGATAATAACTTTGTAAATCTTAGAAGAATGTGTAATGAAGGTATAGTTTATAATGGTATTGATAAAAGATATATAAACTATAATATTCATGGTAAGAAAGATAATACAGAAAAGATGTATATATTGCATTCTAATGTAGATCTTACAAGTCCTAAGAGAATTCAGATTCATATTGCTGAAGGACCATTTGATATTCTTAGTATTAAACATAATCTAAGATTAAATGAACCTAACAGCATATATGCAGCAATTACTGGGTCTGGGTATAAAGGATTAATAATGCATATTATTAATACTTTTCAAATATTCTATTTTGATCTTCATGTATATCCAGACAACGATGATATGGGCAGTAAGGATATGATTAATGAATTGATTAATATAGTTGATCCATTTAATGCTACTCTATATGAGCACAGAAATCTATATCCTGGTGAGAAAGATTTTGGTGTTCCATTGTCTAGAATCAATGAAGCAATAATTACTCATAAATCTCAATTCTTCTAATTATTAATTTACACTACAAGTAACTACTAATTAGTAGAGCAGGAATATTATGATCCTCCTAGGTACGTTTGTATCACAGCTGGTTGCTTTTACAGATTTCTAAAACAATTCAAACTTCTTTTATACTATAGATCTTTATGGCGCGGGAGAGATTTATAGTTTATCATGTATTGCTTGGGACGTGGTATATGATCTCCTTTTTAAGTTTGGATGTGTTCATTTTTAAGTCATGGTGTAACTGCTCTATTACCTGATGAGAGTTAATTCACACTCATCAGGTTCTTTAGTTGTAAGATAGAAGAACTCGTACTCTTCTATCTTTACATATATTCAAGAGTAGACCAATATACTCTTGGAGAAACCATTTTCTTTTCCATTTTCTTAGTCCTGTAATATAAGCCTCCAAATTTTATATTACAACCAGATTTCATTCCCATTTTTATCTCCTAATTGACCCATAAGGATGAAAGTCCTTATGGGTTTATTTTTTTATAAATTATGATTTATGGATATATATTATAATAATGAAATAAAGATATGAAGATTCTTTATTTCAAGTAGTATATTTTTCATAAGCCATAATAGGAGGTAAAATATTATGGAAGTTAAAACTGAACAGAATAGCTGGTTTGATGATTGTGCAGAGTTGAAAGACTTGGGATACAAGCTAGCAATCCTTGAGTGCTCTAAGCAGGATCCTGCTTATAGCCTTGCGGCTAGTGATCGTGCAATGTCGATCATTCGCAAGTACATTGGTTCCGATCAGATGGAAGCTATTGATTGGTACCATTATGGATATGACACTGGTCTGCATGACTGGAAATATGGTGACCATCGCCAGTTTGTCTTCAATCCCACTACCGGTGAAATCACCAGTAAGAAGATTTTGAAGATTGCAGAACCTGCTGATACTAAGCGGTTCCGTATTCTGTTCATTCTCTAAGCTAAGGAGGCTGATAAAAATGTCTGAATATGTTATCTATCACCTTGTTTTTGATAAAAATAAGAATAATCAGAGCTATACAGATGCTATTGCATCTTATACTGATTTTGGAGAATTCTTTCATGCTATGGAACAACTCAGCAATATGGTTTGTTCCATCAGGGATCGTTACATGAAGGAGGGCAATCTTGATGAACTTATCAAGAACCCTCCTATTGTAAACTACTCATATTTCGGGTATGAAGACATTGGATGCAATGCCATGAATGATAATGCCAACTTACTTGGCAAAGTCAAGAGTGTCAGTGTCAATATCAATGGAGTTGAGCATACCTATAAAGGTATGATTGTCTAAAAGAATAAGGGGAGTGGGCTTTATGCTCACTCCCTTTTATTTTTTTTCTATTTACCGTTGTTAAACCATGAAAACTGAACAGTTTAATAACAATTAAAAATGGGAGGTTTTGAACATGGTTTCTACACCGCTAAACATTGCAAGATATGTGTATAAGCGTGGGCGTTCATTGGAAAGAAGAAAGTCTATTCATGAAAATTGTGTAGCATATCCAGATCTTTCTAATGTAAAAAGTAAAGATATTTACAAGTATCGTGTTGAATCTTTTCTAAGAGATTGTATTGATTATAAAGATGCATTGTCTCTAATGGAGACTATGTATGATGATAATCAATTTGATATACTTGAGAGTACTGTAAATTATACCATTAATAATATTATTCCTACAGTAGAATCCTCTGAACTTCCTGTATGTATTGTTAGAATTGGTGAATCTACTATTGGTGATATTAATAAAGACAGACTTACTGAAGCAGCTGCAAACTTTAAATCTATTGATCGTATTATTAAGAATCACAAAACCATTACTAAGAGATTTAGAGTAGATTCTCTAAAAGGAAAGTCTGAGAAAGATAGAGTACATACTGTATGTGAAATGGTATGCACTTATGGTAGACCTAAGTATATTAATTTTAATATTGCACTTGAAGAATGTGCATACATTGAAAGTATCAATGACTTTAGAACTGGTCCTATGAATGAAGATGCTCTAGTAAAATATATTGCTGATTATTTCCTAGAGTTTGATAATAATACAGATAAAGATATTCAGAGTTATCGTAAGGCTATTATTGAATCTAAAATTCTTAGCAACAATGCTAGCTGTCTAGTTCCTTATCTAATGGATGGAGCTAAGAAAAATGGATCTTGGTGGGATAAACTCACTGAATGGAAAATGGATCCTAATAAATCTATGAAGTCAATTATTGAACTTGCCAGAGAAAATTATTCTGATATTGGAGCTTTTGGAGAAATCATTAATACCGCAAAAGATTTTGCTAGAATTAATGAAATGGAATTTAATATTGGAACTGTATTTTCTGAGTTTAATAGTCCTATTAGTAGGGATCAAGCAAAGAATATTCTTCAAGTTATTAAAGAGAATAATGTAAAAACTTCTGATGATCTAGTGTTTAGCCTAAGATCTATTTGGGAAGCAGAAGTTAATGATGATTCTTATTATGCAGATGGTAATACTGTTCCTCAGACATTTACATCCGATGATATTGATAAATTCAAGATGCATAATCTGATTACAGATGCTCAAGATGCCGGAGAATTTATTGATCATGCAATATCTACTTCCTCTAAAGAATCTCCTGTAAAGATTACTGATGGTGGAGTAGGAGATATTAGTAAAGTATCTGAATCTAATATTATTGATTATATTGATGAAGAGGGATATATCAATATTCCTCTAAGACATTTTTCTTATAGTGAAAATAGTAATCCTGATATTGCATATAAGATTATTGAATCTACTGCAAAGTGTGCTAATAATATTCTAGCAAATAGAAATTCTAGAATTTATTATACTATTGAAGGTTGTCATTTCTCTTATTCTCTAAGATCGAAGTACAAAGTTGTACTAAGTGAATCCCAAGAAAATAAGAGAGGATTTACTAATTTTGATAAAAAGAATATTCTTTATATCAATAAATGCGCAGAAGTTGCTCAAGAGATTGATGAATCTTGCATCTATGAAATTATTGATAATCTTAAGGATAATATGAATTATGCTGCTAATGTTTCTGTAGAAGAAGCTAGACTTGTGGCAGATATTATTAAGCCTTATATAGATGAAAGTGTTCTTGAAGAGTTTATCTATAATTGTCGTCATGAAGGCAATACTAAAGCTGAGGCAATTGCTAATGCTATTAATGAATCTAATACTGAATTCAATATTGATGTAGATCATAATAGTAGAATCAATCTTTGCGCTAGAGTAATGTCTATGAATGAAGATGCTAATATTACTCCTATCGTTAAGAAAGCTGCTTCTAATGTAAAGAAAGCAGTTGGTATCAAGTCTAAAGATAAAGATACTGATGATAGTGGTGATAAGAAACCTTCTTCTGTGACTAAGAATATAGATGACGATAAGCTTAAACAGAGCAAAGCCATTAATGATGAATCTGATGATCTAGATGATAAAGATACTAAGGAATCTAAGAGAGATGATGATTCTGAAGATGGAAGCTATGGTAAATCTGTTAAATCTCTAAATGATGCTAAGCTTGCTCTTAGAGGACTTAAAGCAAAAGGTAAAGATCTATCTGCTAAAGAGCAAGAAGCTTCTAGAGATCTTGATCTAGAATTTAATCATCTTCTCAAGTGCATTAAGAGTATATATACTACTGATCATAGAGAAGAAATTATTACTGGTGAAGTAAATGTAAGTATTTCTAAAATTATTAAGATTGCTATTGCTTTAGCAGGAGCTGGAGTTGCATCTGGTACAATTGCTGTTCCTGCTATTGGCGCAGTTACACTCTTTGCTCTTTCTAAGCATGCTTCTAAAAAAGAAAAACAAGCAGTTCTTGATCAGATTGATGTTGAGCTTCAAGTGCTAGATCGTGAGATTAGCCGTGCAGAATCTTCTGGATCTGCTAAGAAGTATAGACAACTTCTTATGATCCAGAAAAATCTACAACGTAAGCGTCAACAAATTCATTTCGGAATTGCAAAAAGTGGAAAGAGAATTCCTATTAGTTCTACTGCAGGTTTAAGAGAGAGGGAGTGATTTAATGAGCCTCTTTGATTATTATAGAAATGAATATCTGCATGAATTATCTGTTAACGGTAATAATGTCGATGACAATGATGACTTCAATGTAGATGATCCTAGCGATAATGATACAGATGAAAATACTGATAATCAAGAAAATGAAGAAGGTACCCCTTCAGATGCTACTGCAGATGATGCAGAAGCTGGAGATGATACTGATACTACAGGTACAGAAGATCAAGGATCTGATGATACTGGTGAAGACAATGAAGATAATTTTACTCTAGAAGATGATGACGATGGATCAATGGATGAAGGAGATAATACAGAAAATACTGAAGAGCAATCTGATGATTTTACTGTAGATGACGATACTTCTGATACTGATGCTACGACTAATGATTCTAATGAAGATACTCCAACAGATGATGGAGGAGACACTGATACTGGAGATCCAGGTGATGATGGAGCAGATGATTTTACAGTAGATGGTGATTCTGGTGGAGATACTGGAGATGGAGAAGAATCTACAGATGATGGATCATCTGATTCTGGAGATACCTCTGGTGGTGATACTTCCAATTCTTCTGGTGGAGGAGACCCTGCAGCAAAGATTCCAGATGATGAAGAACGTGCTGCAGAAGAAGCTATATATAATACACTTTCTGATGATGATAAACTCAAGCGTATCATTAAGCTAAAAGAAAGTTTTAGAGATCTATATGATACTATCAATACTATTATCAATGCTGTCAATAATATTCCTAAAAGAGCTAATAATTTGGAGAAGATCCAGAAGACCCAAATTGCATTGAATAAGCTAAAGGAAATTATCGTAGACTACATCACTTATAATTTTGATAATAGAGCCTATATTGATAATTACACTAATTATATCAAATTTATCGCTGCTCTAAGAACCGTTTCTGATGTCATTAGCTACATAAATTCTGATAAATAATCATTTATTATTAATTTATCGTAACTAATAAATAAAATATTTGCAAGAAACCTCTCTAATTCTTGCTTATATCTTTAAAAACCCTTTATACAAAAAAATAACTAAAATATTTTCGATTTACTATTTGTCACGTCCTTCAAATAGTAAGTCATAAATTATCAAGGAGGATAACCAAATGCCTATCGGTGCTGTTAACTCTAAGACGGGCTTTGTGGGTGGTAGCTTTATGAGCGACCCCATGAGTAACTACACTCAGAGTTTTATTGATGTTGCAAAGAATATCCTTGAAGAGTCTAATCTGGATATTTTTGAGGATACTAAGAAGATTCTTCGTCGTCCCGCAGAGAAGGAAGCTCTGAAGGAATTCTTCTGCGAGAACTTCATGGATGAAGATATTCGTGATCCCTTTGTCAAAGATCCTGGTTATATCGAGGATCAGCATGCTATGATGGAGCAGCAGTTCGAGAACGATGCAGATGCCATTCTGGAGCATGCTTCCATGGCTGATTACAACCCCGTCATCGGTATGACCTTCCCTGTTCATAAGAACATTCTGATGAACATGGTCTTTGATAAGGGTGCAATTCAGAAGGTTGTTGCAGAGGGTCCCAAGTTCACCATGACTATGGAGCGTCGTCTGCTGGTTGATACCAAGGGCAACGAGATCGATATGTTCCTGGATCAGAACAAGATGACTGCTGCCATCGATGAGTCTAATCCTGTCTACGAGATCGAGCTGACCCTGCCTGAGATGGGTGGCACTGACGTTCTGAAGCAGTGTGGTGGCACCAAGCAGGATGATCTGTCTATTAAGACTCATATCTCTGCTATCCAGATCGAGAAGCTGTACATTGCTGAGGGTGACATTATGCCCGATGCAGATGGTTTCATTCGTTCCAATGGTAAGATCGCTACCGCTGCTGATGTTGGTGAAGTCAGCAATGTCTGGTTCCCCACTAACATTCGCTTTGCTCCTGGCTACAACCAGTATGAGCGTACATTTGTTGCTCCCATTGAGCTGATTGTCCGTAAGGATGCTGCTACGACTGAGAAGATTACTGATTCTCTGACTGGCACCATGGACAAGAATGTCTTCAATATCTTCTCTGCTGCTGGCAAGATCAAGAAGGTTATGCTGGCTGCTGAGCTGGATACTGCTAATCACATGCTGGATACCTGCACTGTGAAGTGGGATACCTTCACTAAGCTGATTGAGATCCCGAATGCTATTCCTCTGTCTGTTACTATCAGCCCTGAGGAGGTTAAGGATCTTGCTGCTCTGTACCAGGTTAACCAGCTGACCAAGATCATGTCTCTGCTGAAGACTACTCTGGCTAACTACAAGGATGACAAGATCAAGCAGTTCCTGGATGACTCCTACGAAAGACTTGAGGCACGCTCCAAGTCGTACATGGAGTTCGATTATGCTCCTCCCACGGGTTATGCTCTGGATCCGCTGACCTGGCGTCATTCCATGTTCTTCGATGCATTCGATACCGAGGTCACTCGTATGCTGCAGGTTCTGAATGATCCTAACATGGTTATCACTGTCTTCGGAGATCCTGATCTGATTCGTAAGATTACTCCTGTTGAGTATTCCTATACTACTCCCAACAGTATTGGCGCAGTTGATCTGGATTACAAGCGTACTGTTGTTACCTCTGATAAGCGCATCTATCAGTTCATCGGTAGTGATAAAATGCGGTGGAATGATACACTCGTTGTGATTCTTTGCCCCCATAACACTAACCGTATGACTTATAGAATCTTTGATTATCAGATGTATGTCTCCAATGAGATCCGCAACGCTGCTAATCCGACTCTGCCTGCAGTCACTGCGTTTGAGCGCTTCCTGGTAGACGAATATCAGCCCGTACAGGGTCACATTGTCGTGAAAAATAGAAGTGGATTTAGAGCAGCACAAGGTTAACCTATAACTGCATTAAATTATAAGTAGTATAATAGGGATAGGTCTTTTATGGCCTATCCCTATTTTTTTATTTATTCTTTAATAGGATTACCATTATCATCTACAAAATAAATAGCATTTATTGGATTCTTATTTCCATTATTATCTATAGTAGGAATACTAAGTGAAGCTTCAATACTTAATCCACTATTTAATCTTTGCAATGTGGTTCCTGGAGCAAATCCTCTAGCAATATCCCAATTACTACAATTCATTGCTGTTCCATCATATGATATAAGTCTATTGGGATCAATTTCTGGAGTTGATAATGCTCTATCTATATTCCATCCATTTAAAATAATCCTATTATATAATGTATCATGACTAATGCCTGTAATATAAGACCAATCTTCAAGACTATGTGATTCACCTGAAGAGTTAGATACTTCAATAAATTTATTACCAGGATATATTATTTTATATGAATCTAAATGCTTATCCACATGCCTGTTATGAAGAATTAAATATGGAATTCCAGTAATTATAGCCCACTCTGCTAATGTATGGGTTTCTCCATTATATTCCATATAAATATTAGATTTTCTATTATTTGCTTGAGCAGTATAATCAGTCCATCTACAATTTTTAGGGCAATAATCTTTATTAGGATCAATTCTATCTATTGTTAATTTATCATTATATCCATTAGCAATTGCCCAATTATAGAAGTTTATAAATCCATTTTCACCAGACCATTCATCACATACTTTAATTCCTTTTCCTCCATAGTTTTCATATTCATGTGTATTTGAATTTCTACATCTTGCACGCATTTTTAGATAAATATTATAAATTCTAGTTTCATACATACCATGTTTTATTGAAGCTTCAATTTGTGCGCACCCACATGATTTAGTGTATCCTGATCTTAAACTGTGAGAAGTTACAGTGGTTATATTGCCACAATCGCATTTGCATATCCACAAGTGTTGGCGCTTTTGATACTTCGGAGATATTCTGTATTTATCTGACATTTTAATTACTGTAAGTTTTCCAAATCTTTGTCCAGTAAGATCTTTAAATTTTCCAGTATATTTACATCCACAACACCATGTTTTTCCTCTCTTAAGATCATCTCCTATTGCACTTATCACTGATCCACATTGACATTTACAAATCCATCGTGATTTTCTGCGTGTTCCATTACAATAGATATAATCATTTCCTACATCTCTTTTTATCACAGTAAGCATTCCAAACTTTCTTCCAGTTAAATCTTCTGTATAGTATACTCTCATAGTTAATTACCTCCATTATTTTATGCGAGTATATGTATGTAATCGATGATGTAAATATTTACTGCAGTTTAAACATTAAAATTAATGAGTAAGTATTACTCATTAATGGGTTATAGAATCACTAACCAATAAAGTTCAACGCATCTTAATGGAGGTTTTATTATGGCATCTACTAAAATTAATATTGGAGATCGATTTGGAAAACTCACAGTAATTGACTTTGCTGGGCATACTAAAAATGCAAAAGGATACAATGAATTAATTATAAAATGTAAATGCGATTGTGGTAATATATCTATTGTAAAATCCACAAATCTTCTTAGAGGATATACTAAATCATGTGGATGCTATAAAGCAGAAAAGTTAAAGGATATTCATTCTGGTAACAATTATGGATATAAGCATGGTGGGTCTAAAGAAAAATTATATTCTCAATTTATTACTATGCATAATAGAGATAAAGTATGTGATGAATGGTCTGGTGAAAATGGATATGTAAACTATCGTAAATGGGCATATGAAAATGGTTATGATCCTAATGATAATAAGGTATTAACAAGAAATGATAATAATAAACCATATTCTCCTAATAATTGTAAATGGGTATATAGATCTCAAATTATTACTGCTCAATCTAAATTTATTACATATAATGGAGAGACCCATACTATATCTGAATGGGCAAATAAACTAAATATTCCTTTTACAACACTTGAGAATAGACTAATTAATGGATGGAATATTGAAAAGGCTCTTTCTACTCCTGTAGAAAAGAAAGTAAATTATATTGATTATAATGGAAATAATTATTCTGTTGCTGATTGGTGTTATGTATTAGGGCTTACTCCAAATACAGTTTCTTCTAGAATGGAAAGAGGAGCTACAGATCCTGCTAAAATTTTAAAGCATCCTCAGAAAGGATGTATTAATGCAATTTATTTTGTAGATGAGAATGAACGACCTATTAATCAGCAGGATTATGCTAATGGAGTTAGAGTCGGAAGAAAAGCTTATTGATATTTTGGAGGTAAATATTATGGGAGATAACTCGCAAATTCTTAAATTAATGAGAATGATGAATAGCACACCGAAATATTGGATTTTATCGCCATATGTTGTTATTATTGGATCTCATGATGATGGACGCCCTTTACCTCCTCCAGGAGAAGTATTTGAAGATAAAATTGTTTTAACTATTCATAGAAAGGATCCGTCTATTCTCTATGAATGGATGTGTGAGAAATGTTCTGATGGTTGTTATAAATGGAAATATATCGATAGACGTGATAATGATTTAGATCTTTCAGATTTATATTCTGATGAAGAATATGATGATAATCCAGTATTAGAGTTCAGATATAAAGTTAAAAAATGATAATATGGATCATGATGGCGTTGTAAAACTATTCATGAAAATGCAATCTCAATTGGAAAAATATATTCTCCATATTGATATCAAATATGAATCTTTAGGAATTAAAATTCAAGATTTTCCAAAGATTAGTGAATATGATAAATATCTTTATCGAGATGATGATGGAAATATTAGTATCATAGATTATAATAATAATTTTGGGTATCATCAATTTACTTTATTCAATCTAAAAGATTGTGATAAATTTAAAGAAAATACTATTCTTTCTGCAGATCTTGATATAAATGAATTTAGATCTAAAATTAGATCTTCTAAATATTCAAATAAGGTTGATATTTTCCAATATTTTGATTGGTATCACCATTTGAAATTTGCTGGAAAGAGTAAGAATAAAGATGATAAACCTTTGCTTAAGGCATCTAGGGATACTACTGATTATCTTTATATTACAGAATATAAAGACACTAAAGAGCATCTTTACCAAGTTTTTTGCACATTTAAAAATATCAATAATGATTATTATTGGGAATTCATCTGCAATGTAAATGATTGCAAACCATATATAGAACGTGAAATAGAGAAGCATATAGAGATAGAGAAAAAGAGAGAAATGATTCTTGAATTTCAGAGGGAGCAGCAAGAAGAAAAATCGACCTATCAAGATAGTAAATATGATTGGATGAGATATTCTGCTGGATTAAATAATAAAGAGACTGAAATTAATAATCGTATTTTCAATAATACATCTACTGAAAATATTGGTCATGATAAAGAAGATATCGATATGATTCTTACAAATTCTTCTACATCTGCTGTAAATTGTTCTAGCTCTATTTCTGAGATGTTAAAATATATAGAAATGAAACAAAAGAAGTATGGCACAATCACGTCTCAGAATATTAATATTACTGGAAATTATAATTATACAGTTGGAATTTCTATGAATCAGACAGGAGGAGATGATTGTGAGCAATCCCAAACTGTAGTAATCAAAAATCCAAAATCTGAAAAGAAGAAAGAAAAGAAGGAATCTGTATTTGGAGTCTTGCATCATGCTCTAATCAACTTAGCGAAAATTATAGAGCGCTATACTCGATATTTGCTTGATCATTGTATGGATAATTTCTTCTAATCAAAATTTAAGATTGAATAAATATTATAATAATGAGAGTAAGAGAAAACTCTTACTCTCTATTTTAACAAAAAGAAAGGAAAGAAAGTTATGACTATCAATTACGCATTTAATGTTCGTTTTAGTAAAAAAGATATTGAAGATTTTGTTAATCGTGAATTAAAAGGATCTAATGATACAAATTATATGAGGATTGCCTATTTTGAAAATTTTGGCAATAACGATACATATGATTTCGAGATTTTCACTATTAATGATTGGCGCATTATTGGCCGTGAATTAGTATCAATTGTAGATTGGATCAAGAATAGATACTTCAGTGATATTGATGTAAAGATTTGGGCCGATCAATTGCCAGATAAATATAGAGATGAAAAATTTGAAATCCATATTGAGAATTTATATGAAGAAGATTTTAAATATGTTACAAAATTCTCTAATGATCTTTGCAAAGATCCAGGTGATAGTAAAACTAAAGATATTAATAATCTTAATGATTGTGTAGATATGGGGGCATATTAATATGGTTTACGTAGCAAATGATGGAAGATATATCATCAAGGATAGAAGTATCACAAATTCAACGGATCTTTCTGGGGATATTGAGATTACTTATCCTATGGATAATTTTCCTTGCGATGATTTAATTGCTCCTGCAGTTGCTGAGCTTCTTAAGAGAGGATATCAGACTAAGTATTGCTGCCAAGGACATATAGCTCCTGATTTGGTAAATGATATTTCTACAGTGCACGGAACTGATATTCCTATTGTAGAAAATTTTGAAGTATTCTCTGCTTCTAACATGTGTGTTCCTTATATCATGTTTGAGAAATCTGTTACTAGGCATGATCTTTATAATCTTCCTTCTAGTTGGGAAATTAGAAAAGGTAAGACGCATGGATGCATTACTATTGAAGCAAAGATCGATAATAATATTGGAGATCATTATGAATTCTTTACTTTTCATAGAAGAGCTATTGAATGTGCAGAAGATCTTTATAAATGGGCTTGTGGATTGGAGTGGAGAAAATGAGACCTTTAGTGTATAATGATAATGGGCGTATGATTACTCAAGAAGAATATGAGCATATTCATAATAACGATGCATCAGTTCCTGTAGATGATCCTATAATGGGATTATTTGTTCCATTCTTTGAAAAACTTGGAGTTAAATGTAAAGTTGTTGGTGATCTTAGCTTTGGTCAATATGTGGAAAAGCAAGAAATCTATAATCATGATGGATGGATTTATATTCCTTATCTGATTCTTGATACTAATTATGGAGAAAATCCTGAGTTTGTTTCCAAAATGGAAAATATGCTTAAAAGTTCTACCAATACTGATATCTTTGATCAGATGGAACAGTATCTGAAAGGAAAGTATACTACTTCTAATAAAGTTTGGGAGTTAGAAGATACTGCAGATGAAAATTCTAAATTTCATGTAGTAATCGATGCATATGGAAATCCACATGTCCAGTATGATAGATATGTTCTTAAACTTCATATGACAGACGATGTTAGACTCGAATTAATTAATTTTAGTAATAATACAGATCTTTATTATAAACTTGCTACTATTATTACTGACATCAGTATTCTTATGAAGATGCTAGTAGAAACATTTGAAGACGAGAAAAAATAATAACATTTAATAATAAAGTCAGAGAGCAAAATCTCTGGCTTTATTTTTTCTCTATTTTTGATTTTGCTCTCTAGATGAACTTAATATTAATCCGACTCTGAATGTCGAAAAGAATTTTTATTTTAGGAGGAAATATTAACAATGGCTGAAATTAAAAATGTTGTAAAGAGGAATGGTCAAATCGTCAAGTTTGATCAGACGAAGATCCTAAATGCCATTACAAAAGCAAATAACTCCGTCCCTGAATCAGAAAGACTATCTGCTGATAAGATTTCTGAAATTACTAGCACTGTTGTAGATGAATGTGCTAAGAGCACTGAAAATATTGGTGTAGAAGATATCCAGGATATGGTTGAGACTGGTATTATGAAAGCTGGTGCATTTGCTGTAGCTAAGCATTATATTACATATAGATTTCAGCACAGCCAGATTCGTCAAAAAAACACTACTGATGATAAAATTCTTTCGTTGGTTGGTCTAAACAATAAAGAGGCTAAGAGTGAGAATTCTAATAAAAATCCTGTCATTAATTCTACTCAGAGAGATTATATGGCAGGTGAAGTTTCTAGAGATCTTACTCGTAGATATTTACTTCCTCAGATTGTTCTTGATGCATGGAATGAAGGTGCTATTCACTTCCATGACAGTGACTATTATAGTCAGCATATGCATAACTGCGATTTAATAAATCTCGATGATATGTTAAAAAATGGCACTGTCATCACAGGAACTCTTATTGAACCTCCTCATAGTTTCTCCACAGCATGTAACATTGCTACTCAGATTATTGCTCAAGTAGCATCTAATCAATATGGTGGGCAAAGTATTTCTTTGACTCATCTTGCTCCTTTTGTTGATATTAGTAGAAAAAAGATTCGTAAAGAAGTTATTGCCGAGCATGAAGAAATTGGAGTTTCTATTTCTGATGATGAAGTTAATAGAATTACTGAGATGCGTCTGAAAAAAGAAGTTCAACGTGGCGTTCAGACTATTCAGTATCAAGTTGTCACTCTTCTTACAACCAATGGTCAAGCTCCTTTCATTACTGTTTTCATGTATCTGAATGAAGCTAGAAATGAGCAAGAGAAAAAAGATCTTGCAATGATCATTGAAGAGACTCTGAAGCAGCGTTATCAAGGTGTCAAGAATGAATGTGGCGTTTGGGTTACTCCTGCATTTCCTAAACTGGTTTATGTTCTAGAAGAAAATAATATTACAGAGGATTCTCCTTACTGGTATCTAACTGAGCTTGCTGCTAAGTGTACAGCTAAGAGAATGGTTCCTGATTATCTGTCCGAAAAGAAGATGCTCGAACTAAAAGGTGATGTATTTACTCCTATGGGATGCAGATCTTTCCTCACTCCTGATAGATTTAGCGATAAACTTGGCAATATTGCAAATGCTGGTAATTATGAACCTGGTAAGCATAAATATTATGGTAGATTCAATCAGGGCGTTGTAACTATCAATCTTCCTTATATTGCTATGCTTTCTCATAGAAATATGGATAAGTTCTGGGAAATCTTTGATAAGTATTTGGATATCTGTCATACTGGACTTCGTTGTCGTCATGAAAGACTTCTTGGGACTCCTTCTGATGTTGCTCCTATTCTTTGGCAACATGGAGCACTAGCACGTCTTAAGAAAGGTGAAACTATTGATAAACTTCTTTATGATGGATACTCTACTCTTTCTCTTGGATATGCAGGCCTTTACGAATGTACTGTTTATATGACTGGTAAATCCCATACAGATCCTGAAGGCGAACCTTTTGCTATCCAAGTTATGCAGCATATGAATGATAAAACTGCAGAATGGAAAAAAGCAGAAAATATTGATTATTCTCTATATGGTACTCCTATGGAGAGTACAACACAGACATTTGCAAAGGCTCTTAAGAAGTTCGAAACTGTACCGAATGTGAATGATCATAATTATATAACAAATTCTTATCATTGCTGTGTACGGGAGCACATGGATATCTTCAAAAAGCTTCATTTCGAATCTAAGTTTCAGGAGATGTCCCCAGGCGGAGCAATCAGCTATGGAGAGGTCCCAGACATGAAAGATAACATCGATGCTGTACTTAAAGTATTGCAATATATTTATGATACTATCATTTATGCAGAGCTTAATACTAAGAGTGATTATTGCCAGTGTTGTGGATACGATGGAGAAATTGAAATTGTAAAGGATGATAAGGGAGAACTTATTTGGAAATGTCCTAACTGTGGTAACACTGATCAAAATAAGATGAATGTCGCAAGACGTACCTGTGGGTTAGATGAATAAAAATATGGCTCACGTTAAATTGCTTAAATTGCGGGAACAATCCCATAATCCCAACCGACTACAACGTAATCAGAAATGATAAGCGTGATAGTGGCATGAACTATTAGTTCAACAGCTTGAAATATAGTAGAGACCATAAGAACTGGTTGGAGTAGGATCAACCGAGTGTGCAAGTCACTCAGACGCAGCGAAATCTTCTATAGAAATATAGGGGAGACGTTCAACGACTATAATAGCAATAAGTCTAATTCTATAGATGATAATGTATAGTCTACTCCCGTACTTAAATATCGGGAAACCGAGGGTATAAAGGATATTGGGACTCAATTCTGGAATCAGGGTCGTACTGAAGAGATTAAGGATCGAGTTCTTCATCTGTAAAATTTAAAATTGAGGAGTGGAAATTATTCCACTCCTCTTTATTATTTTATTAGGAGGAAATATTATGAATTATTGTAAAATTAAGCAGTGTGATATTGCTGATGGCTTAGGCGTTAGAGTATCATTATTTGTTTCTGGATGTACCAATCATTGCAAAGGATGTTTTCAACCAGAAACTTGGGACTTTAATTATGGCTGGGAATTCGATAAGAAAGTTGAAGATACTATAATTGATTCTCTTAAGCAGCCTTATGTTAATGGACTTACTTTGCTAGGAGGAGATCCATTTGAGCCTAATAATCAATATCCATTATATCAGTTTCTTCTTAGAGTAAAGAAAGAAGTTCCTGATAAAGATATTTGGGCATATACAGGATTTAGATTTGAAGACATTCTAGATCCTACTATGTATCCTCATACTAGTTGCTCTGAAGAATATATTAAACTTATCGATGTTCTTGTTGATGGGCCTTATGAAGAAGATCTTCATTCTCCTGCATTAAAATTTAGAGGATCTTCTAATCAAAGAATTATTGATGTAAAGAAAACAATTGAAGAAAATAAGATCATTCTTCTTCCTATTGAAGATAGAACTTATAATACTAATGTTTAAAAGTATATAGATTGGAATACATCTATATACTAATGATAAAATTTTTGGAGGTTATTATTATGGATTTCACTAGTGCTTTCATTTCTATGCAGCATGGTCACAAAGTAACTCGCACCACTTGGAAAGGCTATTGGTGCATTCTGAATGGTGAAATTGTTATGGTAACAAAGGAAGGTAAAGCAATTAATTTTCGTGAATCACCTGATATGATGTATACTATTTCTAATATGCTCTGCGATGACTGGGGAGTATGTGATGATCGAGTAGTTTCTATGCTTCCTGGTGAATCTGCTACTGCAGCATCTAAAGTAGATCCGAAGAATCTTCGTAATGATGCTAAAGTAAATAAGCATGAAGAGCAGAAGAAACAGCCTATCAATAATCCTATTACCACTAATCCTAGATGTAATGTAAATTACGATAAGGATAAAGGAGAGTACAAAATTGATCTCAATGATATTCCTGGTAAGGAGTATCCCAGAGATACTATGGACTCTTCTAAGAACGAGACTAAGTCTACTTCATCTTCTAAAACTGCAAAGAATAAATATTATAATGTATTCGTAGTAGATGATAACGGTGAGTTTCATAAGATCACTCTGGACAATATTCCTGGGCTGAAACAGTTTGCCAAGGATGATAATACTCTTGAGAGACTTATTAACTGGCTGCTGTAAAAATCTAAAAGAGAAATGAGAGGTTTTATATATGGGACTTTTAGCAGATCGTTTTAGAGCACAAATGGCAAAATCTAAAGATCCTAGAATGGAAGAAGCAGTAGCAGATGTTATGTATCCTACAGGATTTCTTCCTTTTGATTTTCTAAATGGATATAGAGTTCATGTAAAATCTGATAGCCAAGATTTTTGGTATAACTCTGTAGGTATCGTAGATGGATCTTCTACTACTATAATTGGGCGCTCTGGATCGGGTAAGACTACTATTGCACTTCAAATGGCTGCAAATATTGTTAGACCTTTTCCTGAAGCTACCATTTTCTATGATGATATCGAAGGTGGTTCTAATGATACTCGTAGAGAAATGCTAACTCATTTCTCTCCTGAAGAATGTCAGCAGAGAATTATTTATAGGAATACTGCAGTATCTGCAGAAAATTTCTATAAACGTATTGCTTCTATCTATGATATCAAATTGAACAATAGAGCAGACTTTGAATATGATACTGGGAAATATGATTCTTATGGCAATAGAATCTATAAACTGATTCCTACAGTATATATTCTTGATTCTCTTGCTATGCTTACTCCTGAGAAACTTACAGAGGAAGAAGAACTTAGTGGTCAGATGTCTACAACTGCAACTGCTAAAACCAATACAGCTGTATTCAAGAGAATTATTCCTAAGCTAAAGGCTGCAAATATCATCCTATTTGTTATCAATCATATTAATGATAAGATTGAGATCAATGCATTTACTCATACGAAATCTCAAATTGGTTTCTTAAAACAGGGAGAAACTCTTCCTGGTGGTAAGGCTGCTCTTTATCTTGCAAATAATATGATTAGAGTAGATGATGGTGCTAAACTTAAGTCTAACGAAGGCTTAGGAATCGATGGTAAGATTGTAGATTTTGAAATCATTAAATCTCGTACCAATGCTGCAGGTAGATCTGTTCCTATGGTATTTGATTTTGCAAATGGTTTTGATGATATTCTTTCTCTGTTCATGTTCCTAAAGTCTACTGGTGCTATTGTAACTGGTGCTACTTGTTATCTTCGTGGTCATGAAGATATGAAGTTTAGGCAGAAAGATTTTAAGAATAAGCTGTTTACCGATCCTGAGTTTGCAACGGTATTTAATCAAGTAGCAAAAGCTGAACTTGAAACGCTATTGGGTAATCCTGTTGAAGAAGAAACAAAATTTACCCAGCCTAATCAAGCGATCATCAATAGCATTCTTGGATTGTAAGGAGAAAAATAATGCTAGAAGGATATGTATTGAGTACTATGATTTTTATCTTTGCAATCATTTTCAGTATTGCACTGATTTTGGTTATTAAAGATAATATTATTAATGAAAAGAAAGGTCTTAATCCTCAGATTGCAATGGTAGTCGGATTATCAGTATTATCTATTGCAATATTAGAAGCTGCTGGATACTGGATTATCGAACTTGCTATAATGATTATTAACAAGATTGATACAATGTCCCATATGTCTAAGCTTATAATGTATGCTGTAGATATTATTATTGCTATTGTAATGTGTATTTACTTTGCAATGAAAGTTGATGAGATATCTGATAATAATGATGAGATTGATCATCAGCAGTCTGAAGATGAAGAAACTAAATCTGATGTAGTTGAACCTACTCCTGAAGAGCATACTGATATTTAAAGCAAAACTGGTCTAGAGAGAAATCTCTAGACCTTTTTATTTTTATTTATGGAGGATATTTTATATGGGCAGAATGTATAATATCCAAAGTGGAGATATCTTTGGAAGACTAGTTGTTATTGGAAAAGCAGCAGATTTCATAGATCCAAAAAGTAAAAAGCATATGACACAATATCTATGTCAATGTAGTTGTCCTGAAAGAAATACTGTAATCGTGAAAGCTAAGAATCTTGTAGGAAATATTACTAGATCCTGTGGATGCTTAAGACGAGAAACTACTGCTGCTAAATTTAATAATAAACCTATAGAAAATTATCCTCCTTGTGGATATTATGTAAATGAAGTAATCTATGCATATCATTATATGATTTATGAAGCTACAAGAGCTCCAGAAACTAAGCATTTTAATATTCCTGTATATGGAGAATGGATTAATTCTAAAACTGGAATAAAAGCATTTTATGATGATATGTCTCCTACATATGAATTAGGATGTAAAGTTGGTAGAATTAATGATTCTCTTGGGTATAGGCCTGATAATTGTATTTGGGTAGAAAAGAGTATAAAACAATTCGATAGAATAAATGATATGGTAATTAGATATGAAGATTCTTCATATATGGTATCCGAATGGAATAGAGCAATGGGATATGAAAAGAATACCATAAGAGATAGAATTATAGATGGATATTCCTATGAAGATGCTATATCTGGAACTTATGATGATAGAGATTTTGATTATATAAATGCTATATTTTTTATGGACAAATATGGAAGGCCAGTAAATAATGAATATGCTAAATATATGATATTCTAAAAATAATAAGAGATAGATATTATAAATATGATTAGAGATTGATATTATTTCTAATTTATTATTAAAGGAGTGAAATATATGAGTAGACTAATTGATTTAACTGGACAAAGATTTGGTAGACTCTATGTATTGGGTAGAGATGAAAATCATTTTGGTCATCCTTATAGAAGAGAGGCATTCTGGTGGTGTCAATGCAGTTGCCCAGAACATACAAAAATTTCTGTTTGTGGTACTGCTCTTAGATCTGGCCATACTACATCTTGTGGATGTTACCAAAGAGAAAATAATCATATACTAGTTACTCATAAAAGAGTATATAAGAAAGGACTTAGTAAGGAATATCCTGAGCTTCTTAAATATTGGGAAAGGTTGATGAAATTTAAGAAAGATTTACTCTGTGATAGATGGAAAGATGAAGAAAATGGTGTATATAATTTTATAGATGATATGAAAGGTACTCATTTTAAGAGAGCAAGAATTCATAGAAAAGATCCACTTCTACCTTATAGTAAGGAAAATTGTTTTTGGGATTCAAGAAACTATATTGTAGATCTTCCATTAAAAAATAAGGAGTTGTAAAATGTGTCTATTGGTTCTGTAATTCAACCTGGAGATAAGTATAATCATCTAACAGTACTTGAGAGAGTAGAAGATAGGAAATTTCCTAATGGAGAAAAGAAACCAACTTTTCTATGTGAGTGTGACTGTCCTGAAAGAAATAGAATAGTAGTCATTGGAGAATATCTTAGAAATGGACATACCAAATCTTGTGGATGTCTATTGAAAGAAGTTCAAAGTCGTGTTGGAGATATGACTAGAACTCATGGATTATCTAAAACTAAAGAGGCAGTAGTTTATTATCATCTTACAAGTAGGCATCCAGATGAACTATGTGAAAGATGGGCAAAGGATAATCCTAATGGAATGGTAAATTTCTATAATGATATGCACATCTCTTATAAACCCGGAAGTAGGCTCGCTAAGAAATATCCTACTGAAAATTATGGTCCCAAAAACTGTTATTGGTTATAATTTATAAAGGAGATAAACAAATGGCAAGTAACTTTGTAGATCAGGTTAGAGAGGCAGCCAGCTATTTAAGTTCGCCAGAACAGATGCTAGGAAAAGGCCTAAATATTCCTAATAATGCTACTAATAGTGGTGGACGAAAGATTATGGGTAACACCCATCAGTCTCATTCTCTAGTTCTTACTCGTGGAGAGATTCCATATGTAGCAACTGGCTATGAAAATAGATTTGGTGAAAGATCTTCTTCTATCATTCAGATGGATGATGATTATGAAGTAATTGCTAAGATTCCCAAGTTTTCGTATGCTCCTAACCATCATTATTATCTCATTCTTAGAAATCTTTCTAAGAATGAATTAACTGTAGTAGAACGTATTTCCTATAAATATGTAACAGAAGTTTATGGCTATCTTCATAATAATGCCATTATGGATAATTATAGTAACCCTGGTACTATTATTCATAAAGGCGATATTATTAGAAGATCCACTGGCTTTGATCAGTATGGTAATAAGACTAGTGGACGCAATATCAATGTTGCATATATGGCACTAGATAACAATATGGAAGACTCTGTTGTTATTTCTAGCAGATGTAGTGATCTTCTGTCTGCTCCTTTGCTTCGTACTGTAAAGATTATTATCAATGAAAATGATATTCCTCTGAATATTTACGGTAATGATGATATGTATAAGGTATATCCTGACATTGGTGAAGATGTTAAAGATGGTATCCTTATGGCATATAGAAGAGATAAAAAGGAAGAAGCAATTTATACTCAGTCTGTTAAGAGATTACAAGAGATTATGATGTCTGATGATAAGATTACCATTAAAGGTAAAGTCATTGATATTAATATCTATTGCAATAATCCTGAGTATATTAAGACCAATGCATACAATCAGCAGTTCCTTGCATATTATGAAGATAGGCAGAGAATGAATCAGGAGATTGTAAATGTAGTTGGCACATTTGCAACTCAAGGATATAGTCTCAGCTATGACTTGAATAAAATGTTCTATACTGCTAAAGCTGAACTTGAAGGTAAAAAGTTCATTGATAAAAAGCAGTTTAGTAATATCACTATTGAATTTGTAGTGATGGAAAATCGTAAGCTTGGAGTTGGAGATAAAGTATCTGATAGATATGGTGGAAAGGGTGTTGTTTCTAAGATTGTTGATACTGAATTAATGCCTAAAATGTATAATGGTCAGCCTATTGATATGATCAAGAATTCTTCTACGATGTATAACAGAGAAAATGCTGGTCAGATCTTTGAGCATGAGATCAATTATATTTCTATGAATATCTTGGACAGAATTAGAGAAGGCAATATGAGTCTTCAAGATGCATTTGATGACATTTTGAAATTCTTGAGTCTTCAGTCTCCACAGCAATGTCAAGATATGAGCACATATATTAATTCCTTGGATTACAGACAACAGAATGCTTTTCTAGAGAGTATCCTGAGCAAGACTTGCATCAATGTATCGAATAATCCTATTTCTGAAACTATGAATATCGATAAATTGATTACTCTCTATAAGGCTTTTCCTTGGATTGATGAAAAGAGAATCTTGGTTCCTATTGTAGATTCTCGTGGTAATTATAGATTCATTCCTACTAGAAGACCTATGATTGCTGCTCCTCAGTATGTTATTCGTCTGAAACAGTTTGCTGAAGAGAAATTCTCTGCCGCTAGTTTGTCTTCTACTAACCTTAAGAATGAGAATGCAAAGAGTAAGGCTTCTAAGAATTATAGAGAGCCCAATTCTAATACTCCTATTAAGCTGGGTCAGATGGAATCTGGTGACCTGGATCATATGGGAACAGAATATGTTGTTATCAACCTTTTGCTTCATTCTCTGTCTCCTCATGCAAGACGTTTGGTTGAGCAAATTGCTATTAATGATCCTTACAATGTCAATGTTCAAATTGATACCACATCTAAGAATAGATCTGCAGAAATCCTTAATGCAAGATTGAAGATTATGGGATATAAGATTACTTTCTCTAAAAAGAGAAAGATTAAGAGATATCCTATGATGCAAAATGCAGTAGAATTCCTTGGTAACCCGAATGGAATGACTCCTGCTGTTGAATTCATGGATGAAGGATATGATTTTGATCATTGGTATAAGACAGTCGATGAAATTAAGAAGATCAGTAGTATGCTAGGATTTACTATTGATGCTGTATCTTTCTCTGATGATATGGAAGATGTGCAACCTGTTTATCCTAAAGATGATATTACTGAAGAATAACTAAAAACTTGGTCTAGAGAGAAATCTCTAGACCTTTTATTTTTAAAAATGAAATTATTAAGATATTATAATAATGATAGAAAGGAGAAAATGGTTTATAATTATTGGTTTAACTTCGAAGTATATACAATAGAAAGGAGAAACATAAATGAATACAGCAATCCAAAATGTTCTTAATGGATTAAGAAATGGAAATATGTCTATTGCATATGAGTATAAAGAGTATTTAAATGACGTAGCTATGACTCTTTATAATAAGCCTCAACTCAGTGCAGAAGATATTGATGATCTTAAAGGTATTATTACTATTTGCAATATTACCTATAATGATACTGATAAAGAGTTGCTTCCTATTGAAGATGGATTTTATGATTTGCTTCTTGAGAAGTATAAAACATATGATCCAAACTTTCAAGTTGGTGCAGAAGTAATTAATTTTAAAGCATCTACTGGAACTAATAAAGTATTTGTAGAGCAGCAAATGACTCAAGCGATATCTTTTATAGATCCAGTTGATGAAAATGATTGCTTCTTTAAAGATGATCTTCTGATTCCATATAATCAGTATATTGATCATAGAGATTTTGAAAATGTATCAAACCCAGTAACTGCAGAAATGATATCTAAAAGATATCATGATACTCAGCATAATCATCCTGAACTTGTTGGCACTCTTGATAAATGCAAATTTGTATTAGATAAAGATGCTGCTGAAAGAGGAGTTCTTGATGATTCTAATGTAAAGACTGTGGAAAGAGATTTCTTTCAGGATCATCTGAAGAGAGGAATTATTCAGCCTAATGAGAAATTTGATGTTGTACTTGAATTAAAGTATGATGGAATTTCTGTAGAAGCTGATTGTACAGATGAAGTTGTTTCTGCAAGATCTCGTGGTGATACTGGTGTTGGACGAGCATCTGATTTGACTCCTATTCTTAAGGGGTATAAATTCCCTCATAGAGAAAAAGATGCACCTATGATTGGAGTTAAATTTGAAGCAATCATTACTCAATACGATCTGCCTTATTTCAATGCAGCTAAAGGATATGAATATAAGAATTGTAGATCTGCTATTGTTGGATTGTTTGCTTCTGGAGATGCTTGGAAGTATAGAGATTTCATTACTCTAGTTCCTCTAGCAGTAGAGCAAAAAGTCTATCATGATGTATGCCATTCTGATAGACTTGAGGAGATCTATTTCTTAAATCACAACTTTGTGTCTAAAGGGTGTCCACTTAGATTCTCTATGGGATCTGGTAATTATATTGAGAATCTTGTTTGGATTAATATATTTACAAAGAATGCTGAAATGTTGAGAAATCAAATTCCTTTCATGTATGATGGTATTGTAGTCTCTTATAGAGATGAAAATATTCGCCAGAAACTTGGAAGAGAAAATTATATCAATAAATATAGCATTGCTGTTAAGTTTAATCCTCTCAAGAAACAAACTATTTTTAGAGGATACTCTTATACTGTTGGCCAGGATGGAAGTATTACTCCTATGATCCATTACGATCCTGTGGAGTTCTATGGAACCATTCATCCTAAATCTTCTGGACAATCTCTTGCTAGATTTAATGAACTTAAACTTCATAAAGGTGATATGCTTGATGTTGAGTATGTCAATGATGTAATGCCTTATGTATCTAAACCATTGAATGATTGGAATATGGATAATGAGAAAGTTTCTCCTCTTGAAGTATTTCCTTCTACTTGTCCTGTATGTGGTTCTCCTGTACAGATTTCTGATTCCGGTAGATCTGCAAGATGTTTAAATCCTGATTGCGGTGGAAGACAGCTTGCACGAATGGTTAATATGTGTGCTAAACTTGGTCTTATTGGATTTGGTGAAGCAACTATCAATCAAATCGGGTGCTACCATCTTAAAGAGATGATGGAATTAGTTACTGGTCCTAATTGGAATGAAGAACTTCAGAAGAGAGGATTTGGTCCTATTGAATGTACTAATATTCATGGACAATGCATGAATCTTCTTACCCAACCTTTGTTGGATTCTGTACTTCTTGGAGCAATTGGGTTTACTGGTATTTCTACTAAGACTTGGGAGTTGATACTTCCTGAATTGAATTATTTTAAGATCAGAGATATGTTTGGTATGCTAGATCCTTCTAAGTATTATTATAAGAGAGTCATCGAGCATATGGCAAGCATTAAAGGAATTGGTCCTACTACTGCTGATACTATTGGAAGAGAATGGGACTATTTCAAGAATGATCTTGAATATATGTTTGCTAATGGCAATATTCAGAAATATCAGAGAAGAGAAGGAAGAAAAATTAGATTTACAGGATTTAGAGATAAAGAACTGGAAGTATATCTGAATTCTCTTGGATTCGATGCAGACCAGGATGCTGCAGTTAATAAAGATTGTTATGCTCTACTAGTCCCTAGTGAGAATACCAATACTTCTAAGACTAGAAAAGCAGAACATTTTGGTGTTATGATTGTTACAAAGGATGACTTTGTAAATAATCTTAATAAGTATATGGAAAAGGAGTAAATAGTATGGAAGAAAAGTCTTATAAGTTTATCGAGCCTGGTTCTATTAAATTCAGTGAAATGCGTAAGTTTGCTGAACTTAGCTACAATATCAATGAACTTAAGGAATGCCTTAAGTCTGAAGGAGTAGATCTAAGAGTAAGCGAACTGGTTAGAGTTATTGAAGCAGTACTTTGTGATTCTGGCCTTGCATTTAGTGAAGATGGTCAGCCAAAATATCTGAATTGCACTCTTGGATATATCAGCATTGTAAGTCCTTTTGAGATGATTGAGGAAGACAATACTGAAGAGCAGACTAATCTTCTTCATCGGCTCACTGAGTATTATATTGATCTGGCTCAGCATTGTGGTGATGAGCCTTTCAATGTAGAAACTATCATATCTAATATCGTAATTATCTATAAAGAGGTATGCATTTTCATTAATGACCTCTTTGAGTATATTCATAATGAATATGCTAGAGATATTATTGAGCATAGATATAATAGTCTTACCCATCACTATTTTATGTTTGCTGATGATAATAACAGCAAGAATAGTGATTACTTCATCGAGTTCGATATGTTTGTAGACAGTGTTATTGAAAAACCTGTACTGCATATTACTGGCACTTGTTTTAGTGGTGAAGTTCCTAAGTCTTCTCCTGTAATGATCATTGATTCTTTCAATGATGAAGACAAGAATAAGCTGATGGCAAGATACTACAATACTGTAGAACTTGGTGCTAATGATGCTGAGCCTGAACACGTAGAAGAAGTCGTTTCTGAATAACTAAAAACTGGTCTAGAGAGAAATCTCTAGACCTTTTTATTTAAAACCTAAAATCAGAAACAGCAAGATATTATAATAATGATCCACTAGTGGATATATTATATTCTGGAGGTATAAAATGAAAAAATATGATGTTTATGGTCCATAGATTATGTAAATTTTTATGCATATCGGAACTATAAATTACAGCATGGAAACATGCTGGAGTACAATTTTCAATCAAAAAAGGAGATAAACTATTATGGAAAAGAAATTTAAGGAAACCAGTATCAGCGAAGAATACTCTAAGGCTCTGGCAAACCAGCATCTTCTGATTGGACCTACTCATATCTATAAGATTGCAACTGTCTTGTTCCATGGTGCAAGTATGTGCCTGTCTGCAATGAAGAATACTTCCGTTGGCAAGGCTCTTATCTTCCGTGCTGTTGATGGTAGATTCCTGGCAGGTGCTAAGGTACAGTATATTGCAAATGTCGATGATCCTAACAATCCTGCTGCGGGTCGTTGGGATTATACCTGGACTGCATATGAAGAGGATCTGAAGGATTGCGATACTGTCGATGTTGCAAATAATGCAATGATCGCTCCTTACTTCACAGCTGCTGGTATTTCTCTGTACAACATGAAGTTTGCAGATAGCGATACCTGCATCACTATGATGAATACTCTGGTTGAATTCATCATTAACTGGCTGAAGGAGAATGTTACAGATACTGAGCCTGCTACTCTGGTTCTTAAAGGTGTCTTTAAGGGAGTAGCAGAAGTTGATCCTGATGGTTCTATCGACATTGGTATTATTCCTGATGGCGCTATGAAGGTTCTGATTAAGGACGATTCTGCAATTCAGGACGCAGCATAATCCATTATTCCTAAGCATTGGTAGTATAATTTAAAATAAGACAGTGGGCTGGGGAAGAGATTCCCCAGCCTGCTATCTTATATTATTTTGATCGGAGATACCAAAATATGGAACTGAAGACGGCTACGATTGATGGAAAAATCATGGATGTTATACAAGAAGATAAATTTAGAAGCGAATATTTGACTTATACTAATCCCAGTTTAGCCGCTTCAACAGCTGTTGAAGTAAAAGATGAAAACGGTGTAGGATATATTCTTCCATTTAGAGGAAAAACTGACGAGCAGCCAGGAATCTATCAAGATGGGTGTATATATTTTACTAAGTTTCCTACTCATGAAGAAGAATCTAAATATAGATCTGATAGTGTAAATTCTGTAGATTTTAGTGATGTTAATAATATCACTGACTTTCTAGATAGAAATAAACAGATCAGAGATATGGAAACAACTATTCTTACGGATAGTGATTCTGTCTTTACTCCTCCTATGAATCAAGATGATAGTCCTGAGATGAGAGCTTTTAAACAGGCTATTGCATCTAAGCATATGGATATAAACAAATATGCTCCTAGATTTGGAGACAATTATCTGAACGATAAGCGTATTCTCAAAACTAGTTCTATTACAATGAATAAACTAGTAGCTATGAGTGAAAGACTTGATATTGAAGTTGAGCTTACACTTCGTAATGCTAGTGACAATGTTCCTAATCCTATGGATAAACCTATCACTGTAATTCTTACTGGAAACACTGATTCTGATTAAGGAGGAGTATAGTTAAATGGATTTTTCACAATATTCAACCCAATATGGAAGTCTTCAAACTCCGCAAAACATTAATCCATATACAGCAAATGGTATGGATTCAATGATGCATGCTCCTACAGAAAATCCAAATATTGATAAATTTCTTCATGATTTTAATGATAGTCATAGAGAGAGATTTAATGATTTTTGGTTTACCAGAAATGATGACGATATTATCGAAGGCATGAAACAGGTTATTCTGTCATGTGAGCGAGATAAATATTTCATCATTAAAGTTATTGGCTTTGAAGTGATTAAGGATTATGAAGAAATTCAGAAGATCCTTTATCACTACTATTCTATGAAGACTAAGAATGGTAAGAAAGTCAGTAATGAATATGATTATATCAATCTTAGAGATTCTGATGTAATGCTACTCAAGGTAAGATACTATATCAAGTTGAATATTCCTGAAAGTAAAATTAGATTGGATCCTAAGACTGGTGAACTGGAAAAGTCTGAAGGAGAACTGGAAGTACTCATTGCATTACCGATCTATGTTAATAAGTATTATTTCAGAATCCTTGGCAACTATTATAATCCTATTTTCCAAATTGTTGATGGTAGTACTTACAATAACTCCACTTCTAATAGTCGTGTACAGAGTATCACTCTGAAGACTCAATTCATGCCTATTAAAGTATATAAGGAATTATATGATATTCCTGATATTGTGGATTGTAGCTATCATCGTTGTGTCTTGTTCACCTCTTATGTCTTCAATAAGAAAACAGATACAATTAAATTCATTTTAGGAAGATATGGATTGCTTGGTGCTATGGAAATGCTGGAACTTGAAGGAATCTATGTGTCTCCTGCATCTTGTCCTCCTATGGATCCTGAGATCTTCTATAATTTCGAAGATCCTCATAAGAAGATTGTAGTATCTGTAGTAAAAGGATTATTTGATAAAGATAATGTCACTCAATCTTTTGTGTATACAGTACTCAAGTCTGTGAAGAAACTCGAAAAGTATGATGATTTGTATGATCCGAGATATTGGAATAAAATCTTAGGTGCAGATTTCCAATCTGCTACCTTGGACAAAGGTATCCCTGTTCTTGATTCTTTGGAATCTATTTATGATCTACGTACTAAACAATCTATCAGACTTCCTAAAGAAGATAAAGAAGATTCTTATTGTATTCTTAGATGGATGATGAGAGAATTCTCTTTTCTGAAAGCTAGAGACAATATGGATATTTCTACAAAACATCCTAGAATGGCAGATGAGTATCTTCCTGCTATTTATGCAATGAAGATTTCTCGTGGCCTTTATAGAATTTCTGATAAAGGCAAAAATGTTACTTTTAAAGATGTAGTAAGAGTGCTTGATACACCTCCTAACTATATCTTGAAAAATATTAATGCTGCTAATCTTGTTGATTATGTAGATCTGGTTAACGATAACGATGCTGAACTTGCAATCTCTTATACCTATAAGGGAGTATCTGGCCTTGGTGATCAAGGTTCTGGCACTGCAGTTCCTATTGTTTATCGTTTCGTGCATCCTAGCCAGCTAGGTAGAGTTGATCTTGATGCTTCCTCCTCTTCTGATCCTGGCCTGTCTGGATTAATTTGTCCTATGGCTAAGATCAATAATGGATCGTTTACTGATTATAATGAGCCTAATGGATGGAAGAAATTCTATATCGAAACATTGTCGGAACTCAAGACTATGCATAATATGCAACAGGCTATCGATCTTAAGAAAAGATGTGGCCTGGAATATGATTATGTAAAAGAAGATATGGTTAGAGAAACCATTGAATCTTATCAGAGACTAATTCCTGCTATCATCGATATCGATGGTAAAAAGGATTATACTCTAGGAGTCAAATTGTCTGAAATCACAGTATCTAAAGGAGATGACGATGAAGTCGGAGATATTACCACAGATGTAGAAATTCCTCCTTCTGCAGACTAATAAATAAAATTTAGACTAAGGAAGGAGGTCTTTTATTATGGGTGCTAATATCGAAAAAACCAAAGATACTTTTGTTTACTTTCTGTATTCTGAACAGCAGATTTCTGAAAGATCTGCTATCGAGAAAACAATGTCAAGAGTATTTTCTCCTGGTACTGTAATTATCAATGGTAGAAAGAAAATCTTTTCAGAGATTTCTAAGAAGTCATCTAATAGGTATCCTGATTGTAAAGTAGTTGCATCTGGATATAAGTCTCAGCTTGTTTATACGATGCCTAGTGCAAGATAATTCTAAAAGGAGGTTCATTCATGGCTCATACTTTTGAAGTTATATCGTCTGTCTGTAGTCAGCTTAATAGCTTATCCAAAGAGTATATGGGAAACTGTAAAGCTAGAACTATGTCCAAGATTATGGATTCTCTATGCATCTCTGTAGGAAGATCTATTTCTGCTATCGATGATATTATCATTGATAAAGAAAAAGATGCTTATGTAGATAAAGGTATCTTTGCTAATAATGGAGATAAGTTTCATCCTGTATACGTTCTTTCTATTAAGAATATTAAAAAACCTTTTATCGACACAATCACAACCACTGCAAGAACAAATGATAATAACTTAGTAGTTGGCACTGTTATTGGTGTTCCATATATGATCTTTGATGAAAATACTAGCTTTAATGATGTTTGCAAGATTATTAAAGATATGTATTTCCAGATTGTCGATATGGATCGTAACATGTCCTTTAATGCAAATTTTGCATTAATTAATTTTAGCAGTGGATCTACTAAGGTAAGGGTTCCGACTTACGATCTTTCTATGATGCTAGCAACTGTCTGTTGTATGTATATCAATATCAAATCTTGGTTTGGTAACTCTGATGAACCTGATTTTAGAGTTCCTCCTAAAGATATGATTGATGCATTGGACACTAAGTTGTCTGATGATAAGATCAAAGGCTTGATTAATACTATCAACAGACATGCTTCTGGTGTTAATGATATTAGAGACTCTCTAGTTTCTGGTAGTATTGTCCGTGACTTCTTGTAATTAATATAAACGTATAGTAGATTTCACGTCTACTATACGTTTTATTTTTTTTATTATGGAAAATAATTTAAAATCTACATCTGGTATATCTGCATTCTTTAATGGATATAAGATGTGTGTTTCATATAATGATAACACATGTCCATATTGCGGACAAAGAATTTTAAGATATGAAGATCAACCATTCTATGGAAACCATATTAAGATTAGATATATCTGTAAAAGCTGTGGATTCATTTGCCCTGTAGGATATCCTAATCTTAAAGATGCAAAACCAGTATATGATTCTACTATAAATAATTTTATTGATAATTTTGGATCTACGATCCAGGATAGAATTAAAGATATTATAGTGGGAGGAATTGAAATTTAACAATATCACTTTATTATAAATGCATTGGGAGGATTTCAATAAAAATCTAAAAAGCAAAAACATAGGGTTTCTTTGTTTGTTCTGCATTTCGTTGAGTTTGTGGTTACGGTTTCATACTTCTCATAATATAGACCTCCTTTTATGAATAAAAATAATCAGTTCAGCTTATTTCTTATTCCTAAGGATTTGGACCTTTCTTTCGTTTCAACCTCTCTTAAATCTTATCCGCTATGCGGTCTTTTGATCTTTTTCTCGCAGTTTTCTTATTCATGATTTTTATACACGATAAGGATAAGTAATTCTTCTAATGCATTAATAGATGGGTAGAGGCGGTATCTCTACCCATCTATTTTATTTTTCAATTAGATATTATAATATTGAATAGATAGAGATACTATCTATAATAGTCTAAAAAAGAAAGGAAATTTATTATGTTGAAAGTTAATGGAATCGAAATTACCATTTATACCAATGGACGTGATGTGAACACTTATGTGGCAACCTATATCCATCAGCAGTTGAGAGGTAATCCCAATTATATTGATAGCAATATTGTCCTTAATATGGATCAGGATGATAAGACTATTATCTATCTTGATCTTGATCATATGGATAAAAAGCATATTCCTAATATTGCTATTGATTGGAATGGCATTGAAAGGATCAAGATCAGTAATCTTGATGAAGCTACTAAAAACAGAATTGCAAAAAGCATCGAAGAATATTGTTATCAATATCCTAATATTGGCAACTTTGATATGTTAATCAATGATCTTCATCCTAATCAACTCATCATTGTTGGTAATGAGCCTCATATTGTATTTAATCTTCATGATTGGATTATTAATAACAATGAGGAAAATAAAAAGGAGAACTAAAAATGGGTAAGAAGCATTTCATTGTCGTTGTGCACTCTATTGAGCACAAGATTCCTAAGACTACTTATGAAGTAGACGCTTTCAGTGCTGATAGGGCCATAGAAACTGTAGGTAAAAAGGTTAAAGCAAAATTTAAGACTCCTATCGGAGATACAAACTATACTGTTGATCAGATCTCTGATGATGGTGAACCTACAAGAGTATTTGAAGTTAATCACTTTTAATAAATAAGGTGGGAGGGTTAAATAATACCCTCCCACTTTTTATTTTTAATAATTTTGAAACCCATTTATAAAAGGAGTGTAGATTTATGAGTATTGATGTTTATAATATATCTCCAGAAGAATTGAATGAAATGATTAAAGATATAAGGGAAACAAATAGAAAGGTATGTAAAAATCCTCAGATCTTTAGTCAGTATGATGACTATAGCTCAGAAACTGTAGAATTTGAAGATCTTGATCTCTCAAATATAGAAAAGGAGAATAAGAAATAATGAGAATAGTTTATTTTAGATTAAAAGGATATATCAAAGTCTTAAATGGTATGGGACTCGATGAAATTTCAATTAATATGTCAGATTTTAAGAATCGCATTATTCTTATTCAAGGTGAGAATGGATGTGCTAAATCTACTATTATTGATGCTATGAGTCCTAATGTAGATACTAGCGATTCTTATAGAACAGATGTTTTCATTGATGAAAATGGAAATAGACAGATTATAGAGTATCCTGCAGAAAAAGAGATTCATTATATATCCAATGGTCAAAATGGATCTCAGGACTATTATAAGATTCTTATAGTGTCCGGAGTTGATGGTTCTAGAACTAAGAGATTAGTTACTAAAGCATATATTTCTAAGAATGGTCAAGAACTCAACCCAAATGGAAATATATCTTCTTTTAAAGAAATTAGAGATTCTATGATGGGCATAGATCCTATATATTTGGATTTATCTTCTATTTCTTCTGAGCATAGAGGAATAGTAGATATGATACCTTCTGATAGAAGAAAATATATGGCTGCATATATTGGATCTCTTGACACTTATAATGAAATCTTTAAACAGATTTCTAAAAAGGCAAATTCTCTTAAGTCTTATATGAATACTATCAATGCTAAACTTAGTGAATTTGGCAATGAGAATGAATTAAGACTTAAACTTGCTCAATTAAATGATCAGAAAAAGAAGCTTAATTCTGATAGAGATAAATTGATCAAAGATCTTTCTGAAGCGGAGACTACAGTAAGATTAATTGATCCTGATAATAAAATGCAGGATCTATATCAATCTATTTCGGATAGATTAGTAACCATTGTTTCTAGTTTAAAGCAAATTGATGATAATCTAATGCAAGAATACACGAAACTTAAAATATCTCCTGAAAATCAGAATATTGGATATATTACTAGTTTCAAAGCAGATACAGAAAGACAACTTGATTTTCATAAGAAGTCTCTTGATGAAAAGAAAACTAGAATTTCTGTATTAATGGCTCTTAATGAATCTACTGCAAATACTATTAATCAAGATAAGAATACCTATGCTGGAATTGAATCTAATATGATTCAAAGTAATCTTGCATCATCTATTGAAGATATCACTAATCGTATTGAATCATATAGTGGATATATTTCAGATGATGATATGGGAATCTTGGATAGTGTATCTATGATAGATTTAAATGAACTTAAGAAGGCATTAGATAATTTCCTTAATATCTTAAGAGTGATTCAAGATGCTGGAGGAGAAAGTGAGATTTGTGCTAGTATTGATCTCTATAGTCAATATGATCATAGGTCTATTAATAGAGTACAAAAATGGATTCAAGAAAAACGAGATGAAATTACTGTGCGCTCTATGGATGTCAACAATCTTTCTGATCAATGTAGGAAGATGAGAGATGATCTCAAAGAGATTAATGAGATGGCTCAAACTAGACCTTCTGAATGCACTATTGATACTTGTCCTTATATTGCAAAATATATTGCTAATAAGGATAAAGTATCTCAGGAACAAATTGATGATCTAATTGGTAAGATATCAATTCTAGAATCTCAGAATAATCTTGATAATATTCAGATAATATCTTTGGAGAAGCAAGGAAACATTCTTCAGCTATTAGATGAAGCGATGATTCAGATTAAGAGTTGCATGGGTACTATTAGAAAGATTAGATCTCTTGATGATATTTTCTCTGGTAATAAAATTTATAATTTGATTAAAAATCATTATGCTTTCACAGAGTTTAATATTGTTGGAGATTTAATTGAAAAAGCCAATATCTATGTGGTCCTTAAAAGCTTGCTTGATCAGAGAAAATCAATGGAAGCGGATTATAAGATCTATCAGAATAATAAATCTATGATGGATAAGCTTAATGCTTCTATTGAAGAAAATGAAAAACTATATAAAGAAAGAGAAGGTGAATTAAAAGAATTAAATAAAAATTGTACTTTTATATCTGGTCTTATTGATACTCTAGAATCACAAATTGCTATTGCTAATTCTATGATAGAATTATTACAATCTAAAAATCAAATGGATCAAGATAAAAATTCTCTTAAGCAAGAATTTGATTCTGTAAAAGATAGAATTAAAACAGTAAAAGAGAAAGTAGATTCTTTAAATACTATTAAAAATAGTATTACAATAATTGAAGATAATCTTGGTCCTATTAATGATACTATTAATGGATTGAATTATTCTTTAAGTAGTATCGTTGATTATCAACGAGAATATGCAGATAGTGCAGATAGATATGATAAGATATCATTTATTAGAAATGCATGTAATCCTGGAAATGGTTTAGGTATTCAATCTGAATATATCAAGAGATATATGAATGATGTGATTATTGACTGCAACCAGATGCTAGGATATATGTTTAATGGATCTATAAGACTTGAAGTTCCAGTAATTAATGAGAAACAATTCTCTATTCCTTTTATTGGTCCTAATGGAATTGTAGTACCTGATATTTCTAATGGATCTACTGCACAAAAATGTATGATTGGTCTAGTATTCTCTTGTGTTGCGATGATGAAGAGTAGTACAACCTATAATATTCCTAGATTTGATGAAATAGATGGTGGTCTAGATCAGCAGAATAGAGTAATGTTTATCAATGTACTAAATTCTATATTAAACTTCATGGGAAGTGAGCAATGTATTATTTGCTCTCATAATATGGAATTTGATACTCAGTCTACTACAAGAATTATCTGTTCTCATACAGGTATTAGAATCGAGCAATAAAAACAGGGTAGAGGATTTATTCCTCTACCCTATTATTTTTTAATAAAAATGCAGATTCAATTAGATATTATAAATATGAAATAAAGGTAACGGGAATACCAAAGTTTCAATATTTATAGAAAGTAAGTGATAAAAGAAGTATAATTTTTTTAAAATAATTCTTAAAGATAAAAAATGAAAAATCAAAAACAATAAAAGAAGCGTGTAACGCTTGAAAGGAAACAATTATGTTTGAAATTAATCAATTTAATATCCATGATCTTTATAAGATTTCTTCTATTAAGAATCATAATGGTGATCATACTACCATTATCACCTGCGAGCAGATCGCTGATGGAGTACCTGAGATTATCAGGAAGATGGCTCCTACACGAGTTCATACTATTCCAGATATCAAACCTAAAACAATCATTGATAAAATTAATGATATATGTAAAGACTATGATAAACAGCTCAAGGCAATCAATCTGCAATTCTGTGGGTCTTAATTGAATCTGCATTATAAGTAAGTAATAATAGTAGAGATTTATTCTCTACTCTTATTATTTTTTATTAAAATTTCAATTAGATATTATAATACTGAGAGTAATGGATAAATTATTCTCAATATCTAAAATTTTGGAGGATATGAAAATGAAAATTCGTGTGAAGTTTAATCGGTATGGCAGTGAAACATTTGGAGACTTCTCTATCAATTACTGTGTAAACTTTTCTGTCTATAGGAGAAGCATCTTGAATAGCTATTTCTGCTATCCAAATGATGTCCATCCTGGTGATGTCTTTGATATCGAATATATCGGAAGGAAAGGAGAAGATGACTACAAGATCAGTTTTGTACGTCATGATCCTGCATATCCTAATAGGTTCTTTAAGAAGCCTATTGAGATTATTACCAATGAAGGAGGTGAAACTAAGTGAAGAAGTATTTTGCATATGTGGATGGAAATCCACATTTGTTTAAATACGCTCCAGAAGATGGTAGAGGAGCAGTAGACTTTCCTATCAATAGTCTGATTAATCAGACTAGCCATGAATATGATGAAGATATTATGGTCGTGGCTATCATGTGGAAAGGTACTCCTGAAGATAAGATCATCGATTTTAAACAGGAGCTATTTTCTATCCATGATCCTGATCATACTGATCTTAAGATTCTTAGGATCAAAGAGTTGTTTCCTAAATATTTAATGTCTTTGACTGATTACATGATCATGCATGATTATGTACAGGATGGAGATATTATGTACTGGGATGCAACTCAGACAGTCATTGCTCAGTGCATTCATACACTGTTTGTCTGGGCATGTGAATCTTATGAAGACATTGGTTGTGAGAAAGTTATTATGACCATTGGTGATACAATCTTTGATATAACCACTCAGATCAATGTCGAAGAAATGATTAGAATGTTGAGAAAGAACAATGTTCCAGAAGATAAAGTAAAAGATATTGTTCATCAAACATTGACACTCTAATATAAAAAGTGGGGAGAGGCTAAATACCTCTCCCCATTTATTTTTTTTTAGAAATTATTAAATTCTCCGTTATTAATAACAACGACTTTCTTAATAGAATTCAAGTTAGTATTCTTAGCAAGATGAGTACGAGGATCAATAGTATAATCCTCAATAACTAGATTAGAAGTAATAGGCATATTTGGAATTACTTCTCCAGTTCTAGTATTCATCCACTGGAAATACTTAGCTCCAGTTGCTTGGTCGTAAACAATTACTTCTTCAATGTCAGGATTATTATCATTAAGCATTAGATTCTGCTCAGGAGTTAGATGACTCATAAAGTTATTCATTCCTGCGTCAACTCCAGCTTGAATCTGAGGAGGATAATCTTGCCTAATAACACCAGTACCACCAGTTAGATTAATAGTATTAGGTAGCGTATAAGAAGGAGCACCAACAGGAGCAGAAATAAATGCAGAATATGCATCCATGATTGCCTTATTGTCATCAGTTTGATCAAGTGCTCTCATATCCTTATAACGACGATACTCGTTATCAATGATAGCCTTAGTAGTAGCATTACGTTCTTTAATAGCCGCAAGCTTTGTGGAAAGCGCAGAGTTCATAGCAGCACGAGTTTCATTAATATAATGATACTTGCCCTTCATAGATCTCTGAGATTTCATATAGGCAATATCTTGAGCACAGTCCATAATAATACCATCTGCTTGCGCAATAATAGTATTAGTCATAGCATTTGTATCACTATATTCATCAGCATATACTGTATTTTCTACTGTCTCTCTAGGAGATACTTTATTATCTTCTTGAGCAGAATCATCTGTATTCTTTTTCTTTCTAGCTTTCTTAGGTTTTGTAGAGATAATATCAGCTGTCATTGTATTTCCATCTACAGAAATAGGCACAGAAACATTGGTTCCAATTAGACTAGAAAAATTGGGCATTGTCTGATTGCTAGTTTGCGTAACAGTTCCTAGACTAATGGCTTGGACATCATTGGGCTTTCCATCGGTAGTATAGCTTTGATGCTCATCTACCATGGTAGGTACTTTAGGGAATTCGATTGCCATAGTAAACTCTCCTTTGGTTATATATTATAAAAATGATTAATAGAGAAATCTATTAATAGAAAGTGTAAAATTTCAAAAAGTATATATGATTTGACTTAATATTAATTGGAGGTATCTAAACATGCAAGACAATGAAAAAAGTAAAAAGAAATCTTTTATAGTAAATAATGAACAATTTGAATTATTAATCCCAGGATATCCAAAAGGTTCTGATATTACAGTTATTAATACTTCTTATATTCCTAGAAAAAAGAATGATGATGGAACGTATCAGAAGGATTATATTGTAATTCTATTTAGGGACAATATAACTGGTGGTAAAAAAGTTCATGTGATCCAAGAACCTTTGTATACTTTTTATAGAATCAAAGATGAAAGTCAAATTCCTAATTATACAATGTTCTTCATTGAGAAAGAAAAGGTAGTTCCTTATACTTGTAAATATGCAAATATTCTAAAAGCGATTGCTGAAGTTACTGGAAGAATTGATGAGTTTCTTGAAAATGTAAACAATGGTCAGTATAGTGAGAATAGAAAACTTCATACAGATCCTAGTATATTCATGTCTGATATTCAGATTGAGAATTATTATAGATTTCTGTTTAATCTATCTTACAAGAATGAAGTTTTCAAACTTACTAAGGGATTTCTAGATATTGAAACTGATATTGCATATTGCCTAAATCAGTTTCCTGAACCTGGTGAAGTTCCTATTAATGCAATAGCATATTGTGATGAAGCTCACAATACAGTGTACCAGTTTATATTGAATGATAGAAACAATCCTTTGGTTGAAGAGTATATGCATTATACTGATAGACCTGGGTTCCAGAAAGAATTGTATAATTTCGTTGTAAATGCTGTAGGTGGATATAAGAAAGCTGTTAAATTCGGAGTAGATAAGATGGAATATAAACTTATCTTCTTTGATGATGAATATGAGCTTATTAAAACAGCATTTAAAATCATCAAAGCTACAGTTCCAGATTTTATTGAAGTCTGGAATATGGCATTCGACTTGAATTATATTATAGAGAGAATTAAAGTTCTTGGTCATGATGAAACTGAAACTATATGTGATGGAAGATATCCATATTCATTCTTGAAATTCTATGTAGATGAGAAAAACAAGAATAACTATGAAAAGCGTGGTGACTATGTTGCCGCTTCTATGTATACTGTTTGGCTCGATCAAATGATCGAATTTGCATCTAGAAGAAAAGGTAGAGGCAGATATCAAAGTTTTAAACTGGATGCAATTGGTGAAGTTGTAGCTGGTGTTAGAAAACTAGATTATTCTCATATTACTACTGACTTAGGTAAGCTTCCATATATTGATTTTAAAACATTCTCGTTCTATAACGTAATGGATGTTATTGTTCAGAAATGTATTGAAGCTAGTACTAATGACCTTGAATATGTGTTTACTAAATGTCTAGTCAATAATACTAACTATGCGAAATGCCATAGACAGTCTGTATATCTTGCAAATCGATTCTGTAAAGACTTTTATGAATATGGATATGTAATCGGTAATAATAAAAATCTCTGGAATGAAAAGCCTACCACAAAATTTCCTGGAGCTATGGTTGGTGATCCAACTCATAATGCAGATAGTGTAATGCTTCATATTAATGGTAGGCCAACTCAGTTGTCAGATAATGCTGTTGATTTCGATTAACTAAGTAGTCGCATCTTTATAGGAATATAGAGATGAAAACTTTATTGCAAAAGCTGGAAAAGGCTAAAGCTCTTCTGCCATTAGAAATAATGGAATCGAAAGATAGAAATAAGTGAAGAGATGGACCAAGGTGAAATAAAAGCTATATATTATTAAGGGGATAGTATATAGTCCTAAAGTCTGCTAACAATGTCTAATCAGCACCTAGATAAATTCTAGAGTTCAACGACTATTCCGAAAGGAATTAGGGCCAAGTGGTACCGAAGTATAAAGGATCCCAATGCTTTTATAAAGTAATGGATTGTGATATAGTCTAACCTTCTAGGTAACACCTAGAGAAGTTCATAAGAGAACTGCAAAGATTAACGACCTTTGTGAATGAATGTGTATTCAAGCCTTTATCCCTCTATTATTCTTGAGAATAATCTTGCTCCTAATACACAGGTTGGTAGAATTATTATTGAAGATCCTGATGATCCTATGAAACCTTTCTCTCTTAATGAGCATCCTGATATGTATTCTTCTGGAGATGAAGTTGCAAAATATTCTCGAGGTGGTGAATTCCTTGAGAATATGATCTCTGGTAATATAATGGAATTTTGTAGAAGATGGATGCGACTTGGAGATATCAATCAGTGTATGGATGATATTAGAGAATACTTCAAATATAATCCATCTTATGGTAGAGGAATTGATGATGAAGGATCTAATCAGCAAGCTATATTCTTTACAAGAGATAATATGATAGATGCAGTTAATTTTGTAGAAAAAGATTATAATCTTGATGCTACAGGATTAATTTTCTATGGCAATCTTGACAACGATATAAAGAAAAATCTTTCTGAAGAAATTAAAAAAGGAGCGTTTCTGTGAGTAGTGATTTTAAAGAATTCTGTTCATATATTCAACCAATATTGAATAGCTGTTCAGGGTTTATTAAAACTGATGGTTATATGACTCATTTTCCTGGAGTTATTGTAACTATGGATGCAGATCAGACATTCTATGGAATCATTCATATACCAGTAATTTATAATCTATATTTTACTTGTATTATTAGTGATATCATGGCAATGAAGAAACCAGAAAATCAGATATTTGAAAATCTCTATTTTAGTGGAAATAATATCAAAGGAAATACACTATTAAGAGCTTTTGAATTATTTGATAATATTGATAACAAAGTTAAATGTATATATTATGAGCCTGACTGTTATAATATTAATGGTTTCACAACTGTATCTGCAGTATCAAGTATTGGAAGCGTAAATGTATTTACAGCTTCTGATAGATATAGAATACCTGCTAGTAAAGCAATTACTCCATTATCTAAAGGAGATACTGCATCTCTTAGAATATATGATTGTGTAGTAAATCCTTTAGATCCAGGAGTAAAGACTATCAGATATTCTATGTTTAAAAAGAAATTCAAACTAGCAGTAGATGTATATTCTAACATTCTTACAATTTGAATAAAAATAGGGTAGAGGCTAATCCTCTACCCTATTATTTTTTTTTAATAAAAATGCAGATTCAATTAGATATTATAAATATGAAACAAAGGTACTGACACTACCAGAGTTTCATATTTATAGTCTATGTAGAAAAGAGATGATGAAAAATTCAATCTAATTTATGAAATAATTCTTTTTATGATAAATGTCCGAATATCAACCCATTAAATTATTACAAAATTAGAAAGAGGTTTCAACCATGAATAACATTAAAATGAATTTTGTCAATACCACTGTAGCATTTGCAACAACGTCTCATAACCGTGGGAATACTGCAAATACTATTTCTACAAATTATCGTCGTAAGAATACAGAGAATGCTTATGCTAAATGCAAAGCGGATATGGAAAGAAGGAAACAGCGAGATTATATAATCAAGCATGGATCTTTCTACCAAACAATGGATGCATTCTTTGCAAAGATCTAATCAAATCTGCATTATAATTAAGTAGAAGGAGTAGAGAGTAAAATCTCTATTCCTTTTATTTTTTTTTTGAAAATTACTTACTTCCAAAACATCCATATAATTTACCACACTAAGGAGGTCAATATAAATGGCAAATGATAAAAATGCCAATCAGAGAAAGATTAATAATTCTCTAGATTTGCTAGATCGTCAGGTCAATGACCTATACAGAACTACATATTCCACAACTAATACATCTGAAGAACTTAAGTCTCAGCTATCTGATAAACTAGATGATGCTATCAAGAAGTCTACACAAGAGGATGGAGATATCCAGAATCTTTCTAATACTTCTAAGATTATTATGAAGCTTATGAAGCCTGAAAATAATGGAGCTTCTAATAAGCTTAATAAATCTTTCGGTAAAGGTGTAGGAGATGATATCTCTGTTCTATTTAATAATGCTGGTGTCCAGGCATCTCTGATGGATACTTATGCAAAAACTAAATGGATTACTGAGCTTGATAATGAATTTGATCTAATTTGCAAATATATGCCTAAGTTGCAAGCGGCTCTAGATATTAAGAGAGATGCAGTTCTTTGTTCTGATTCTTATACTAAGGAATTTCTTAATGTAAGACCTAGATATGAGAACCCTACATCTTCTGCAAATGCTGCTATTTCTAGCAATATCGAAGAGATGATTAAGAAGTATGATCTTTCCAATAGAGCAGAAAAGTGGTATGAAAATACTTCTAAATATGGTGAGCAATTTGTTTACTGTGTACCTTATTCTTCAGCATTCCAGGAGCTTTTAAAGAGAAAGAATAATACTGGATACGCTGCAACAATCCAGCATGAATCTACTATTTCTTCTAATAAAAATAGTAAGCCAAATGTAACTGCAAATGCTGTAGTAAATGAAGCCGGTGAGATTTCTATTAAGGTTAACTTTGATACTTCTAAGGTTATTATAGAAGCTGTAGAGAAAGAACAATATGTACGCAAAAATAGAGCTACTGTAAATCCTAAATTTAGAGGATTATCTGAATCTTTTATCATTACGGAGTCTAACGATAAATTTGAAGATCATCTGAAAAAGAATGGTAAATCCACAGAAGTCAATTTTGATAATACAATTGGAGATACAATTGATTGGGAAGATGATAGGACAGCTGCAAATGGCCTAGTAGATCCTAATGGAACAAATTCTACTGCTAAAATTAGTTTGAATGGTGCAGTCCTTACCGATATTAAGCATGATAGGATTATTCCTATTTATATTGATGATACGATATTCGGTTGCTATTATATTAGATATAGCGAAGATCAGGATATTGATATCAATTCTATTGGTAATATCACTGGATATAATTCTGTAACTGGAATGTTTGATAATGGTCCTATTGGTGCTCAATCCTCTAATTATGATGAAGATGAAGTAAATAATAAGGATATGCTTCTAAGATCTCTAGCAGCAAATATTTCTGATAAAATTGATGCTGCATTCATTAATGCAAATGCAGATCTCAAGAAAGAGTTGTATTTGCTTCTAAAGTTTAATGATAAATATAATCAGCTTACTCATACTCCTGATTTGGATATTGTATTTATTCCTGCTGATGATATTCATCATTTGAAATTCAATGACGATCCTATTACTCATAGAGGAATTAGTGATCTTTGGAATTCTCTAGTATCTGCTAAGCAGTGGATTATGCTTAATACTACTTCTGTATTGGGATGGACTACTAGAGGCTTTGACCGTAGAATTTACTATGTGAAGCAGTCTCTAGACACTAATGTTGCACAATCTCTTCTGAATGTTATTAGTACTATTAAAAAGGGCAATTTCGGTATCCGTCAGATGGAATCTGTTAATAATATTCTTAATATGGTTGGCAGATTCAATGACTTTGTTATTCCTATTGGGCCTAATGGAGATCCTCCAATTCAGTTTGATACTCAATCTGGTCAGCAATTTGATTTTCCTCAAGACTTAATGGCAAATCTAGAAGAATCTGCTGTTAATGCAACTGATGTTCCTCTAGAAATTGTTAATAGTTCTACTAGCATGGACTTTGCAGTTAGATATACAATGACTAATGCAAAGCTTCTCCGTAATGTCTTGAAGAGACAAGCAAAGATGGAAGCATTCCTATCTGATATATTTACCAAGATTTATAAGTTCGAGTATAATGAAGATGTAGAGCTTACAGTCAATCTTCCTATTCCTGCTTTCTTGAGTATGACTCAGGGATCTCAGCTATTGCAGAGTGCTACTCAGTATGCTGAATCTATTACTGATATCGAAATGAATGGTGAAGAAGATGAAGCTAAGAATGCATTCAAGAAACTAGTTATTCGTAAACTGATTCCTTCTTATCTATCTGATAAGGACATTGAAGAAATTAAGAATATTATTAAGATTGATAATAATATTACTAGTAGTGAAAATGGATTGAGTGCAGAAGATCTAGCAGACTAATAATCAACAAAAATTCCCAGAGGATCATTAAGACCCTCTGGGATTATTATATTAATTTACAGTGCCAAGGAGGATTTTTATTAGCACAATAATTTAATACTTATTAGCCAAGCTGAGTGCCTCTAGAAGTCTTAGAAGCAACAGTGTTGCCCAGAGACTTGCTAGACAGAATGTCACCAACCAGACCGAATCCAGTATTTTCAACCTTGGACTTATAAACATCGTACTGATAGTTGTTAGAGTCAAGGATAAGCATACGATTCTTATTCTTAGTGGTAAGGTCATTCTGGAGCATCATGTTAGCATACTTATTAACCTGATCACCCACGATGGGATAGCAGTTAAAGCTCATGCTAACTTCCTGGAACTGAATATCACCATGTGTAGAGTTATACATCTGGCTAGTGGGAGCAGCAGTAGGCTGAGCATTGCACAGCAAATATGCCTTCTCAATAGAGCGCATAGTATTATCAGTGACATAGTACAGGAACGTAAAGACCTCATAATCAGGACCAGGATCAGTAATAGAGCTACCAATCAGGCCATGATAAGTCTTAGCCTTAGAATAAGGATCCTTAATACCAGTCAGATAATAAGACAGGTAGTTAGTCAGCAGAGAGCCAGAACGCTCGAAGAAGGACATGCTGACCTGGATAGAAGTATCCATGCTGACATTGTTGATAACCTGAAGTTCATTGACACCATTGGTAACAGTACCAGCATCAGCAGTGATATCAGGAATACCATCAAGGCCACGGAACTCACCTTCCAGAATATGAACAAATCCATCCTGCAGGTTCTTAACCTTTGCATCTTGTGCAGCCAGCAGCTGCATATATCTAGGAACAGAAACAACAGTCAGGAAAGAATAGCCAGTCTCATAAAGATCAAACTGCTTCAGGTTGGAGTAGTCAGTAACACCCTTCATCAGAGTATACTCAGACACATTACGAGGCATCTTAATATAGTTCAAACCAACAGACATAGTTTAGTTCCTCCTTTCTTAAGAATTGTCACTGGTAGTATCAGTAACACCAGGGATCGGATTAGAGGACGGAGATCCCTCAACAGCAAAGACATCAAAGACTTCAGCCTGCGGGAAATCTCTATAATAGCAATACAGAGATGCATTGAAAATCTTATTAGCAGTCTGCACATCATCCTTAGTATAAACCAGTGTGATAGACTTAAAGAACTGCTCATACTTAGAAACGACGTTGTCCTGAATCAGATCCTTATATTTGCCGAAGTCAGTAGCATCGGGCTCCATCAGCATAAAGCGAATGGTAGGAACATAACGACGAATTGCCTTAACAACACGCTGGGTAACCAGAACATTGTTGATGTAAGACAGAGGACCATTATGATCCTGAGAAGTATAAGTGGACTGAATTGCCAGCTGGCGATCAGCAGTTAGATTAACAAAGTTAACTTTCAGATCATCCAGAACCTGCTTCTGATCATAGTCAGGAGTAACACGAGGAATGATGTTCAGAGTGCCCTCAATTGCATCAGTGATGATGAAGTTGTTGAATTCACCAGCAATAGGTGCAGCAATATTAGTGCTATAATGATTGACCAGCAGAGGAGCCAGATCATATCCCATAGTAACACGAATTTCCTTATGAGAATACTCATCCAGAACATCATAGACAGACATATAGTCTCCCACAAAGCAGCTCTGATTCCAACCAGAGCCAGCATCAAAGAGCAGCTGCACATCTTCTAGAGTCTCAATATTCAGACCTAGATCACGGAAATAGAAGAAGTCTTCCCGGAAATCCGCAAGAGATACGATTTGCCCCTTAACACTGAGAGGATAGTTGGCGTCAACACAAAAGTCAATCTTGTGCTGATCCAGATCGAAGATCTCATCGGAAAACTCACCAGAGAAGAACTTAACTGCCTCAGCAGCCCACTCATCAGTAGCTGCTTCACCAGGGAACGGAGCATCACCAAACTTGCCGTTGGTACCAGACATCAGAGACATACCATAAACACTGGTAAGATCCATGCCAGTATCATCAACACGAATGGTAGATAGAGCCTTACCCTTTAGAGAGCAACCGAACATGGGATCAATCTCATAAAGCTCATCAACAGTATAGCCAGTAACCTCAGCAACCTTTGCCAGGAATGCTTCCATACCGATATCATCTTGACCAACAATCAGCTGATCCATGGTACGGTTAGTCAGAAGCATGTTACGACGCTCACCATTGACAGTATTAACTGCCTCAGGATAAATAGAGAAACGCTGAGTCTCAACGATATCCTCATCCTCGACACTCATGATCTTATACAGCATATAAGTCAGACGTCTAGAGGAAGTATAATCGGGAACAATACGCAGCTTCTTAATAGACTTGCCACGGCCATTATCACAGACGACAAACAGAGGGAAGACTGTATCAGTCTTCATAGCATCTGCCTTCTTCTTAACTTCTGCATAGGTCTTAGCATTCTCAACCGTCATTGTAGAATACTTAATCTTTGCAAAGTTAGTCGTAGCAGGAGTACCAGTGACCTCAGTAGTCTCCTTACCATGCTCATCAAGATACAGAGGCTTACCGTCAGCAGAAGTCTTGTTCTCCTTACCAGCAGTAATTTCAGCAGTGATGACTAGGTTAGCCAGAGTAGCATCGTCTGCGACAATACGCTTGCCCAGAACACGACCACCGGCCTTCAGGATTCTATGTGCTTCGAGCAGGGGCTGACCATACTTAAAGAAGTTGGGAGTCTCGCCATACTCTTTCACAAAGTCATCATATACGTAATCAGTAATTTTCTCTGTGCCTTTGTCGGAGGAAAAGGCACACAGAAACAACGGCAGAGAGTCATCAGTCGAAGAAGCAGTACCCTTCGGCATTAGCACTTCATGCCAGTTAACTGTCATTCCAGCATACATAAGCTGTCTTCCTCCTTGTTAGGTAAATTAATTTGAATCAAAAAGATTAAAGATTATAACTGATTCTTTAAATCAAGTATATAATTATTGTAATGTTGCTTTTAAGTACTCGATCTGGGATACTATATAATGTGGCATCTTACATAGTGATGACTCTTTCTAGAGGACTCTCTTTATGAGTTCTCTTACCAGACTTTTCTTCATCGGACAACAAGACAGCACTCATAATAGCTTCATCAAGATTCTCAGATGTCAAAGAAACAAACGGAGAAATATACTTAGAAGCTTCCTTAATTGAAATAGAAGTATATCCAGTCATTTTAGAATTAGCAGTTTTAGACAATCTAAAAGGAGTAGATATATCTTCAGGATCTCTACAGATCTTAGAATACAATAGTCCCATTGCTTGAGCATGAATTTTGTATGTACCAGAATTCAATGCCATGCATTCAAACGGATATTGATATAGCTCATTATAAGGAATAGTATTAGGAATTCTACCAGTCTGAATATGAAGTCTAAACAATTCTGCTAGATTATCCATATCTTGTTCAACGTGGCAACGAGTAATTAGTTGATCGTCTTTATAGAAAATTAATACCCTATAATCAGAAGGATCTAGACCATCATCAAGTTGAATATCCTTACGCTTTTCAATCTTTCCAGGGCGGCAAAGAAAAATAGTAGGAAAATTAAATGCTCGTAGTTTACCAGGAGATCCATTAGCTGAAATAACTCGATAGTTAAAAGATCCCATTAGTCTTACATATGCACCTTCAACTGTTGCTGAAGTAGATTTACCAGAACCAAAATAATCCTCAGGAATATAATATTCCAAAGAACCATCTTGATTAAATAGTAATGCATCTTCTTCCCTTCGTGCGAAAGGAGGAATTTCAGTAAATTTAAATGTTAGTGCCATTGATTTATCCTCCTAAAAAGGTATTATAAACAAGTTAAAAGCCAGAGATGAGGATTTCCCATCTCTGGATTATTACTATTATTTTTAGTATACAGTATTAGTACATACTCCTGTTTCTTTAGCAAATAGAATAGTCTTATAATTATTGACAATTCTTTCATCATCAGGGTTATGCTCATAAGCAATAGCAATATGATAATATGCTTCATCAATATTACCGAGATAATAATTACAAATAGACAGTAGATCACTATCTTTTGCAATCCAATTATCGTATCTTTCAAGCCAATCGTATTTTCTAGTACTAAATTTACGTCCCATATCAATATATCCTACAGCAATAGAATATAATCCTTGAGCCATATATACATCGGCAATACAGAAATAGGGCTCTCTATATGTATAATTCAATTTAATCCATTCTGTATACCATTTAATAGCATTATCATATTCACCCTTAACGAAATAATTATCTCCTAGATGACCAATACAATCAAGCTTGATTCCGACTTTATCCTCATTATTGATCTCATCATACTCAAGAGTCTTTAGATACTGCTTAATAGAATTATCATAATCTTCAGCAATATAATATTCTCTAGCAAGAAGAGAACTTACGTGACTATCTTTAGGATTCTCTTCAACTGCAATTTTCAATAGAGGAAGATACGAAGATCTAGCTTTAGTAGTATCCATAAAATGATGAAGATAGATATTATCTCCAGCATCTAGGATATTCTCTTCCATATTAGGATCATTTTTCTCTAGAATCTCGTGAACAGGATATTTCCAATGATATTTTTTTGTATGAATCTTATCATAAGTAAATACATTTGTAGGTTCACCATTGCTATTATGCGACCATGCATACATATAATGGCATCTAGTATCGTTATCTTCCCAGTTTTCTCTAAGGACGTTACACCATCCCTTTTCAAAGATTTCATCGAAATCTGTGCATACACAAATTTCAGCATCATCAGGGATTAATTTCATAGATTCATTACGTGCAACATCGAATCTCCAAGGATTAATAACTTTCTGTTCTACTCTAGTTACTCTAGGATCTTCTTTGAGTAATTCAAAAGAACCATCAGTAGAACCTGTATCCAATACTACAATATAGTCAGCTTCTGACATATTATCTAGCCATCTATTAATCCATTCAGATTCATTCTTACAGATAGCATAAACACAAATTTTCTTATTAGTCATCCTTAATCTCTCCTTCTTCTATAACTAGATTACTAGTCAATTCTTTTCCACAGCAAATGCAAAGGCATTGAACATATCCTCTAGTATCCAGAATTAATTTAATAGCTTTATTAACAGGAATTTCTGTGACTGCACAACAATTATCACATTTAAAAGCTACTACCTTCATAAAGATTACTCCTTACTAGATACTTCAATGATTCTATCACTTTCTACACTGTTTCCACAATGTGGGCAAACGCATCTACATTTTCCAAAAGTCTTAATATAGTCTTCTCCAAATTGAGTTACAGGAACTTCAAAGTTTTCATTACAATCCGGGCAATAAAAAGATATTACATTTCGCATAATATTTAATCCTCCTAAATAAAATAAAGGGAAGGAGCAGAGAGCTCCTTCCCCACTTTTTACTTAGAAGTCGAATTGATAAAAGATTATCAATTATTATTGCCCTTGACAGTAACACTATGGGTATGCTGTGCGATGCTATGAGTATGATTGCCAGCGGAACCAGTTGCAGCTCCAACAGCAGTAACAGGAGAAAGTGTTGCAGTTGCAACATTGACAGTATGGCTATGAGCAGCAATGGTAACACTATGTGTATGTGCACCAGCAGAAGTAGAAGTGATAGTAGCCGCACCAGCTGCTGCAGATGTAACAGTAGCACCACCACCAGAGCCAGTAACAGTAGGAGCACCTGCAGTATCAGTAATACTAACAGTAGTATCGATAGCACCACCAGCACCAGTGTTAGAAGCTGCACCTGCACCTGCAGAACCAGTTGCTGTAGCACCAGCAGTAGCTGCAGTACCACTTAGAGTAATCTGTCCCTTCTTAACGTAATCAGTCAGATCAGTTGCAGTAGTACCAATCTTTTCCCAAACGTACCGAACATAGCCAGCAGCACCGGTACTATCAGGACCCTTATCAATAGTAACAAATTCAACATAGGTACCAGAAATACCACCATCATTAGCGACGAGGTAAATCTTACCCATAGTACTAGCTGCAGCAGTGGTAACAGGTGCTCCAATAGCACCATCTCCAGCAGCCTCTTTACGAGCATTATCAGTTACAAGCTGAATGCCTGCATTAATCATATCAGCAATGTTTTGCCAAGTCTTAGGATTACCAGATCCATCCTGGATGTACTTAGCATTAAGGTCATAAGATACACCTTCGACCTTAATCTGTTTGATGTTATCAGCCATATTGTTTTAACCTCGCTTAACTGAAATTATTAACGGCAAATATCCATCGATCTGTAATGGATAATGGATTATTAGAATGTTTTTCTTAAAAATAAATGATCCAGTAGAGATTATTCTCTACTGGATCTTAATTCACTTAGAATTTACGCAACAGACAAAGCTTCATATACACCAAAACTACAACTAAAATTACTTGACAGTAACAGTAGAGGTCTTCTTGGTGACAACGGGAGTGATGGTCTCCGTAGCAACAGTAATAGTACCATTGGGAGCCTGTGCATCCTCGGTAGTAGCAACAGTCGGGGTGACAGACTTCTTGGTGCCAGTAAAGGCAGCAGTAAAGGTAGGCTGAGTAACAGTAGCTGCAGTAGTCTCTGTAGCAATGGTAGTACCCAGAACAGCACCAGTACCAGTAAAGGTAGCCTCACCATTGTACTCTGCCTTAGCAGTAGCACCAGTTGCAACTGCAACAGTAGAGGTACCAAAGGTGGGCAGTGCACCAGACAGCTTCGGAGCAGTGTAGGTAACTGCACCAGCAGCAGTGACAGCAGCAGCATAGAATGCAGCATCATCAGCAGCAGAAGTGTAGCTCAGGCTCAGAGACCCATCTGCCTTATCAACACTAAACTTAACACCCTTCTGAACGAAAGATGCAGTAGCATCAGCAGCCTTCTCAACCTTACCATCAGTCATGGTGTAACCAGTACCAGCATCGGTAACAGTTGCAACTTCAGCGGTGTTCAGGGTAACAGATGCATTCAGAGCAGGCAGAGCAACCTTACCAGCAGGGGTATAGTTTGCAGTGTGAGTCTCATCAGCAGCAGCAGCAGCAATAGTAACACTAGTAGTCTTTTCATAAGTTGCAGCTGCATTGGTGTCTTGAGTCAGAGCAACAGCACCAGCAGGAGTAACATCCAGAGCAGAGTAAGTCTTAGGAACTGCAACAGTAGTACCATCCAGAGTATACTCGCCAGGCTTAGCAGTGGTCAGATCAGCGATCTTGTCGAAGACCTCAACAGTACCAGCTGCAGTATCCTTATGAGACAGAGCCTTCAGGTTCAGAGCAGTGGGGCCTTCCAGCTCCTCAGCAGTGATATTATCCTGCAGATCAATACCAGCAATGGTAGTGGTCTTTGCAACATAAGTCTTAGCAGCAGTAGCAACAGTCAGGTGGGTAGACTGGTCACCCAGCTCTTCCCAAGCGGTGCCATTATAGATATACTCCTTGGAGTTATCCTTCATGACAACAACGTCACCGGAAACAGGCTCAGCAACAGCAGCAGCAATTGCCTCCAGATCAGTCTGACCCTCAGTACGATTAATGACACCACGGAAGTGCATTACACCTTCCAGAGATGCAATCTTCTTCTTAATGTATGCTGCAACTGCGCCTTCAGTAGGCAGGTTAACGCCTTCCTCAGTCAGCTCAACAGACACGTCCTTATAGACGGCGTCATGGAAACCTTCAACAACCTTACGAAGGTCAGCATCCTTAACGAAATAGACTTCAGAACCGACTGTAATCTTCTTAAGGGTATTGGCATTATCATAAGTAGGATTAATAGCAGCCATTGAAATTATTCTCCTTTAATTAATATTTTTGTGATAAATAATTTAAACAAGATATAAAAAATTACTATTACTTATCAGACAGAGAATCCATCTTTGAAAACCAAAGATTCATCAGGTCCTTTAGTAACAGTAAATTTTTTATTAATTTCATCAGTGATAGACTTTTGATTCATAGTACCATCAGTCTGATCACCGAGAGCACCATATAGTTTCATTACGCCAGGCACAATAGAAGTTGCTAGAGGTGCTTTATTAATTTGTTCGAATTTCTTTGTGTCAGGTTTATATTCATATACAAATGTACTAGGAATATCGATGTATAGTTTATAGTCATAACCAACAAGAGATTCAGTATAAGTATTATTTGTATAAAATCTACCTTCATGAAGATATCCATGACAAATTAATCCGCCATTAGAGAATTTTACTTTACTCAGAGGAATAGATTCGTCAGCAAAAGATTCAAAGTTAATAGTTACAGTTCCATCTTCCTGAGTTTCCATTCCAGTACCGAGCTTAATAGCTCCGTACTTATCAGCAGCAGCTGCAGGAATATCAACGATTGCATCATTGATAGGAAGCATTTCGCCATTAATAGTGATAGCATCAATCTTAGCAGAATTGACTATAGTAAATTTACCTGTATCGGTAGCTCCAATTTGTTCTTGAGTTCTGGACTTATCATAGATATAAAGAAGTCCATTCTCTTTACAAATTGTAAAATACTTCTCAGGCATTAGATTATCATTTACGGATCTCATTTCTTGCTTCGTCATTAATAGACGAGCATCAACAGGATCACGTGTAGATAGTCTAAATCCTTGGATGACATCAATCATCCTATCTCCTCCTTTCTACTAAATTAATCAGTAAAAGCAAAAGAAAGTTTAAATTTATTGATAGTAAGAGATTCACTAGTATACCAGACATTGAAATCAGTTTCAGTACCCGGATCCCAATAAACCTTCTTCTCCCAACCATTGATTTGTTCAAATCCATTCGGATCTTTGATAGATTGAATATCTCCTAGATCTTTTCTATAAGCAAATACCAGATGCTGATCATTTGCGGTATATTTATGAGAAGTACCTTCAGTGATCAGAGTCTTATCTTCAATTTCTTCCTTCTCCAAGTTATCGATATTGGTAGGAATAGAATCAGAGACACCGAAATAAACGCACTTAACAGGATCCGGAGCATCAGGAGCAATGATCATATTCATAAACTCGTCAAATGTAGTTCCCTTAGGAATTACTTGACCTTGCTTCAAAGCACCAATAGGAACGATAACAGTAATATCTTCATTGATAGATGCTTCAGCAATAGAGCTAATGACATTATTCTCATCAATAGTAATATTCTTACCAGGAGTCAGCTTATCTTGCTTAGTCTTCAGCTGATCATTTAGATACTTATTAACCAGCGGAGAAACAACATCTTCCAGATGTTCATTCAAGTAATCAGTAACCTGATCTCCAGCCATGATGTTAATGTAAGTAGCTAGATCAATAGGATAGCTTACAGACAACCAAGCATACTTATCATCTAGAGTAATATCAGTTTCTCTATCATAAGCATGAAGTTTCTTATACTGACTCTGAACTTTAGAATCAAAAGGTTCAAACTTACCTAGAGTGGTAAATTGAACTTTAGCGCCCATGTCAAGTTCACCAGTAGAAGAAATCCAGTCGCCCAGAATAGTTTCTCCATCATAAGAGTCAATATATTCAACTCTACGGAAAACACCAACTTCTCCATCCTTGACCATAATACAGTCAGCAACTAGCTTATCTCCCTTAACAGTGAGATTAGGCTTAGCAGCTTCAGTCTTAGTAGGAACAGCTCTCAAAACAACTGGTTCTTTAAAGATCAGAGTCTGATCTTCAGGTTCAGAAGGAGAAGTAATATCAATCCTCTTTAGATTAACACTCTTAAATCTCTTAATATCGGTATATCCAAAAATACGAAGGTCAATAGGGCCGATGACAGTATTCAACAGTTCAGGATTCTGACCCATAAAGAAATTGGTAACCGCTACAGAGTTACCTCTTGCAAGCATTGCACCAAACTCTTCTTCATCACCAGTAAATCCATTTTCTACTGCATATTCATAAGCAGACTTACCATCGTTACCAGGATTACCCTGCTTTCCAGGATCGCCCTTGTCTCCCTTAGTGCCAGCAGCAATTTTTCCTAGATACTGATAACCAGTAATGGTCTCCTCAATATTAGAATTATTCTGGCAGCACTTGCAAGTACACTTACTTACAGTAGAATCACCAGTTCTAATATATAGATCAGAAACAGGATCATTCAAAACAGCCACAAACTTGCCACGAGGAATAGTATTCTTCTTAGCTTCTGCTTCTTCAATAGATTCAAAGACACAATAGACTTCGAAATTAGCAGCTTCTCCCTTTTCGCCCTTAAGAGATGCTAGCCATTCATCTTCTGTTCCTTCATATCCCATAGCTACTGCACATTCATATGCAGAAGGACCTTGGGATCCAGTAGCAGCTTTCCAAGTAATACCATCAAGGCTATACTGAAATACACCAGCTTCATTTTCTCTAACAAGAGTAATCTTCTGACCATCATTTTCAACGCTACACACAGGATTACTAATAGTATCAGATGTAGCAAGAATAGTTATATCCAGAACATCACTGGGTTGAACATAGATAACCTTACCAGAATATTCCTCAGATCCGTCAATCTGAAGATAGGCACTGGTTCCAATTGCTCCAAGAGAGGAATTATAATTAACACCAATCTTAGATACAATGCCAGTAATGACATTCTTTTCACCATTTAGCTTATAGAAACATTCGACTTTGTCACCGGTTTTTACAGTGACAATTTTAGAAACTCCACTATCAAAGGTTAGTGAAAACCTCAGATTAGGGAGAATGGTATATTTATTGTCAAGCAACATGGCCATCAACCAATCCTTTCTTTATGATAATTATTATAAAGTTTACGAGCAAATGCCGGTAGGATCTACTCATCCTACCGGCAATGCATAAGTTTTTGAAAGGAGTAAACAAACGAAGGAAAACAAAAATCAACGCAACCGAAAACCACCGTGACCAACACATTAACAGCTAGGGAAAACAATAATTTGGAGGCACAAATCTCATGGCAGAAGAAATTTGCTTTATTTTCGTCCAGCTATTACTTAAATGTTACATTTCTTTCTAGCAGATTGTTCATGCATTCACGAAGATTTGCAACAAAAGTATCATAGAAAGTCTTATCCTTAGCATTGATAGAATGATAAGCTCTACCTCTGGGATTAATACGATCAATTGCAATAATATTACGAATGAAATAATACATAAAAGTATGTTCTGCCATGTTATCAGGATTCATATTACAGCAATACTTACAATATGCAAGACAAATCATCATAGCCTGATCTTTAGTAAACTCAGTCAGATGGCGAATAATGACATCAGGGCAAGTACGAATATCATTAATGATAGCATCATTAGTTTCATACTTATGGATGAAAGAATCATAAACTCTATTAGGCTTCTTCATCTCAATGGACTTAATCTTGCAATGCTTGCAGAATTCTTTAAATTCATCAAGATTAAAAGCTTTATCAATATTATCTCTAATAGCTTCCAGATTCTTTACCATTACATCATTGCCATTATTCTTAGCAACTACGATAGCATTGTTAATCTGTTCCTTACGTTCGTCATCAAAGCTAAGCATCAAATCACCAATCTGAGTTGCCATATCATCTGCAATATTAGCAGCATCTTTGGTAAATCCAGAAAATAGAGTATCAAGATCAACAGTCTTCTGAGAAGACTTCTTATATTCTTCTACATATTCATCAATTAGCATCTTAGCAACTTGATTCTTATGGAGAATTCTATTGCTAGGAACACCAACAGTATTTGCATTAGCCATAATCTGGCTTACAGTGTTCTGCATAAACTTAGGCATGTTGGAATAATAGTCAATATTATTACCAGCAATTCTATTAGCCATTAGATATGCAATCTTAGAAACTGCATCTGCTTCAGGAATTTTATCTTTACAAGAATCAAGGAAATTATTCAAATCAGCATTTAGATCGGGAGTCTCATCATTGATCATAGCATCAAAATTCTCAAGATTCTTCTGCTGAATTTCTTCAATAGAAGCTTCGGTATCAATTACATTATAACTTCCAGTAGCAGGATTATAAGAACCGAGAACCTTTTGAGGTTTAGATTCTTCTTTCTTTTCATCTTCAGAAATAGTATTCATTGCATTTACAGGTTCTTCGATTTTATCTACATTCTCAAGAATCTTAGGTGCAGATTCAGGTGTAGCATTTAGAAGATTTTCATATTCCTTATCAATATTAGTAGACATTAATATTCTCCTTTTATATAAATTACTTAATAGGCTCAATATCTCCACCAATCTGCTGAAGTGCAAGCTTAATATACGTCATAATATCAGCAGAATCAGGAGAATTCAATACAAAAGTCTGATAGAAATTTCTGAAAAATCCACCAGTAGGATCAGAAACAATACTAGCAATATATGGTGCTAGTGTAGGTGCTTGATTGCTATAAACAATACTTAAAATATTATCTAGAGAAATATTAAAAGAATCGATCTGATTAATTACATAATCGATATTACAATGAATAGCTGCAAGTACAGGATCTTTAAATAGCTTCTTAGAATAGCTATAGGTAGCATCGTTCTCTTTTCTAAGTTGAGAGAAATTAAATGCTGAATTAAGAGCATCTTTCTCTTGAATTAGATACATAGCATAAAACATTTTTAGATGCTCAGAAAAAGAAGATACAAAGAAATCATACAGCCAAAATGCAGCAGAATACAATTCAGTATCTTCATGAGGATTAAAATTCAATCCATAGAAATTACAGATCTTATTGATGATATTCAGATAAGTCTTATTTCTAGTATTGATAATATCAGGATTATTTGCACCAAATCCATCAGACAGATTTTTAAATGTCAATTCATAAGCATATACCAAATTAGGATTAGAAGCTTGATATGGATTAAATCTATTATTCAATGCATTATCAAGAGCATCGAGAATATAATCGTCTCCAAATTGACCAAGAATGCCTGCTAGCTGATTATCAATATTGACATTTGTTACTGCAGGATTATACTGGAAAGGTGTACCATTAAATTCAACGGCCATATACTTTACTCCTCCATTTTAAAATAATAAAGCACGTAGAGCGCTTTATTTTGATTACTATCTGGTTAATAAATTATTTATATTTTAATTTAAATAAATCAAAAATTAAAAAGATAATATAAATATGACATTAGAATATGAATTCTTTTGCCAATCAATATATCTAAAAAAAGAAAGGATTACTAATATGAAAAAGAAGACTGCTAAAAAGCATTACTCACAACTGTATAAGGCTTCCACAATTCAGCAAACAGTCTATGATGACACTGATTGGAATAGCCTTACATATCTTTGCAATGATCATATTATTACTGTCAAGAAATCCAAAAAGCATTTCTCAAAGAAGCAATTAATAAGATTGCTATCTGATAGAAAGACCATTTATAAATTCTGCGATGATATGAATGTCAGTTATCCTGATATCAATACCATTATCAGTTGTCTTAAATGGGACACATATAAAGATGCCAAGAGATTCAGCATTGTTTTGTTGGATGATATATTTGCTATTAACCATGAAGGTTAAGCATTTATATATTTTTGAGTAATAAGAGAAAGAAGGAATGCGTATAAGACAACGTGTCCGCAGTAGGAAACTCGTTGAAAGAAATGGAGATTAATATGTACTATTATAAAGACCGTCACAGCAAGCAATCTAAGTATACCACTAAAAGAAGAAAGAAAGCCAATTCCATTGCTATTACTATTAGCAATTTCACTGTTACAGTAATGGCAATCTGGCTTATGATGGTTGCTTCTATCATTGGGCTTATGAATACCACATTAGTCCCTAAAGATATTATCGATCCTCTAAAGATCGGTTCTAAATATCGTCATACAGCTGTAGTTGCCACTCATGTTGCAACTACTTCTTTTACGGCAACTCCAATCAATACTATTACAACTACTAATTCTATTGAAGAGGAAAAGATGATTCTGCCAATGTCTGAAGAAGCAGAATTAGAATATGAAGCAGAACTTGCAGCAGAATTGATTGCTAGTTCTGAAGAAGCTCAGCAGATTGAGGAAGTTCAACAGCAACCAGTTGTTGAAGAAACTACTACTCAGCCTATTGAAGAGGCAACTCCTGTTACTGAAAATATCGAAGAAGAAAACCATGGCAAATGGTGGACTGAAGAAGATTATCAGTATCTGTTGATGATTATTGTTGGAGAAGCTCAAAACTGTTCTCGGCAGGAGCAAATGTATGTTGGTTCTGTCGTTTTAAATAGATTGCATTCTTCTTGGTTCCCTAAGCAGAATACTATTAAACAGGTAGCTACTGCTAAAGGTCAATATGCATGCATGTGGGATGGTAATGCATATAAGACTCCCACTGAAACTAATAAAGAGGTAGCTCTTGAATTACTTAATAATGGCTCTGTATTGCCTGAGAATGTCGTATTCCAGGCATTATTTAAGCAAGGTAATGGTGTTTATTGTAAAATCAATAAAACATATTTCTGCTATAAATAATACATTGCTTTTGATATAAAGAGGTCGGTAGGGAGAAATCTCTACCGACTTTATTTTTATTTTAATAATAAATACTTAGATATTATAATAATGAAATAGAGATACGAAGATACTCTATTTCAGTCGTCTAATTCACTATAATGCAAAATGTACTGGAGGTACAAAATCATGGCTAATTACAATGTTGGTATTAACCCGTTCATCAATGACAATACCGGTCATGCATCAGTTTCCGCTGGTGTTGATCTGAGTCATCAGATGCCGAATCCGCAGAACAAAGCTTGCTTCAAGCTGATCAAAAAGATGAAGGGCTCACAGCATGTTGATGTGATCTGCAAGAGCTTTGCAGAGATGCCTCCGAAACTTGAGCTCCTTCGACTCAAGCAGGAGTTCATCAACCTTGGAGAGTTGGGTGCATTGAATGCATCCATCGAGGATCTTTCTGGATCTGACTTCAAGGTGAGCTTCATCCATAATGGATCTCTGGTTGAGATCTATTATGAGCTGATCAAGGAGACCGAGTACAGCACCACTCAGTACGATCCTATGATCTAAACAAAAGACCGAGTGGACTAAACATCCACTCGGTTTATTTTTTTTATTTATTCATCTTCCATTACAATATTATTGTAGTTTTCTTCATCATCATAAGATTCTTCTTTTTTAATCTCTGCAGGATGAAGATCGTCTCCTTCAGCATCTGCTCCATGTTTCTGATAATATTCAATAGCTTCTTGCTCTGCTTGCATTCCATAATGAAATCCATCATAAATGATAGCAATGTATTTATTATATAGCAAATCAAATATTTCGTCTGAATTAAAAGCTGTCATAATAGCAATATCAATAGGACAAGAAGAATCATAAATACCGCTATGATTAGAATTTAAATTAAGCCATCCATATCCATCTTTTTTAATTTTAGATTTTGCTTCATTTATAATATATTCTTCTACATTGTCTTTAAATACATGAAAGTCAGACATGGATATTAGAATGCAATTTCTAATAGTTTCATCATTATTGCATTCATTTAGAATAAATTTATATAATTCACCATTTTTATCAAATACTATTTTCTTATAATTATTACTAATCTTCCTTCTATATCTATATGCAATAAAAACTATAATCAATATAATTGATATAATTAATAGTATAATCTTACCTTGTTTATTCGGGCTAATAAGCATAATTGACGACTCTCCTTTTCTTTTTATTATAAAAATTAAATAAATGTTTTTGTATTTTTGAAACCTTAATATTAATAACTAAAGAAAGGAGAAAGATATAAATGGTTATTCAAAATCCATCAACTCCAATTACTGTTTATTATCAAGATAGTACCACTAATCAGAGTTTTATGAATATGTATTATTTTCTTAAAGCTCGTGGTATTAAAAATAATAAATTCTTTTTGTTGTTGTATGATGGTGGATTGATGGGCGTAGATCCAAGAGACCCAAATTTACCTAAACCAATGAAGATGCGCGTTCTTCGAGAATGCATGGTTAACTATTGGTATTTTGCTCGCGAGGTAGTGCGTATACCTACCGAAGGCGGTGCAGTTGGAGCTGGTAAAAGATTCGAATTAAGTCGTGGTAACTTAGCCATGGCTTATATGTTCGTTTATAATATTAACCAATTTGTAGAATTCCCTCGACAGCATGGTAAAACTGTTTCTGCTTTGTGTTGGTATCTTTGGGTTTTTAACTTCGGAGCTACTAATACTAGAATCATGTTTGCTAATAAGAAACATGATGACTCTAAAGCAAACTTAAGAACAATGAAAAACTTGAGAGCTGCTTTACCTGAATATCTAAGAATGGAAGCTCAGTTAGATAGAGATGGTAAACAAATTAGAGCTCCAAATACAGCAGAAACATTACAGAATCCTATAAATAGAAACTTGATCACAACCTTGCCTGGTGCTAGAACTCCGGCTCTAGCAGAAGGTGCAGGACGTGGTGCTACAGTTGCAATTCAATATTATGATGAGTTTGCTTTCTTGCCTTATAATGATATTGTATATACTGCTGCTATGCCTGCATTCTCTAAAGCATCTGAGAATGCTAAGTCTAATGGATCTCCTTATGGAGTATTGATTACTACTACTCCTGGAGACTTGACTACTAGAGAAGGCCAATTTGCTAACCACGTTAGACTGAATGGCACTGAATGGAATGAAAGTTTCTATGATCTAAGCTATGATGATCTTAAGAAAGTTATTGATGCTAATACAGATTCTAACTTCATGCATATTAGATACACTTATCAAATGCTTGGTAATGGCACTGAGTATTTTGATCGCATGGTTAAGGATCTACAGAAAGACTGGGTTAAGATTCGTCGTGAAGTTCTACTAGAATGGGCTAAGACTGCTGATAATAGTCCTTTTAATAGAGAAGATTTGGATATTATCGGAGCTCAAGTAAAGCAGGAACCTAGAAGTATTTTGAGATTTGGTAAAGCTGGGCAATTCGTAATGAAGATTTGGGATACTATACCTATGAATAGTATGTATCCATTCATTATCGGTGTTGATGTTTCTTCTGGTATACATAAAGACTCGTCTGCTATTACAGTTATTGATTCTCAAACTACTAAAGTCATTGCTACATTTAAATGTAACTTTATTACGATGCCAGAATTGGCTGATATGATATATCAGTTTACAACCACTTATGCAAAGAATGCTATTATAAATATCGAAAACAATGGTGCGATTGTCACAGCTTGTAGAGTAATTTGCAAGTTTCATTGTGTTAATTGCTATGAAGAGGGTCAAGAACCTTATATACTACAACGTGATCTGAAAAGATGTGCGTGATAGTTACGAAAGTAGAAAGAAATTATAAGGATTCTGATATGGTCAAATCCTAAGTCAGAATTAACAAGCCCTTGTATAGCCGTGAAATATCCGTATGGGATAACACTCAACGATCATCTCCTGACGGGAGAAGTAGAACCTTCAAGTCTATAATGGAAGGAAGAAAAATACACCCCTATGAGATACATAGGGTGGACACATGATCTGATCACTGTCTGTAATGGACGTGACTTGGAATTGACCAAGAGATATAATGCAGACGATTATATCTAAACTAAATGGCTTCGGTAGCTCTGTTCTACAAATGCTTATCAAAACTTCTATTAAAAAGAATCTCTATTATGAAATTAAAGATCGTATAGATGAAGAACAATTTGATGGAATGACAGTCAAGCGTAGACCTAAGAAATGTAAAGTCTATGGCTCTACTTCTGGAAAGAATAAGCGTAATCAGCTTATTGAATTACTGCATCAAAGAGTTCAGCATCATAGAGATAAATTTAATAGTAAAGATATTTATGATGAACTTTGCACAATGGTTGTTAAGCCTAATGGTAAAGTAGAGCATGCAGATGATGCACATGATGACTTGGTATTCTCTTATCTTTGGGCCTTGTATGTTTTCTATTATGGAGAAGATCTTGCTACAAGATTCCATATTATGAAGACCGAGATCTATACCGATGATCATTATGATGAAACTTCTTATAGTCTAGAAGAAGAATATGGTGAAGAAGGAGAAAAACTAGATCCTAGTGTATTTGCTGATGATGCAGATGCTACTACTCATATGGTAAATGATCAGCTCGATTATTTGAGTAAATCTAAGCGTATGAGTATGGAAGATTTCCATCTTGCTCAATTAAATGAAGATGAGAAATCTCTGGAAAGAATCAGAAAAACTGCAATAGGAAGAAAAGCTATCTCTGATGCCTATCATATCCCTGAAGATTATTTGGAGAAACAAGAAAATAATGGATATACAGATATTGGTGCAGATCTGAATAAAATTTGGTATGGTGATAATTCTAAGAATCCTGCTAATCCAACTTTAGCAGGAAACTTAAGTGATCTATTTAATAGAATAAATTAAATTTTAGAGGTAGAGATTTAATCTCTACCTCTATTTTATTTTTCAATTAGATATAATAAATATGAATAGATAGGAGTACTATCTATAATTTCAAAATTTAAAGGAGTTATTAAAATGCTTGTTAATGTAAATTCTAATAGTTCTAATCTTATTGCTATCAATGAGGAAATGTTCTACAATGGAGATCCTCATGGAAAAGATAAGAGATTTGCAGTTGCCTTTGATTGCAATGATGCAAGAGTAAAAGCAATGTTTAAAGATCCATATTTCAAAGTGTATGATTCTGGATATTCAAAAGCTTCTAATATTATTAGATTATATTTCCTTAGTGGTAATGCTACTTATCATAAAGGATTAGCTCCTTTTAATGTTACGAAGCAATTTATTAAGAAACTTGATCTTACTCTAAAAGAGAAATGTTCCATTAAAAGATTTTCTAATCTAACTGCATATGATGCGATGTGGGCATATATCTATGAAAGAGCTCCTCAATATGGAATTACAGATCCTACAATGAAAATTCCTGAAGAAGAATTTATTCGTAGATTAAAAGTTGCTAATGGATTTACTGACTAAGAAGGAGAAGATATTATGATTTTAGCAAATAGTCCTCTTATTAATTTTATTGATTCTGAAGATGTAAAGAAATATTATATCGAAAATAAAATCGATATTAAATATGATCTTATATTCTTCATGATCTATAATTCAGATAAGACTTTATCGGAAAAAATATATGGGTTTACAGTTCTTGCAAGACTTATTGAATGCTGTTCTTATCAAGATGATGATACTTCAAAAGGAGAAGTATTAAATCAAATTGATTCGATGATTAATAGAATTCACACTATCTTAGGAGAAATGCTTACTAAGAATAATGATGAAATATTTGAGCTACAATATTTTTATGATAAAGGAAAGGATGAAAAATATTCATTTTCATCATTTAATAATGCATTAAGTTATATTAAGAATAGTGAAATAAAATGTGATCATATCAGAATTAGTAAAGTGAAACTTAGTACAGACAGTAATGATGATCCATATCCCATTGATGAATTCACAGCTGTTATTGATCCAAAGAAATATGGAATAATCAATGCATGGTGTGATGATAGAAGTGATACTAATTTGTATCCAGAGGATCCAATTGAAGAACGATATTTTCCCATTCCTTCTCCATTTAAATCCGGTGATGTAGTAAAAATTAATACTAATTATTTACTGCAGATGGATTATATGGAACCTGAATCTGTATATTTCATCGTGGAGGATAAACATATTAATCTTCAATATGGTGAAAAAGGACAAGACTGTGAATGTGGATTCAATATTGAAAGATATAATGGATCTACAGGTATATTGGATTGGATGGATGATGGAAAAGTTTCTCCATTTAAAATTGAATATGATCGTCATGATTATGAAGCAGATTTCAATAATATTCATGATCGTATTGTAAGCATGTATAGTAAATATCTGAAAGGAGAAGATATTCCATTTATGTCTATTATTCCTGAAATTGAAAAGGAAATCCTAAGAATCCATGGAATTGAAAATAGTATTATTATTTAAGGAGAATCTATATGATTTTTGGCAGATACGTCTTTCATTGAAAATGGTATTGCTCAATATCAAAGTTTATTAAGAAAGGAGACTTCTGCAGGATATGCCATTGAAAGTATAATTAGAATGTTTGCCTACAGTCGTGGTGCACAAACAAAATTGATTCTCTAAAAAAGAAAGGAAGTTTTATTATGGATTATCGTTTTAATTATGATGATGCTATCGTCAATTATCAAGTTGTAGAAATTAATGGCATCAAGTGTTTATTTACAGAGAGTCGTCTTCATAGATTCCCACTCCCTGGGTTCATCAAAATGTATGATCTCAGGCATGGAGATAATCCTAGTCGTCCTAAAACCCTTGAACCTTCTGTTGTAGTAAATTTCTTTGGCACTATTATCACTGACCATACTTTCAATCTTAATGAAAATAAAGCAACTGGTAATCCTGCTGATAAGTTCATGCGTATCAACAGAAATAATTTTAAATATGCATACGAAGACGATGTATGTGGAACTGATGCATGTAAGTGGATCAGTGATCATAGTGTTGAAAAAGACTATGATGAATAAATAAAAAGTCCGGGTAGGATCACTCCTACCCGGATTTATTTTTTTTTTGTATTACTAGCTAAGATTTTATATAAACCATATTAGTGTATCTACAATTCTTAGGATCACCATCTATATTAGAAGCATGATAGCCCCTCTCTAAATAACTACTTGCATCAGCAATATAGCTACAAGCTACCAAATCTTTAATATAGAATGGTTCTAATCTCCATTTTCCATCTTTTATACATGAAAGATTTACATATGGAATATTATTCTTAAAAGCCCAAGAAATATAAGAATCATTAATTACAGAATATACTTGTCCAGTCTTAGTAATACAATATAAATTAGGAAGAAGGCCAGGATATGAGAGAATCTTAGCTTCTTCCATGCTATCACGACTACTGAATCCTCTAACAGTAATCATGTTTTGCATCAGATCATAGTATCCATCTTTAGAAGAGTCCATAATAGGTTCTCCTATTCTTATGGGTATTACTTATATCCAAAAGCTTTCATTGTATCAATTTCTGTAAGCTGAACAGTAGAATCGTGAAATGCTTTCATCGACTTATTCTTATAAATTGAGAAAACTTGCATAAGAGTAAGTCCAACATTTTTAATTCCAAGTTTCTTATAGAAATTACCAGCACATGCATTACAGGGTTTTTCATGTGGGCAAAGATAAGCCATTCTCATCTTAACTTTCTTACCAATGAATTGATCTCGGTTTTGAGAATTAAGCTCAATTAGCTTACCATTGCTTCCTATAATATTGTTATACATATACTGGTTTACATTTTTAGGGGTTAGCTCTATTGTGATATGCCTATCGGTATGGCAATCTGTACCATCTTCATCAAGAATCAAGTCTTGATATGCCATAGTAGTAAGGTTCTCTAGATAACCACCGCCCTCAGTTTTCTTACCACGAGAATATGCACCTTCTATGCCAGAATTAGAATATAGAGAATATTCTTCTCTCTTAATTCCTTCCATATAGTTAGAAGTAGCAATACGAAATTCTTGCTTAGAATCAGGATTGGGATCTCTAGTAGCGCCTTTCCAGATAAACATATTTTTGAAGTTATTATTAATATTAGATCTTGCTCCAGAAATGAAAGAATCCATTGCTGGATCATCTTTCAAAAGCTCCTTAGCATAAGCAATGAGTTCATCCTCAATTTGCTTAGCTACAACAGTATCTCCAGCTTCAAGCTCCTTTTGATGCTCCTTAATTAGTTTATCCTTCAGTTTATCAATTTGAACACTACATGTCAAAAGATCTTCAGAATAATTTGGAGCTAACACAGTAACAAATTGCATTGCAAACTGAGTCTTCATCAGATAATTCTTAAGGGTTTGAACAGAGATTCGATCTTCCATTAAAGCATATGAAAGATCTTGGTTCATATCTTCTAGCTGACCACCATTGATAGTTTTATTTATATATCCAAACAATTCAAAGAGATCCTGCTCGATGAACCATTTGTTGAAAATCCAAATACCTACAGTGGTAGTAAAAGTATTTTTATTTTTGTGATTTTCTGGACCATAATATCCAGGAGGAACTTTTAGAATATCATATGGATGGCATTTACATTTACCATCATATTCACCAAATAGTCCAAAAATAAAAGAAGATGTGATTTTATCCTCTGTAATATTAAGGAGCTCTGCTTTAAGAGTAGGATCTGTAACTTCTGTAGATACTCTCTTCTTAACGGCCATAATTTACCTCCATTAGAAGTAAATATGATAAGTAATATCAATACCCTTAGTAAGGTCAATCAGAGGCTCATTAGGAATATTGAGCTGAGTCATAGGAGTAATATCCTGATACCAACGATATCCAGAAGACTCATTATACCATGCGGTTAGCAAAGAAATAGAATTGATCTTTGCATCATTGATAGAAGTAGTAGCTCTGAAATAATCACGGAAATCATCCTTAGTGATTCTCAGGTTCATCTCAACAAAAGTCTCAGCATCAGTTTCATTCTGAGAATCATACAGATTAGCATCGATGATTGTACCATCGGTGAAACGCATATACATCTTAGGATCAGACTCAAAAGCCTTGAAGTAATATGCATAACGATCAGTTAGAGACTTACGGCCATAATACTTCTGACGAAGTTCATCAGTCAGATCATTCTGTTTCAGCTGATAGCGGAAAGGAACTAGATCTCCATTAGGTGCAATTCTCTTAGTATATCTTACAGGATATACTGCAGAGTTTTCAGTACCACAGCCTTGAGTTCCACAGCAGAACAGGCAAATCTTAGGCAGATTTGCCGGAGAAGTACCATGTGCAACAGAATTTTCTAGAGATAGAGATTCATTATAGGTAGGCAAATGAACAAGCTCAGGAAGATTGAAACACTTCTCAGCAACAAACTGAGAACCAGCAATAACAACTCTATTATGAGTAGTCAGCAGAACTTCTCCAGTATCGATATCCTTAAAGATAACTTCACCACGCAGGAAAGGCTTATGAATATTTACATCTTCACGACTCTTTTGAGAGTCAAAGAATGTCAAATGCTTATCAGACATATCTAAAACCTCCATTTTAGTTAATTATTTGAATGTTCCGGTATATAAATATATAGCAATCAGCGAGATATATCGATACCACTATATTCTATCTTATCGTTAGAATCAAAAGATACTGTTAGATATACTTTTCTTCCTTTAGGGTAAATCGGATCTTTACACTTCATTTTAAATGTAAGATCAAGTCCATCATCACAAATCTGCCCATCTGTTACAACCATTTGAGAACTAAGATTTGTATATTTAGGATATTGCTTAAAGAATTGATCAAGCTTCTTGACAGATTCTGAAGATTCACCGCAATCATAGTCATTGTCTATATCATTCCACATAACTTCAGCAGCATTATTCTTAATATCTGATATATTCTTATTTGCAAGATTAATCAGTCGTTCAGGATCTTCAGTATCATAGCATGGAAGAGAGATGCCTTGGAAGTTAAACTTCTTTTTATTATTTGCTTCTATCTTTTTCTTGCGTGCTTGATATTCTTCATCTTTCTTTCTCTTTTCTTCTTCCTTTTTCTTTTTATTTTCTTTATATTTATCCATAAATCCTTCAAGGATATTCTGGCAATATGATTCAGTAAATATAGCCATAGTAAGTAATCTCCTTTAAGTATCAAATTGATGTGCAGGGAATTCTTGAGTATTGATAGAATAATAATCATCTATGAGATTATATCTTTCATATTTAGACTGACTATGATTCATAGACTGTCTAGCATCATTCATAAGTAATACAGAATAGAAATCATAGAAATCAGATCTTGTAATATCATCTTGATATCTCATTCTATCTTCTAAGTATCTACTAATAAGAAGAATACCAATATCTACGAGCCAATCATCTCTATAATAATCATCATAAGTATTATTATATTCTGTATGAATAGATTCCAAAATATTCACATGCTCTTCATATACTAGATAAATAAGCATATGAACAATAGCATCAACAGCATAATCATCAATTTCTTTAATGTAATGATTCTCTGCATTAAACTCTTCGGAATTCATTGTAAGAGTTGTATAATGCTCTTTATAATCTCGAATGATTTTTTCTACCTGCTTATAATTATCAGAGTTATAATACTCAGAATAATTTTTAGTAAGCCAAGTAGTAATATCAAACCAGACTTTATCAATCATTCTACATTTCTCTTTAGCAGTAAGACCTGTAGTCATACCTTGGATAGCATCTTCTATTTTAATAATTTCACTCTTATCAAATAGATATTTAAGAAGAATATGATCAATTAATTGAACATAATTCTCAAACTTATCATCTATTGAATAGATAATAGAAGAGTCATGAGTAAAGATTTTAAAAGACTTAAAGAAATCAATAACTTCTGTTACATACTGCTTAATGAAATCGATAGAAATAGAAGGTAATCCTGCAAATACAGTATCAAGATTAATTTTATCTTGATCTATATAATCCTTCATATAAGATACTATTGCTTGAATAGCATTTACACAAGCTTCCTGCCTTGTATCTTTACTATTCATATTGAGAATTCTAGTAATAAAAGAGAATAGAGATCCATCTTTATATCTTAAGAATTCTCTATATGTATATGCCATTTTAGCAGTACCAATTTTCTTAAGATCATTATTTTCTTTAATATACAAATCAAGATTATGATCTTCAGAAAATGTATCAGGTACTACGAAGCATAGATTATTATCGTCGACAGATTTTACAAGCCATTTCCAATCACGAGTAAAATCATCAGGATTATGATAATCTTCTTCTTTAGGCAATACAATAAATTTAGATTTATATCCATTTGCTTTATATTGATCTACAATAGTATTATTACCAACAAGGAAATATTCCATGTTATAATTCATAGTAAGTAGAGTCTTATAAAGATAACGATATGCATCATAAATTTCTTTAGATGGAGGATTCCTCATAACTTTAATGATATGATCATAGCAATCTTTATTTGTAAAGAAAATATCTTGAAGTTGATTAAAAGAAATAATAGAGTTATTATCTGGAACTGCATATGTCTCTACATGCAGATCCTTAAGTGTTAATCCTTTATGATTTTCTTCTAGCCAAGCAGAAATTTTTGCCAAATCTGCTTCCATATTAAATCCTAGAATCTGTGCACATTTAGATCTAGTATCTACTATGGTATCTTCTACTCCATAATAGATATAACTTAAAGAGAATAGAGCAATAATTGTATCTACTAATTCAAATTTCTTTGTTGTAGATACATTAGGAAGATTAATCATAAGAGCAGATTTATCTACGTTATTATACATAAGAATATTCATAAAATATCCTAAAGTAAAATTGCGTTTTGCAAGATCAATAACTGCTTCTATAGAATAATACTTCGATCTCAGGACAGTAAAATCTAGATCTTTTATATCCTGTTTTACGTCTTTATATTGCTTATCTCCAGTCCAATATGCATCAGATTCTACTACAGTATCATATTTCAATACACTAGAGTCTTTACGAATATAATTATCATATTTATCAAGCAATGGAACCTTAATAAATTTCAAATCATAATCTTTATCGTTGTCTTCAGATACTGTTGTATTACCCATTGAATCTATAGTAACTTTCTTTTCATCATAATAATCTAGAATGTCTTTAGAATTTACATATCTATCTTTCATGATATAATATCTAAAAACTTCAATATTCTCTGCTCCGAAAATAGAAACTATATCAACGATGCATTTATCTGTAGATTTAAACTTAATAAGTTTATTAAGATTCTTTACCAAAGCAACTTGATACTTTAAAGGAATATCTTTAAAATACTTTACTCCATTAGATTCAAAGATATATTTGCAAGTACGTGTATCAAATATATCTCGTCTAATAATATATTCAGGAAGTTCAACAATTAAATCAATGATTGTTTGAATAGTAAGAAAGATCATCATAAAATTATCATAATAATCAGATCTATACTTATAAGCTTCTGAATATCCTGTATACAATAGATATAGTCTATTTGCTTCAAAGAGATCTTTAAATCTACGTTGTACTTCTTGAGCATCTGATTCTGGGCAGTATAGAAGAGCAAATCTATCTGCAACTCGTGCATTATAATAATCTACTTCCCTATCTCCAATATGCATTATATATCTTACATCAGATTGAGTAAGATCCCAAGATGCTAAAGTATTAGTATCATTGTAGATATTTTCACATGTTCCATTTTCATAAATCAAATTCTTTTGTGATACAGAAAGCTGATCAATTGGTTGATAATCAGAAACTACGATACGATTTCCATCGTCATCGTAATCATATTCTTCTTTATAAAAAGCAGATACATGATCAATACTTGTTGGAGTTACAGAATTAATATATTTAGTATCAATCCACAAACCTTTCCAAGCACCAGTTTCATCGTAATTAGGCTGTCCATGAAGCATACGATAATAGTTATTTTGCTCTTCATAGTTATCCTTAAAAATCTGAATTGCTAGATTCAATAACTTCTGTCTATCAGCCTTTGGAATCAAGTTATTGTCTCTAGCAAATGCCGCAGCTGTTTCTTTAGAATATAGGTGCTCAAGAATCTCTTCATCATAATAGAAATTACTAAATGATATAGTATTATTACCTATTGCAACTAGTGTATCTCCATTAAGCATAGATTCTTTTGTCTCGTTTTTATTTGCCAAATCATAGTCTTTTACGACTATTCCAGTGGCAATTTGTCGAGCATTATATACTATTTCGTCCAGCAGAGGGTTATCTGTAAATACCTTGTTGGACAAGGATACTTTTTCCATTTACATCTTATCCTCCCATCTCTTAATAATTACATATATGTCAACTCTCTCATCCTCCACATTTCATTAATCTAAGGAGGTAAATTTATTATGGAAACCAGTGTTGTTCAATATAATAATGATACCAAAATTGCCGACTCTAAAGATATAAACATATATCTTGCGCAAGAATATATCAATACTCAAGATCCAATTCCAGCTATATATTTTCATAGATGCGAATATCCATTAACTTTCTATCAGACTAGAGATACTTTAGCAGATATTGATAGATATAAAGCATTTATAGATAATTGTACTCATAGATTTAGAAAATCTAGAACGTATAAATCTTATAAATCATATCTTATGAGTATGGGTCTTGATAGATGCCAAGTTATTGGAAATATTCAAGATGGAATGGCTAATATAGAAATGCATCATAATTTTCTCACTATTTATGATATTACTATATTAATATCTCAGCATATTTTAAATACTGTTGGTAGATGCACTACATTTGATATCGTAGCTTTATTGATGCAAGAGCATAGAAATAATAATATTCCTATAGTAATGCTTTCGGAAACCGTTCATCAATTATATCATGATAATCCAGATTTTTATATTCCTATTTCTATGACATTTGGTAAATGGTGGGATCTGCTAATAAAATATAGATATGGAATAACTCTTGATATTGCTTACAAAGTAGTAAAATATATCCAAAATTGTCAGAGAAATAATGAATTAAATTCTGTAGAATTTTTCAAACTGTCTGATGATATTAAGAATTGGGGAGAATATAATGAATACAACTATTATAACAATTATTGTGGCAACATTGTTAATTATGGTTACGGCAATAATAGTAACTCTAAGTTTGAGTTTAACACGCCTGTTGAAAACTCTTCTCCGTATCTCAGAAATTCGGCAGGAGTCGGACAAATTCTCACTGCAAACGAAATATACGGTTAAAGAATCTAGAGACCTACTAGAATATCTTATAAATCAAAAGCTTGCAGAGTGGCAAATTTATAATCTAAATCCTGAGACAGAAAATTATATGTCTCAGAATAGTATGGATAATTGTATTGTCTATATTATTAAAGGAATCATCAATGAGATGACTCCTACTCAAAAGATGATTCTTTCTGTAGGTTATCCTATGGAAACAGAAGCTGAACAGATTGAGAGTATAAAAAATAAAGCAAAGTTTGTTGTATTGAATTATTCTATTGATCAAAATACTCCTAAAGAGCAAGGAGAATCATTAAAGAATATTAATACATTTTAATTTTTAATCATATAACAATTTATTACTCGGAAAGATGTATTGAGCAAAGTGTGTCTTTCTGATATATCTGATTAAGATTCAACGTCAACCTCACAACTTGATTTTTCATTTTGTTCCTCCATCAACAAAATATATAGAGTCTTAATCAGATATTATATGCAGCTGTAGTTCAATTGGTAGAGCACCTGCCCTCCAAGCAGGTTGTTGCGAGTTCGAGTCTCGTTAGCTGCTCCATTGGAATTTAGGTTTTGGCTTTTCCTAAATTCTAAAAATTCCATCTTTTCATCAACGTTCGTATTTTTTCACATCCATCCGCATTTGTTCCTTTCTGTTTTTCTCTCGGCTAGTACTCCGGCTAGTCGAGAGTTTTTATGATGCGCCATCGCCAAGCGGTAAGGCAGGGGACTTTGACTCCCCCATCGTAGGTTCGACTCCTGCTGGCGCAATTTATGCTGGAGTAGCTCAGTGGTCAGAGCTGATATTTTGTAAGTATCGGGCCGATATGGATCTCGCAGGTTCGAATCCTGTCTCCAGCTCCATTTCTTCTATCATTCTCTTCATCTTCAACTCCTTTCTCATTTCAAAAAAAAAAATAAATAGAGGTAGGGATTTGATTCCCTACCTCTATTTATTTGTCAATGAACAGATCTTCTATATAAGTCAGATACAATACTCATCAGATCTCTTAGAATTAGTAGATTACGATTGATATCTATTACCTTGATCATGCTATCATCGATCTCACCCAATGAAGCAGCTCTGTAAAACGTATTAATCGTATATCCAGAGAATGAATCAAAGTTTCTATAATACTGTTTAGGAAGAGATCTAGTAATGAATGCCTCATACATATTAGCCATCCATTTCATAGTATCTTTAATATCTTCCCGTTGAAGTTTGTAACAGAGATTACATATTAAATCTAGCATTCCATCTTGATGTAAAATTAGCATATCGTCTCCGATACCTTTTACATCAATATTGGTATTGACAATTCCACTTACAGGGTCTACAATATCTCCATAATAAATTTCAAGATCAGCAGCTTGCAAGTACACGGTGTAAACATTTTTGACTTTAAATTCAAATGGTGGAAATATTGTAGATGCAAGATTCCTACCAGCAATAAACATTGCATCGTTTTTTACAGAAACTACTTCAGAATCTTCAATATTATTTGCAAATACCAATCGTCTCTTTGCTTCAATAATTCCCTTTTGAATATCTTTATATACCGATTTGTCTTTCTTTATCCAAAGGCCAATTTTAGTCTCTCGTTCATTTTTATCCATTGCTAGATAAGTTTTATGATCTTCCACACTTATGCGCTTAGTGTATAATAGAGCATTAATATTAGCCTTAGATAAATCATACTCACGAATAAAAGTATTTATAAAGTATTTATATTGAGTTTTATAATTCAAAGATCTCCATAGTTCTGTAGGCATCTTACATAACCCCTTTTATTGGCATATTAAGGATAGTCAGAAGAGAGATCAGATCTACTAATAGTTTCTGTAGTATCTCTTCCACACTCTGGACATTTCATTCTGTACTGATCAAATAGTAAGCTATTATTTTTAGCTACTGTATGAATAGTTTCAGAAATTGTAGCTGTCCATTCACATTGACAATATGTGCACTTAAAGCTTATTTCTTTAAGTGTTCCATGTTTGATGATTTTCAATAAACTCACCTCCTTTTAATAATCATCACTCATAGGAAGAGTATTTGTCATAATCTGGTTCTCAACAGATAATGTCAAATATCTCTTACGGTCGTTATCGAAATTTTGAATTCCCATTACTGACATAAAGTCGCATCCATCTTGCGGAATATAGTTTATGTCTTCTGCATTGTTTATGATTGAATATTTAATATCATATCTTGTCTGAATCAATTTCATAAAAGATTCATTTAGAATAGATACATAATCAGCATTGATATAGTCCGCAATACAGACATATACATGCCGTCCATCATATAATGCAGTAAGAATAGCCATAAGAGATGAACAAGCTGTAGGATCATTTAATACATAATTATAGTACCATGCATCAAAAGATCTTTCAACTTGTTCTCCCATTTCCACAGATGGATATAATGACTTATCAGGAGGGTTTACAAACAATCCAGGAAGTTTTTCAATATACTGTGTCGGAGAAGAGAGATTAAATACAGTAAAGTCAGAATTTCTCGGAATTGCTCTAAAAGGTCCAAAGACAAGCATTATATTACCACCACTTATCCAAACGTAACTGCTGCTTTGAGCAAAGATACTCCTCCAGTAGCCATCATCAGATTCTTTGCATCATAGTAGATTGTCATAGGATCAACTCCAGGACCAGCCATGGGAGCCAATTCCATACGAAGCTTTCTATCTGCTTCTGGAGATCTAGACAATGGATCGGAGAATGCTAGATACTTAGAAAGATTCATATAATTGTTTACATACAAAATATCTGCGATGTGGCCATCATATCTGATATCATGTGCATATGGAGTATCAATACCAGTACCAATTGTAATACCAAATCTGGTAAAGAAATACAATAGTAGAGTATTGGTCCATAATGCATCATCTTCCAGATGACTAGGAGTATACAGAATGATATTACCACCATAGCTGAGATACATTAGCATGCTTCCAATGAATTCTTGAACAGTAGAATCGTAATCAAGATAATCATTGTATTCATTAATGAATCCTTCAGAATCTCCATCTATTTCCTTATACATTGCACTAGGAGGAGGACAAAGAATCGTAGCCTTCTGACAATGCTCAGGAAACCAAACCTCAAGCATATTATCTGTCTCATCCATATCCATACAGATTACTGTATTAGGATTGAGAGCTGCCCCAGGAGGGGGCATTCTCATGAGATTGTTTTTCAATACATCGATGTGAGGCTCATCGATGATATACATGGTACCTGTAAGAAGCATATTATCACTTCCTCTTAATTAATTTTCAAAATCCTCAAGATTAATCTTTACATTAGGCTTAGACTTGAGCATTTCAATCATAGGATTAGAATACTCTTTGGTATCATCCTTAGGAGGTTCAGGATCCTTCTTTTCTTCCTCCTTATCCTCAATGGGATTCATAGCATCGATTACCCATTCATCACTTTCACTATTATAGAATGCTTTGCATACATTTCCTTCATGCACAGTATAAGGTGTGCATACAATGGTATTGATAATAGACGGATCCTTTGCTCCTTCATATGCATTCTTTACTGCATCGATGTCAGAGTTATCATTCACGACGAAATACAATACATCTTCTTCCATCTCTTCTTTAGGAGGAAGCTTTGCAACAATCTCATATTCGATATTATCTTCTTCATCTTCATCAGATTCAGAAGAATCGTCTGCAGGATTCTCAAGTTCCTTAGGTTCATCATAAGATTCCTCAGGAATGGTCTCTTCAGTGGTATTTTCATTGATGATCTGTTTCATCTGATCGAAATTAATCTCTTCAGGCTGTTCAGGTTCAACCGATTTCGGTTCCTCTACAACTTCAGGAACTACTTCAACAGTCTCAGGCTCAACTTCAGGTACAGATACAGTGGGAACAGTCTCAGCATGATACTTCTGAAGCATAGCTTCTTCTTCCTTCTTTCTCTGCTCTTCCTTCCACTGATCATAGGTGATTCCCATCATCTTTTCATCAAAGATAATAGTATCATTTTCCATAAGACGAACAATGCGCTTTCCACGATAAAGTCTGGTAGTCATATTCTTATTCTCCTCTTCATTTGTATTGATAGTGAAAATTCTACTTACTTCAGGAGGTTTTGCTAAGTCTCTAGCTCTATAAATTCTTCCACATTTCTTGCAGATTAATTTATTAAAGCCATCATCGTAGTCAATCTCTCCACCACAGATTGTTCCATCATCTAATTCATTTCCACATTTGAGCTTTCTGCCATCAAGCTCATATAAATATGGAAAATCCAAGATTACTGGATGACAACCTACTCTAATTCCTACATTCATGAAGAAATTAATGCCGATATCTTCCATTACATATTTGCCAATAATCTTTCTTGACAAAATATAGAAATAGTCATCAGCAATCTGATAAAATTCATCAAATGTAGTAATACGATATACTCTTTCAAAGGATGCAATTGTTCCACACGGAGAGCACTCAAATACCTTGCAGCAATAAGGCTTAAGAAGCTCTTGATTATGATATTCTGCAGGATTATCAGTAATACCTACAGAATCAATTGCCACTTTGAATACTGCATTGGGTGCAGCAGGATGGATATAAACCAGTCGATTGGTGCCGCCAGCAAATCTAGTAAATCCTCTGAAATGCATTACTTCATCAATCTTATCCATCTTATACTTATTATTTCCGGAGTATCTCGGAGATAAAATAAGTTTACGAATATAATCAATGTCCTGCATAGACATGAGGCTCAAAATTGGAACAGTACGCATCTTATCCCAATTGAATTGCTCAAGTGTAGTAGTGCCTCCATACATGACATTCATTAATTCTTTTTCTTCTTCAGATCTCAATATTATCACCTCCCATAGAGTCTTACATCATTTTTCTGTTTTGCACATTGCATTGCAATCATAAAACGATTATGGGCATCTATTTCAGGTGTTTGTGGAACAACTCCTTCCGTTGTAACTACTGGTGGTGCGTTCTCCGGCACCCGGGACACCATATTTGTACTTCCATAGCTTGGTGTAGGCCTAGGTGTATTCATTGTCATAGCTTCTTTCTTATTCCTTTCATACACCTTTTTAAGAAGCTCCTCAATGGATACGTATTCATCGTCTTTAGACGAAATAGGAATTTGACTATTCGATTCTCGAGCAAGATTTGCTCTGAAGTTATTAGTAGAATACTTATCATATCCTACTTTGGATCTCTTCTTTGCATCTCTCATCGCAGACTGAATACGAAGAGAATATGCATTATCAAGGAACTGAGACAAAGTATAGTTAGTACCAGGCTCAAATCCCAATGCACGGTCATGAGAATCTTTGATCTTCTGATGCATCTGCTCTGCATATGCAATTCTCTGAGGCATCTGCATTTCAAGATTGTCCAAATAATGACAAGCATCATATGCAGATCTAGTTTCCATATACTTATCATACTTCTGCTTTTCTTCAGGAGATGCACAAGCATAATTGAAGGGCTTTGCCTGAGGCTGTTCTTTAACAGGATCAAAATACTTTCTTGTTTTGTCCTCATCAAAGTCCTGATGCAAGTAAGTTGCTGCTACTCTTGCAAGATCTGTGAAGACATTGATTTGATTGTTTCTGGCTTTCTCGAATTCCTCCTGACGTTTCTGGCTCATCATAGCTCCATACTGAGGATTACTATAAATAGGAGCTCCATAATAATCATATCCAACAACATAACCCTGAGGTTCCTGTACGGCATCTTTACCAAGAACTTTCTCCATGATAGAAGCAGGATCTACGCTAGACGAATCTTCATAAAGAATTTCCTGAAGATCGAGGTTATAAGGATTCTGACTATAAAGAGTTCTATTATAATAATTATAGAAGTTATACTGATTAAGACCAGAATTTTGTGCAGAATAATAAATATTATTAGTCCGCTTAGAAGGATCATAAGGTTCAAATCCAAGCTGATTGGTGTTAGTAGGATTCTGAACTGCAGACATAAAAGGATTATAACCCTGAGCTACAGAAGGAGGAGTGAATGTCTTTGTGACAGGATCATATCCACCTTGATTTACAGTTGCTCCACCCTGAATATATCCAGTATTCACTGTATTTGGATTTACAGGATTATATCCAGATCCAGGGATATTAGGATAAGCTGCTTGCTGTTGATACATAGGAGGATTGTATACTCCCATCATAGGCTGCTGAGGAGGAATAGTAACAGTAGTACCATTACTAAAGGTTGCTTCAATAGGAGTATTTACTCCAGGAATAATCTGACTCATCCCATTACTATAGTTAGGATAAGAAGGAGGGTATCCATATCCTGGATACCCTCCAATACCATAACCAGTATTAGGAGGAGTCATAAAATTACCTGAATACATATTTGTATCCATCATTAGCTTTTATGATCTCCTTTTCTGTTTTAATTGAACTCTTCTCCGGAATCGTTCATAGTTATAATATCTTTTTATTATTCAAATTCGTTATCAGAAGTTTCCTTAAGATTGATACTATTGCTATAGATAGTATTTGCATCGCTAAAGTTGTCAATCAACACATTAGGATTCTCACCAGAAAGGAGAGCAGTTTCCAGAATACAAGCTTCATAATTCAGATCGCCCATAAACATTCTGAACAGAAGATTGAATCCTTTATAGAAATTCTCAGCATCCTTTGCAGTCATATAAGGAATCATACGAGGAATTACTCCACAAGCAAAAGTATTGTGAACAGATGCACCATAATTATTAACTGCAGATGCAATATAAAGATGGAAAAGTCCAGAGTTCACAATATCCTCAATCTCCTTAGGAGCTTTACGGAAAACATCGTCAACGATTCCAGCAATATCGTACTTAATATAATCATTAGCACTATATTCATCGAAATTAAAAGGTTTGACACCATAATTTCCAGCCAGATCATTTACGCTCTTAGCAAGAGACCAGAACAGATTGTTAGAAGCCTGAACAAAAGAGCTAACAATAGTTCTAGAAATAGTATCAGCATTATCAGATGCTGTACGAACAGTATCTTTTCTGCACAGGAATGCAGTATCTGCAGGAACCTTAGAAAGCTCAAAGTTATATCTGTCTGCAATATCACAGAAGCAAGCTCTAACAGTATTAGAGCCACTTGCATTATCATCATAGCAATACAGAGTGACATTATCAAAAGTCACTGCAGGCTTATTGGGAACATACTTAGGTGTATCAACTTCTTCAGGCTTAGCTTCTTCAAGAGGAGAAGCAATAGTAGTAATGTTCATCCCTTCAGGGATTTTAATACCCATAGATTCAATGAACTTTCTAACATCTTCAGGATTGTTGCCATTATAGATCTTATTGGGAATGATTTTCTTAGCGTTGTTCATCATAATAATTTTCCTTTCTTTTTAAGAGCTTATTTATCAAAATCATCTGTGGAATCATGATCCACATATGATTCATTCATCATTTCAGACATTGCATCAAAATCTTCTTCAGAAGGATCAAATCCATTATCAATTTCTTCTGTCATCTTTTTGCAATAGTCTTCACAGAATTGATTAAGATCAATACCTTGCTGCTTGAGTTTAATTCTCTCAGCCATATAGATCATAAAAACATATTTATGAATCTTATCCTGAGTAAAATCGATAAGCGTAAGGATGTCTTTGATATCGCCTAATCTAATAACAATAAGTGCTAAAAGAATAGCAATGCAGCCAAATGCTCCCCAAAAGCAAATGTAGTTATACATAGTCATCTAAATTTTTACCTCCATCCATCTTAAGCATCCCAATTAGGGCATCTAAGAATTTATTCTGTATAGATATTGTTGTACCCACATTAAAATCTAATAATGTAAAAGGTTTAATAGTAATATTTGTTTTATTACTTTCTCCTTCTACACTTAATTGACATGGATAGTTATAAGTATTCTCATAGCATCCTACACTTACAATGTTTCCATCTTGATTATATTTAGATTTAAATATAAGAGAAGTAATTAATTTATACATGGATTCAGATTCCATTTTTATAGTTACTACTTCTCCTCCAAGTAAATCCAATATAGTAATCATATGGACATAAGTAGAAATAAATCTTCTTTCAGGATGCTCAGGATCATAGTCATAATCCGAAATCTTAGATGAAAGATAGACTTTGTGATCAAAGGTCCATTCTCCAATTTTATTGATTACTTGGTCTATTAAACTCCCGATATTTTCCATTCCTGTTCACCAAACTTAAATACTCATTCATATTGAATCTAGAATAATCAAAACGTACTGCAAGTTCACCACTAGTAGTGCAATCCCTATTTTCAATATAGGATTTAATAAATGTAGTAGAATAATTATCTACTGTATTATTTCCCATAGCAATAAAATAGGCTAGCTCATTAGTGATGTCTTCTCCAATAAATGGATTACTTCTAACAAACATTTCTTTAGCATGCTCTAGAGCCGGAATATCTTTAATATTTACATGACCTTTTACATGATAAAACTCAAGTGGAATCTGATTAGCTAAAATAGTATAAATAATGTCCATATAGTATTCCTGATTTTTGTTCTACCTTTAGGCCCTAAAACATTTCCATAGTTGATTGTATCAATTACCCATCTGTAAAGCCATTCTCTAATACCAATGATAGCATTCTGATTATCTCCAAAGATCTTAATCCTATATCCTTTATACTTAACAGCTGCCTGCACTCCTAATAGAAGTGCATACAATTCTCCTTGCTGTGAAGTAGAGTTTAAAAGAATTGTTGCACCTTGCTCAATACACATAGCATTATGATAAACACAATATGCTGGAGCTGTATATGGGACATTAATGCCTTTAGAGAAATCTGGATTCTGTGATGAGGCATCTGTAAAAATACAGATAGTCTCATCATTAAAAAATTCTTCTTTAGTAGCGATTTTATACACTATTCATCACCATTCCTTTCTTTATAAGTATATTGAAGAAATAATAAATCTTAACTTCTTCAATATTATAATATCTGATTATAATAAAAATTAAAACCCAAGAGGATTATAAAAAAAAATAAAAGGAGTAGAGATTTTACTCTCTACTCCTTCTACTTAATATTAATGTAAATTCAATTGGACCATCAATTCAAATCAAAATAGGATTTCATGATCTGATTATCAGATCCATGTTTGAGAATGTGATTCCATTCCTTTCTCCTATTCTGAAGATTTCTGCTACTTGCTTCAAGAGCTTTTGCAGATCTGCGAATATTATCTTTCATAATTTCATAACTAGAATCTGTATGATGATTGCCAGTAATGATAAGAGTAGTGTTGACGATAGAAGTGTTAATGGTAGTCATAATTATAAAACCCTTTCATATTTTAATTTGATTTGTGGTATTGTCGAATAAAATATATTTGGTTTATCACCTTCTTTTTATGAAATTGCAATAGGTTCTTTGCTTTGTTCTCATATCTATAATATCTAATTGAATTTACATTAAATAAAATAAAAAGTCCGGTAGAGATTAAATCTCTACCGGATTTATTTTTAAACTGTCATGATTAGAGGAATACTTTTATTATTAGCACTAACGTAATTAGATTCAAGATAATCAATTACATTATCTCTCTTACTAGCTTCATTCTCAAGATTTCCAATCTTAAGGTCTAGAGTTGAAAATACTGTTTCCAATCCATCCCAATATTTTAAGTTATTAGAGAGGAAAGCTGCAACGTCAGCTTGAGCTAATTGTTCAAACTTTTCCATTGCAGTAGCAGGAATACTAGTAAGAGAATCTAAATGCTTTAGCAGAAGAATGATATTAAATTCTCCAATGGATACATCGTAGTTACCAGTTGCAACTAGGCGAATTCTATTAGGAGGTTCAAATTCAGGAATAATCTGATTGCTAAACATGGAAGCATAATCAGCTCTTCCTTTCATTCCTAGAATATCATCCATGGTAAAGTTTGCTGCTAGTCCAGCATCTATAGTACCATATCCAAAAGTTTGTGCAAGTCCAATAGATCTATTTCCATATTTGGTCCAATCTATATCTCCTACACCAAGAATAGTTTGTCCACCAATGAAATCTTCATTGATATAATACCAGCCTTCTTTTTTAGGAGCTGTTTGCTCATTAATCTTAAAAGAAAGCTTTCTAGGACAATATCTAGAATATGTAGTAAGAGAATCTTCTTTAATAATATTTGCCCAAGCATCTTTTCCAAATTCTGCAGGCAAATGTTTAGTGAGAGGAATAAGTCCTAATCTCCACTCAATCTTATCTACTAATTTTGCAATATTATTTTGATATCCAGCCATAGGTCATTTAACCTACTTTCTTAATAACAATGGATCCATTATTACATTCGATCTTATATTGATTAGGACACACAGAATCGATGGCAGATTGTAGTAAACCTACAACTACATTAGCAATGAAAGGTTCAAGAAATTTATTAAAGAATTTATCATTAGTAAGAGCAACATCAACTTGCATACCATCATCAGAAATAGTAGTGCAAACATGGAGTTTCTTCTTAGTAGTATCTTTTTCTTTACAAAGATCTTGATATTCTTCTACACAATTCAAATCATCAATGCAAGGTGCAATAACAGAATTTAGTTTATCAATATCTTCATTGGTAAATTTCTGTGTACTCATAATCAATTCTCCTTTCATAGATTAGATGTAATTTTGAATCTCATTTGCAATATAGTCTTCAATACTCATAACGATAGTATTCTTTCCAGCTTCAGTGAGAGCAAGCTTATGAGGATTAATAATATCTACTGTATCATACTTAGTCATGTCATAGCATTCTTGGAGCATCTTAAAATTAGAACTCTTATCTTTGACGTAGCTAATAGCAGATTCTTTAATAGTAGAAATTGCATTAACTACATCTTGATTAGAAAATTCCTTAATGAAAGATTTACTTCCATCCATTGCATTAGACATAGCAAAGTTAGACTTAGGAATAGCAATACTAGAAGCAGATTCATTTAAAACTCCTCTGGTATATGCATGAGGATGAGAAGGATAAATGACATAATCATAAGTAATCATCTTAAGATTCTCAACAACTGCACCCTGAGGAGTACTAGAAATAGTACCAAGTGCACGAAGAGAAAATGCAGGAAGAACTCCTTGGCGCAGATCTTTATCAAAAGCTTCACCTAGAGCATTATTGGTTCCCTGGAAGGTAGCCATAACATTATCGCCTTCCATCCAAAGCTTTAGGTATCTAACACAGATCTTAGTCGGATCAATAGTTTGCTGACGAACTAGAGAACTAGCATCTGCTCCAATAGGATGTCCAGCTTCTCCACACAGTTGCTTAGCTGCTAGCAATTCTTGCTGTCTAGGAGCATTAACTTCTCTAATCAGATCTGCAGTCCTATAAATACGTCCATTACGATTCTTTTCATTACCTGTCTGAAGAACGCCAATACCAGTAACGCGATTACTATTTTTATCTTCTCTAATGTCTACACTTTCCATGCAAACACTAGATTCATTTAGAATATATCCAATTTTGCCCATGGTAATAATACCTCCCATGCTAAAATTTGTTAGGCTAATTACTAAAAAGTTAAGGAATAATACCCGAATAGACTATTTGCCTATTCGGGTAATTTTTAATTATTCATCATAATATTTAATCTCTGCATTCTTATGAAGCCTAAATCTAACTTTAATAGGATTACCATTTTTGGCAACGATAAAATCATATAGTTTTTCTAGAAAAGCAATATTAAATACATCGTCATCAGATTTAATTTTCTTTTCTAGAATTCTAACTTGTCTCTTGCCATTCTTTTCAATAATGACTTTCTCATCAATAGTAAATACGTTTCCTCTTTCTGTTGCTGCAAGATATCCAAATACTCTATCGAGAAATTCAATATTATCAGGATGCATGTTTCTATTATTGCGAGCAGATTTCCACCAATTCAATTCTGCTTGATAAGATGAATTTCCATTATTATATGCCATATTTGCTCCCAGATAATCACACATAAGTTCAATAAGATATCTAAGAGGAATACGTACAGCATATCCTCCTTCATCAAAATCATCTGTCCAGAATTCATAATGATGAGGATTACATGCCTTATGATGCATCCAAGGTTCAGAATATCCGCAAATTTGTTTATTCTTAATAATAGGGGATAATCCAGGAGTGGTATACTTTACGTTTGTAATAAATTCTTTTGGAGAAAATTTAGAAAGATCATGTGTTAATCCAACAAAAGGCATTCCACATCTGGAGCAATAAATATATACATATTTCTTATGAGTAAGAATAGTTTTAAGATGGAGTTTCATTTTCTTCCATGTAAAATCTGTATTAAATTCTTCCATAACTATTTTCTCCTTATAATTATTAAGCAAAATCAGCACATTTTTTAAAAGTAATTGTCATCTGACAATTCATATGATCTCCACTACGAAGATAGATCTCATGTTTCTTTAGCATATAATATACTCCAGTATACTTAGGATTATCTTCATAATTAGATAAAGTATATTGCTTATTAGGAGTAAAAATTCTACTATCCATATCGATTTTAGAAATAATAAGAGTACTAGCATTTTCGGCAATCTTAGTTTTAAGATTAGATGCAGCATTCTTATCTTCAGATACTGTAATAATAGAAGATCCGCTATCACTAATATTAGTAATCTTAGAAGTATTAACTGCAGAGGATTGTAGATTTGTGCCTTGCTCTACATTAACTGCACTAATATTTCCAATAATAGAACTAGAAGATCTATCAATAGAAATTTGACAGTCAGTTCCAGGAACGTAAATAATATATGCATCTTGATCAGGATCTTCTACAATGCCAGATGATAATCCTTGATATTTTGTGAGATCCCGAACATCGATTGCTACATTAGGGTGATCTCCATCCTTAGCATCAATATATGAGCCATCAAAGCTTCTTAAATAAGTTTTCTCAAAATCCATATAAAACATATAATTTCCTTTATAGAAAGATGCTTTATTATTTAGATATCCAATAAACTTAACTACAGAACTTAGATTAGGGCATACAAATGTACCAAGTGAAGTATCGTAATCAAAAGGCTGCAATACAAGGTTATTCATATCTTTCAAAGCTTCTTTTACTAAAGCTTGAGTAGATTTTCCTTGCATAATTCCACCAAAAGATTTTTGATTCTTCTTTTGTAAATCTAGACTATATAATCCAATTCTACAATTCTTATATGATGTACCTCTATCTTCATGTAATTCATCAAGTTCTTTATAAGAATTAGGATCGTCTGCCATTAAATAATCAAATTCTCCATAAATAACTTTTTTAGGAGTAGCAGATGTAGATCCTTTATTTCTTGTTGAATAAAGTTTTAGATACATCTTACTCTTTCCCTGATCAGGAACCATTTTATTATATGTAGATGGAAGTAGATTTACGTTGATATAAATAAGAGGCATCATCTTATTTTCATAATCATGATCTACTGTGATATATCTGATACATTGTTTAGGAATTTCTATTGCTTTATCTTCGCCTTCTTTATTAAAGGCTAATTCACATTCATAAGTAAAAGTACTGATAAAAGCTTTTCCCATTTTGCTATCCTCCTTAATAGAATTATATAGGAGTGAACCCAATAAGAAATTTTAGAAAAGAGGAGGATCATGATAAGACCCTCCTCAATTTTTATTCCCAATATTCTAAAGATGATTGACCAAAGAAAAACGCTTTAATTCTGCAGAAAATATAATGAATATATTCTTGCCTACAGATATTATACAATATAGATCTATTAGATACAGGATTTTCTATATCTCTTACAGTACATCTTTTAATTTCAATATTCTTAATTCCTTTGATATAATCCATACTAATATCTAATATTGCAGAATTATAAAAAGTGCAAGGTTCATAAAAGATAGAATCATACCAATTGGAAAAATTCATTAAACTATTGCTGAACAATACTCTATTGAATTTACAATGACTAAATAGAGCTCTATCCATCTTACAATTCTCAAATCTCATATGCTTGAAACTACAATACTCACTCCAACTAGATACGAGGTTTGACATTCTAAAAGAAGCAAAAGAGAAATCGCAATCATCAAAATGGACACTATCCAATTTAGTATTAAAGAATTTTGCTCCAAAGAAATTACAATGCCTAAAAGCAGATACTTCTAAATTTGCATTAGAAAAGTCTACATTTTGAAAGCTTGCATATTGAAGATTTTTAAATGACAGATCAATCCCGCTAAGATCTAATCCATCAAATATTGCTCTATACGACTCCCAATCTTCTACGTCTTGTGCAAGATAATGAGCGTGTCTCTCAAGAATCTTATTAAGGGTTTCCTCTGTCATACTACCAATTCCTTTCTTTTTAGAATAATTAATTAGGAGTCGATTTGATTATAAACCTTAAAAATGGCTCAGTGGAACACTAATATAATCAAATCTAAGGAGGTAGATGATCAATGGTCGTACTTGAAGATCTTAAAGATTTGCTTATGTATAAGAAGCAATTCTTCCTTCCTGTGAATATGAAGGATAAACGTCATGGATCTGCAATCATGCTCATGACCCCAAATTATCAGTCATCTATGCTAGCAATGACTGAACCTTATACACTAAATAGACGTACCTTTGAATCTTATTATATCGAAAAAACAATTACAAGATATATTCAACAACAGACTGAATCTGTTGTTGAAATTACTGATCCTGGTGAGTATCTTTTTGAAGTTGAACTGACTTCTAAAGAGAGAAAAGAACTTGATGATAGTGAATTCGGTATTCCTGAACAAAGAAGATATCCTCTGAATGATGAATCTCATGTACTAGCTGCTATTAGATTCTTTAATCATGTAGAAAAGGAATACGAAGCAGAACTTGCTAAGAATATCATTAAAAAGATTAAAGAATATGATATGGCTGACAAGGTTCATGTAGGAGATGGAAATAGATTTAAGCCATATTGGGAAAAATCTGGGCTTGCTAATAAATCTACTAATGAAGCTGGTCAGATCGTTAAGTCTGCTCCTGATCCTGAAGAATATAAGAAAACTCTTATTAATGCAGTAAAGGATACTCTTCAGCTTAGTGGATATAAATGTGGAATCCATAAAGATGATAGATGGGGTACTGATGAATTTATCAATGGTGTGAATTCTCTTTATATTGGCAGATATGATGATACAGAAATTAAAGATGTAGTCAATCAAATCAAAGCTGTTATTGGTCCTGGATATAAAGTATATGAAGACGATTTTAATTCTGTCTTTATTGATGGGCCTAATAAAGTAATGAGAGAATTCACTGAGGATGAATATTTCAATGAGTTTAATATTAAGAGCTTTATTAGTGGTACTGCTATATCCTCTGCAAATAAGAAGATGAATAAGGATTATCGTCTTCTAACTTTCACCGGATATGAAAGAGATATCAATATTGTACAGAAGTATATTGATCAAGAATATATTAAGGTATGCATGGCAAAAGTCAAGCAAAAAATGCCTTATGATAAGATTAATATTATTTGTTGTGGTGATGGATCTAAGCCTGAAGAATTCACTCCTACTTCTGTTCTAGTGTATACTCCAGAGGCTTTTAAACATGCTGGTGGAAAGTTTGGATATGGAGATTATATTAAATATATTCTCCAGTTGTATGCAGTTTATTGTATCAAAATGCCTATTGGAAGCAAATATGAAAGGGTTCTAGATAGTCTTGCAGAGCCTGCTGCTATTCTATTTTCTGGAGTTGCAGCAAAAGAAATTGCTAAGAAAACTAATGATGATCAATTTACTGTAGAACGAGTATTCCAGTATATTATTGATAAAGATGGCATTGATACACTACTTAAAATTCTCAGATACAATGCAACTGCTGCTGTTATGAAATATGCAGCAGAATATGGAAAGATTTATTATCCTATTAATAGATCTCTCTTTGTAGAGATGACTGAAGAGAATGAAGAATATCTAAAGTCTCTTCAAGAAGATACTACTATTCCTGTTCCTAATACTATGCCTGATAGTATTAGAAAACTTGGAAATACTGCAGAACGTATTAAGAGAAAGCTTAAGTCTAAGACTATTTATAAGCTTAATAAGCTTAAAAGAGATCTCGAAAAAGGAACTGGAGATTCTAATAATCCTGGATATACTATTCAAAGTCTTGATGTAAGTATTCCTACTCCTTCCAATGGATCTTCTGCTCCTAGTGAATCTTTTAGTCTTTCTAAATTGAATCTCTGGTCTCAAGGAGACTATGTAAATGAAAATGGATTTGTATATCTATTTGAAGATTCTGCAAAATATGATATGCAACTTCGTAAAGCTCTTTATAGAGATAGATTGAAAAATGATAAAGCTGTTATTCAGCTATATAAGAAGGTAAAAGCTGATATGCCTATTATCAGATATACCTTTGTTAAAATGAATAGATACAATAATCGTAATCTATTCTATGATCTATCTTATTACAATGAGTCTTTCTTTAGAAATATGGCTATGATCAATGATAGTGATCGTAAAAATATTATGAGACTCTTTAAAACCTATATTGAGCTTATGGAACGTCTACTAAATGATGATTCTCTAAGTGGATATTCTAAGAAAACTGTTTTTATTCCTGTACTAGATTGGAGGCATAATAACTCTCTAAAGATGTGGATGTACAAAGAGGATATTAATCCTATTTCTGCCATCTATTATTATATGAGAAATAATCCTAAAGAACTCTCTAAACTATTTGGAGATAAAGACGTTGTTTTTCTTGGAGCTAAGAATTACTTCAAGGTAAACTTTGCTAAGGATGATTTTAGTAAGAGTGGAAATGTAACTAAATTTCTAAATCTTATTAAAAGAATTGTAGCCCTTGGATATAATTCTCCTGCAGATCCTGATCCTGAAGGTGAGCTTGAAGATTCTCCTAAGGGAATTGCTATGGATATCATTGATAAGGTTGAGCAATCTAAAAATGTTCAAATTAATGATATCTCTAAACTAGATAACCTTTCTAATGATCAGAATCTTTATAATGATCAACCTGCAAAGGCAAGTATGATACCTGAAGAAACTGCTGTGAAAAAGAAAGTAGTAGATACTGCATATAAAGTATCTGATGATGTTGTCACTACTACTTATGCAGCAAATGTCAAAAATAAGGTCGTTAAAGTTTCTGTAGATAGAAAGACTGTTACTAAAGAAGAGAATAAAGCAGCCACTGGAGTATCTAATACAAAATCTGCAAATAGTACTTCTTCTAAAGAAAAGAAGGATGCTATTGTTGACTCTGTTGCTCAAGCAGCAAGAAATTCTGACAGTGTAGATACTGCTATTAATAAGCTTGATGACGATCAACAGTTTAAAGACATGGTCAATGCTATTCAGAATGATGATGAAGAGAATGTCAGAGTTGATAAGACTCAAGCATCTGCTGTTATCGCTAAGCAAGAAGAATTTCATAAGAAAGACGTTGAAGGAAAATCTGTTCAGGATCTTCTAAATGTAGATACTGCAGAAAAAGAATTACCTGAAACTAAGTTAAAAGTATCTTCTATCAATGATGATTGGCAGCATATGACTTTCATGAACTTTGATAAAGATTATGATCCTGATAGCGATATCGTGAAGATGCTCGATACTATGCAACATTGGACTTATCCTATTGCTGTTACAAATGTAAGTGTTACTGACAATTCTACATCTGAAGATATTGTAAATCTATGGACCATTGAATGCATAGATTATAAGAAAACTAAGTTTACGCTTAAAGTTGATATTCCTAAATTTATCAATGGATCCAACTTCCTAAAACTTCGTGGTAATGAAAAGACACTGATGATTCAATCTGCACTTCTACCCATTATCAAAACTGGTTTGGGAGAGTGTCAAATTATTGGTTCTGGTGGATATAACAAGATCTTTGTTAGAAGATTTGGCTCTCGTAAGGGTCAATCTAATGCATACGCTAATAAACTCATTAGAGCTATTGGTAAATATTGTGATAAGCATGATGATATTAAGTATGTAGCTGGTGATAATACTAAGGTTTGTACTAAATATGAATTGCCTATCGACTATATTGACCTTGCCCAAGTATTTAACTCTATTGAATCTGCTGGTCTAAAGATTTTCTTTAATCAAGATGAACTTAGATCTGAATATGAAGTGGATGATACTAAGGGCATTCCTATTGGTGTATTTACTCAATTTGACTCTAAGGATAAGACTGGTAAGGATGTAATTATTTACTATGATGGAACTTCTAGTCCTACTCTAGCTGGTTATATCACTACTTTGCTATTTTATAGATCTCAGGAGTTTATGGAATTCTATAATAGCTTAAAGATTACTGGTACTCGCTGTACCTATTCTAAGGCTAGTATTTTGAATTGTGAGATTCCTGTTATTCTAATTTGCTCTTATCTTGAGGGTCTGATTAAGACCATGAATAAGGCTGGAATTAAGTATGAATTCGTGCAAGAACTGAATAAGGATATCAAATATAGTACTTATCAGGATTATATTGAATTCTCTGATGGATATCTTGTATATGAAGCGAATTACTCTTCTAGTATGCTTATGAATGGTCTTAAGGAAAATGATACTTCTTCTTATTCTATCAAAGATGTAAATAATAGAAGAATGTATCTAGAGTTCCTTGAGACTTATACTAATAGTCTAAATTCTGATGGTCTAGAAAACTCTTATGATTGTATGATAGATCCTATTACTAAGGAAATTCTTGAGAGATTCAAGCTTCCTAGTGATTACGTTGGTATTCTAATTCATGCAAGCAATATGCTTGCAGATAATAAGTACGTACGTCATATTGATCAAGGTGGTCGTAGATGGCGTCGTAAAGAACTTATTGCAGGTTATTTCTATAAAGCTCTTACTACTTCTTATCAGGATTATGCTAACCAGAATCGTCATACTCGTAAGAGAACAAAGATGACAATTAAACAATCTGCTGTTATTGATCTAATTGTTTCTAAGGACCCTGCTACTTCTGACCTTTCTATTAACAATGCTCTAAATGACGTTGAATGCTCAAACTCTGTTACTAACAAAGGTCTAGTTGGTATGAATGTTGCTCGTGGTTATACCATTGCTACACGTGGATATGATGATTCTATGCTTAATCTATTAGGCATGGATACTGGATTCTCTGGCAATGTTGGTATTAATCGTCAAGCAACTATTAATGCTAATATTGAAGGTGGAAGAGGATTTGTTAAAACTATAGATGGTAATACAGATAAATTGTCTTCTGCTGCTTCTTTTACTATGACAGAAGCTGTTACTCCTCTTGGTACTACTCATGATGATCCACCTAGATCTCTGATGACTTATGTTCAGACTTCTAAACACATGATTCGTTGTGATCATAATGATCCTACTCTACTTACCACTGGTGCAGATGAAGCATTGCCTTATCTGACTTCTGATATCTTTGCTTATAAAGCTAAGGAAGATGGTAAGATTGTAGAATTGGTACAAGAAGGTTTTGGTAAGAGAAATTATATCATCGTAGAATATAAGAGTGGTAAACATGAATTTATCAATCTTTCTGAAGAGGTTAAGAAAAACTCTGATGGTGGATATTATGTGCCTATGAAGCTTGATACAGATATGAGTGTTGGTAAGACCTTCAAAGCTGGTCAAATTCTTGCATACGATAAACTATCTTTCTCTAAATCTCTTGGTGAATCTGGTAATCTAGCTGCTAATATGGGAACTCTTGCAAAGATTGCTATTATTAACACTGATGAAGGATTCGAAGACTCTGCAATGATTACTGAATCTTTTGCCAATAAGCTAGGAACTCAAGTTATTCAAGGAATTGAAACTAGACTAGATAAAGGTTCTAATATTCAGGTTAGTAAATATCTTGGAGATCAAGTTATGGAAGGTGATACTCTATTCACTTTCCAAGCTGACTTTGATGACGAAGCTATGAATAGCCTGCTCAAGAATCTAGCAATGGATGCTGGTGAAATTTCTGAATTGGGCAGAAATCCTGTTAAATCTAAATATACTGGTATCGTATGTGATATTCAAATCTATCGTACATGCGATATTGATACTTGCTCTGAATCTCTACGTAAGTTTATTGGACTTTATGAGAAGAGAGTTAAAGATATCAAAAAAGTATATGATCAATATGGAATTGATTCTGCTATTCTTCCTAAGACTGGTAAAGTTCCTGAAGTTGGCAAGACTAAAAATCTAGATGATTCTGTTCTAGTAATCTATTATATCAAATATACAGATACTATGTCTGCTGGTGATAAGATTACTTTCTATTCTGCAAATAAGGGTATCATTAAAAAGATTATTCCTAAGGATGTAGAACCTTATACTGCTTTCAGACCTAATGAGCATATTGATAGTTTCATGTCACTAAGCTCTATCTCTGGACGTATGACTTGTTCTATTCCTCTATTTGCAGCAACCTCTAAACTTATGGTAGAATTGGATAGATCTGTTAAAGATTTAGCTGGAATTCCTTACGACGAAAGTCAATTGTAAAAAAAAAATAAATCCCGGTAGAGATTAATCTCTACCGGGCTTTTAGTTATTCTTCAAATGTGAAGCTGTGCTCATCCTCACGATTAAGAACGATACTAAATGCAATCTTGCACATCATATCGTTCTGATAATCTTTAGAGACAATGATATTCTTGCATTTCATTGCATAGATGATCATTACGGTATTATAATCATCTTCTTTCTTACTGTTTGCAAAGACAGCATAGAAAATATTATCGTCATTGGTCATCTTTTTGAGATCAGCAAGGCGAGACTGAATCTCTTCTTCAGACTTTCCCTTAGTGGGGAACAAGAGAAAAGTACCATTAATCATAATTGTTTTCCTTTCTTTTGCAAGCTAAATATAGCAAATCATACACCAATCTAAGATAGTAAGATTCCAGCAATCGTTCAAGTATCAATAGATATATTTGCTTAGCTTTATATTCATCCATTTATATCATCCTTAACGATTAGGGCATCCGTATTTTGCTTCAAGATCTTCTACCCTCTTCAATGCCAGTTTACCAGTACCAATCCAAAGAGGATTGCAAACAATCTCGATAGGATTGATATCCTGCTGATTAGAGAATACAACAGTGAAGCATTCAATCTGATTATAAAGATGAGACTCAGGCTTAGGCTGATAATCAAGAGCATAGCCATCACAATAATTCAGAGGAGTCTTCTGACCCATAGGTGTACACTCTGCTTTGATCATTGCCAAGATTTGCTTCCGGCGCTTACTGCTTTTGTTTTTCATTTTCTTCTTCCTTTCTATTATTTCTGCATTCCTGCAGCACATCCGATAAAAATTGGTTTGAGCACTATATGATATTTTCTATTGAAACTAAGGATAATATTATAAAGAGTACTCAAACTATACTTAGCTACAAGCAGCGACTTATTAGAAGAGTAGTAATAATAAATCGCAGTAGGGATTCCATCTTCTTTAGGGGGAATAATTTCTAATCCAATATAATAGAATTTATTACTCTTAAAGAGATTACCAATCCATATGCCTGCAGCTTTAATTAAAATTGCTTTTTCTTCATCCATTAATTATTTCCTTTCATATTACAGTCATAGAAAGAATTCATGATATCAAGCATATCGTAATGATGATATTCTTTCAGATATGACTGATACTTTATAATGAAATCGAATAAATACGCATCGTCTTCATATGTGTAAGGATATTCCATACTAAGGCTAAAAGGAGATACAGGCTGATCAATATCATAAATTACTTTATTCTTTTGATCATAGCATGTGAGAAGAATCTTAGAAGATTCATCAACTCTTCTTACAAAGTAGATATGGCCATCATCAAGGAAATTAAAATTGTGAGTATCCCATCTAGGCCTTACAATATCTCCTATTGTAAAATTGTGAGTGACATTATAGGATTTATTAAACAATGGATGGATATCAGGAAAATCTGTACCTTCCTTAGGTTTGAAATTATCACAGAAAATCTGAAGAAGTTCTCCATTGCTACCAAGGATGCAAGCAAATGCAGCATTATCTTTCTCAGATTTATACTGATCTCCTCTAGTGAGTACAGTTGCATCTATCAAATAAAACTGAAGGTTAATGAACATCTCATTTGCAGGATTATCCTTAACACATTTTTCATTGAAATACTTAATATAATCCGTAGCACAAACAAAAGAATCAAATACTCCACCAGGATTGTTACGAATATTATTAAGAGAGATCAACGAAGATTTATTACCCAGGTATATTGTATATACAAGATCAGGATTGTTGTTAAGGTAATCATATGCAGTATCTGATCTTGCAATATAGGTATCAATAGCAGCTTTAATATCTTCATTCTCTGTAAAAGACTTAAGCTGCATAAACAAAAGTCTCTTATTGGCAACAGGAATATTGGAATCATAAATCATATGAAGTAGAACTTCATCGGTAGTTATTTCTTCATAGAAATCCTTTCTAATATTTTTGAGAGATTCATACATATCTCTCATAGTAAATGTGAGAATTTCCTTATTCTCAATAATGGAATCAATGAAAGCTTTTTTATCCTTATTCATAATCTATTCCTTTCTTTATTAAACAAGATCAATATACTGAATCGGGAAACCTTCTACCAATGCAGTCTTTTTATTATTATTACGAACAACTGCATTGTGACCAATAAAAGAATTGTCATTCAGATATGCGATGATATAATTCTCTTTTTCGGTCACATCACAAAGGCCTCTGGTATAAAAACTATTATAAACCTTTACCTTCTTATTAGGAATTAATTTATCAATACCTTTAAACTTGAAAAGGTGGTCGTAAGGAATCTCTACAGATTCATTGTAATCAAAGATAGGATATTTCTTTTCAGAAGGACTATGCTCATCAACTCTAAAGTCATAGATAAAGAGATCAATGATATTGCCATCCTTATTAAAATAAATATCTCCATTAGAGCAATCAAGATCTTCATACTCCTCTTTGAAAAGCAGAGTTTTAGATACCATATAGAACAACTGATAGCTGGTATCATGAGTATCTTCTTCATCTTCTCGATACTGCTCGTGATCAAGAATAATCATTGCCCGTGCAGCATCAAGATCAATTGCAGTGCCAATAAATCTGTTGCACTGGCCTTGATGATTGCTTAACTCCTCGATGCATCTGTCTGTATGCTTCTCATGATACTTCATAGAGTAAACATTATAGACAAATTTCATTCCTTGACCAGTTTTCTTTCTAATAAGATCATACTCATATTTTCGACACTTAATATAAGCATCGATAGTCTTTCTGAATTCTTCATCAGCAAATGCCATCAGATTGGTAAGCAATCTGAACTTATCATTCAGAGTATGCATAGACTCAGTAATGAGAATATACAGCATTTCATTGCTTACCAATTTCCAATTATTATTGAAAATTTCTCTCATAGCCTTAGAGGGTACACAGACAGAATCATTGATAATAGATTTGATAAACTGTTCCTTGATAGTAATACTCATTTTAGTACTTCCTTTCATATTAAGAAAATTATTCGGTGAAGATCATTCCATAGATCTTCACTATTATAATATCTAATTAAAATAAAATATTTAATGTATAAAATCAACTAAACTATAATGAGTGAGAGGGTTTAATTATGATTAATCCTGTTAATCTTATCAAATTAGATGATATCAGAGATAGCTCTGGTAAAACATTCCATATAGGGCAATTACCTGATTATGATCAAGAAGATTATGACCTTGCAAATCCAAAAGACTTTGAAAGATATGTAAAGGACGTTAAATCTGAAGTTCGAGGATCTTTTGAATATAGAGAGATGGTCAAATATCTTAGAGAATATTGTGGAATGGATAGATCTGGGCTTAATCCTGATATTACTAATAATGATAGTAAACGTGTAAAAATTGAAATTCATCATACTCCATTTGTATTGGAGGATATAGTACGAATTGTTTATGAAAAGAGACTAGCTAATCATGAAGACCTTTCTGTAGAAATGGTTGCTAAAGAAGTAATGGCTTGCCACTATAGATGTATTATAGGATTATATCCTCTTACAGCTACAGAGCATGAATTGGTCCATAATGGATATTTATTTATTCCACCATCTAAAGTATTTGGTAGATATGATTTATTTATGCAAGAATATGCTCCTTATATAGATCCTGCTGATAAAGAAACTATTGAAGAAATAGAAGGTCATGAAAAATCATTTAATCCTGAAGAGCAAAATATGCTACTATCTCAGTCTAATATTTACTTAGATCCGGAGGGAGCATATCAAGTTCCTCAACTAGACCAATTTAGTCAATCCATTTCTAATAGAATTGATATGATTAAAGATAATATGTATGCTTTGCCAACTATGCAAGAAGCACAACAATTACCTGTACATCAACAAGATATAGAAGCTATAACTTTTCTAGATGATTCTAGTAGTAATTAAAAGGAGGAAAACTAATATGAATTATGAAGCTCCTATTCTAGAGGAAGTTGAAATTCCTAGAGACTGTCATGTATATTTCCAAGATCCTGTAGATCTTAAGATTCAGAATGATAATAATCAGAGTGATATGAAGGTTATTCTTCATGATGATGAAGATCCTACTGATTCTACTTTTAGTGATATTCCTGTACATACTCCTGATGAAGAACCTCCAGTTGAAGCTAATAGTCCTATTGAGGCTATTAGTAAACTAAGAATGGATCCTCGTAATGTTATGATTGCCAAATACGGTGATAATTATTACGTTGATCACAATGATCTTAAATGCTATATGGATGCATGTAAGGAAACTAAGTATGAGAATGCACTAAATAATATCATTAAGGTTCATGAAGACGATGATATTAGTGCTTCTAACATTAGAGTCATTATGACTAAATCCGATTATAATACAATGAGTGAATCTACCAAGAACAAAATTAACGAATCTTCTGTTAGTTTTGATATCTATGGTTGATTATAAATTATCCGGATAATATATTTTATATTCTTTTGCAAAGGAAGGTATATCTTATGCTAAACTTTTTTGATGAGTCCGATGAGATGACTATGGATATTCAGGTTGGTCCTGACTCTGAGGTTGTTGCTTCTTCTGAAGATGAGAAGATCGATAATCCTATCTCTGCTGCTAAGAGTGATCCTGAGACTATTTCTGTTGCTAAGTGCAATGAGAGCTACTATGTTGACTGCAAGGATGTTGTCAAGTATGCTAAGCTGTCAGAGAGCAACCTGATGGATTCTCTGAACAAGATCATTGCTTGCAATGAGGGTGTTAGTGCTCAGAATCTGTTCGTTGTTGTTGATGAAAGCACTATGAAGTATGTCCCCGGTCTGGAGAGATATGGTGTTCAGTGCACTCAGTATGTTGTTCGTGAGAGTGATGGCGTCGATGATATCGAGATGGATGTCCAAGTTGGCCCTAATGATGATGAAGTCAAGGTGTATGAGGATCCCCAGGTTGTCAATCCTGTGGATGCTGTCAAACGTGAGTATAACAATGTCGTCGTTGCTAAGACTCCTGATGACAAGTTCTTCACTGATGTTGAGGATGTGCAGAAGTGTGCAGAACTGAAGTGTGAGAGTGTCATTGAGACTCTGAACGGCATTATTGCTGCTAATGAAGGCATGAGTGCTCAGAATCTGAGTGTCCTGATTCATCCGAATACTTCTAAGGAAGTTAAGGATCTGATGGAAAGTGCCGGCGTCAATATGGTTATTGATACGGACGAAATTTAACTCCGATCATTTAAATAATGGTGCTATGGATTACTCCATAGCACCTCTTTTATTGTTAAATTCAAATCGTTTTTTTTTTGATTACAAATTAATAATTACTAAATATAGGGAGGAATCAAAATAATGGCTATATTTACTGAATATACTTGTATAGAATTATTGCATGAATCTTCACAAATATTTATGAATCTCGAACTATCACCTATTGATGTTCAACGAATTTGTGAAACATGCAAAAAATATCATTTATCTATTTCTGAAAGTTATTTACTTGAAGCTTCTGGGCCTAAACCATCTGATTTAAAAAAGATAGGAATAAAAGGTGCAGAAGACAAATTAAGCAAAGCTGCTAATGATATAGTAGATCTCATTAAGAAAAATGGCACAACATCTGAAACAAAGAAGCAGATTCACAATATTGTTTCTGATCTATTTCAAAAATTAGCAGATAATGTTGATAAAACTGTAATTACTGCAAACCCAAATCTTAAAAACATTGAATCTCAAAGAAAGACTGCAGATGCACTCACATTGCTTGCTTGGTTTCTAATTATTGGTAATTTAATATCTTTAGTCCTATGTAAATTAATGGGTGGACTTGGCGGAAACCTAGTTGTAATTGTAGTTGCACCTGTAATGGAAGAAGCTTGTAAAGCTATCGCTGTTAAAGGTGGATTTGAAAAAGAATATAATCTCATTTTTAACTCATATGAATTCTCAATGTATGTTTCTAAAGGAGCTAAAATTATACCTAGACTTGCAGTAGTAGGAATGCATACCATAACAACAATTATCAATAAAATATTCTCTACAGAAGATTTTAGAAGAAAATTTGGTATATCTGATGATAAAGATGCAAAAGATAAATGCACACTTGCAGCTTATGTCATAGGGCTCTTTATTCATATTTCTTGGAATTCTGTGGCCACTATATTTAATATTTAAAATATAATTATAATAGGAATAGGTTTTATACCTATTCCTATTTATTTTCCACATCCTAGTAATTAAAATGAATATTTTAATTGAAAGGAGAATAATATGATTGTAGGTGTTGGTCCTCTTAATGAGGTTTATCTTGGTAAAGATGCTATTAAACCTTTCCAAGATGCATTTTCAAAAGTAAGAAAGAAAATTAAAGGAAAGCCTGTAAATTCTTCTACTAATATGAATCCAGAGATTCTAAAGTTTAATAGAGTTGCAGAAAATACTTTTGGATTTAAATCTTATGCTCTTTATATTCAGCCTAGCTATTTACCTAATGCATATGCATTTCCTGTAGATACTTTTTATACTCCAGAAGAAAGAAAAAGAATTCTTAATTCTCTAACTGCAGATGCTTCTGGATTTAAATATAAGAAAGTATTTCCTGGAGTCAGTTTTATTATGGCAATTAATGCTGGAATGATTGACGACGATAGATATAGTGATGAAGAGCTAGTTGCAGTTATGCTTCATGAAGTTGGCCATAGTTTCTTTGAAGCAGTTACGGATCCTGATGATAGATATACAACTGCAAGAAGAATGAATGGCCTTGTTTCTAAAATTAATGATCTTATTAAAGAAAAAATTAAGCAAGGAAAGGCCGTAACTATTGATATCATTAATGCTGAGCTTATTAAGTTTAATACAGCTTTTAATGCTGTAAAGAAAACATTGTCTAAAGTTCTTCCTGGATCTTTCCATGAGTCTATGGGAGATAATATGAGAAGAAGCAGATTTGATTATACAAATGAAAAATTTGCAGATACATTTGCTGCAATGTTTGGATATGGCGAGGAACTTCATAGCTGTCTTGTTAAAATGACTGATAATATTTATAAAGACTACTATGGTGATGAAGTAAAACAACGTCCAGATTTTCTAGATCAAATTGATGCTTATATTTATTACTTTAATGATTTTCTTGAATATGTATTGAATGTTCAAGATGAGCATCCTAAGAAACTAGCTCGTATCAAAACTTCTGTAGATTATATTAAAAAGGAACTAGCAAAAGAAGGTCTAGATCCTAAAATGAAGAAAGAGCTCATTGATGAGCTTACTAGACTCAATAAGATAATTGATGATTATATCAATTTCCCTAAAGATCAAGATTCTTGTAGAGCAATTCGTCTATATTATACTATGCTTTATAAGAAATTTGGTGGAGATAGACGTGAGCAAGATACAGATAACGATGCTCTGTTTGATGCTATTGATGATAGATTTGAAGATTTAAATGGAGGATTTTAATTATGGTTCTTAAACTTGAAGCTCCGATTCGGGAGTACATGCAAGAAAGTGCATTTACAAATGCTCAATGTGAAGCTCTATATCAAATGGCTAAGGAAGCATGCACTGCTGCAAATCTGAAGAATTGCAATGAAGATGCAGAATTGATTAGCATGTTTTCTAAAATGAGTGTTAATGATATTAACAAATCTCTAATGGCTTTTGTTAAGAATAGATATGGGCTCAACGCTAGAAAACTTGCTGACCAAACAAAAGAACTTAATGATCTTTATACTAAGATCGATGATATGCTCAAGCATGATAAGATGGCACGTTTTAAGCATCGTAATGATAGAATCAATGCAACAACAAAAGATGTGTATTTAGTTAATACTCAAGAGACTAATAGTGATCTATATAAACTTACTTATGATTTCATGGCTTTTAACTCTGAATATTTCATTGAAAGAATTGATAAAGCCATGAGTTATATTCATGAGAACGGCAATAAAAAGGAAGATGTACAAAGAATTCATGATGATATCATGAATGACATAGAAGCAGCATATGCACCGCATAAATTTATTTCTCAATATAAGACTAGAATTATCTGTAGGGATTATAAGAATCAGAAGCTTGAAAGCTGCCTGAATTATTATAAGGATTCTTTCTCTAATTATTATTATGGCACTGCTCAAATCAATGCTGCTGTCCAAGGTGAAATGCAATATCTACAGCTTTGTCAACAAGCTTATAATAAGATGATTACTAAATATGGCAAAGATAAGAATGGTAAGTATATTGTAGATGAAGTGTTTAAGAAGCTTCTTTACTATGCTACTATGTCTATCGATTATAACAATAATATCATTGATGCTCTTACTGAAGCAATTCGTTATTATGTAACAGAGCTTGAGAAGATTTATGATATTATCAGAAGCTAAATATTATACTTCTAAATAATTACTATAAGGAGGTAATTTATTATGTGTCCTGAAAAGTCTACCGATGCAAAGTATTCCGTCATTACTGAACAGGGTGATCTGGGTCTTGGAGCAGATGTTCTGTCTGATGATGATCAGAAGATTGTCGAAGAGTCTGCAGATAAGCAGTAATATCTAAATTGGGTGGATAGGAGCAAATCCTATCCACCTTTATTTTGGCTTTTCAAAACTTAATATTAATGGTGCTACTTAGTTTTTATTTTTATGAAAAGGAGGCTAAAGCACATGGCTGATAATGATAAATATATTGCCAGAATTCCAATCGTGCTTGATGAATTTAAGAATAAGAATAATCATCAAAACCATGAGCTGGTTGTAGATATTGATAATGAAGATCTATATATCAAAAATGGTAATGGATATATCAATATTACTGGTAAAATTAGAGAACAAATTAAGGAGATTCAAGATGGATCTTCTGTTATTCATGTAGTCACTGAACAGACCATTCCTCCTGTTAAGGATCGTGAGGAGAACCATTGGTATTATGTAATTACCGATACTGAAGATGCAGATGGTGGTAGTATGTCTACCACTTCTTACATCTATTATGGTCTTATTAAGACATATGATACTTCTAAGAATTATCTTCTTATTGCACAAAATACTACTACTGGATCTGATGTAGTTAAGATGACTATTGCTGAAGGTTATGTACCTTGTTTCTACGTTCCTATTAACTATAATGCTAGCTTTAAGAATAATTCTACTAGTAAAGCAATTACTGCTACAATAGAAGATCGTGTGTATGCAATGAACTCTGCTGCTGGCAGTTATATTGCATATGACGTTTATGTTCTTCAACTTTATGATGCTGGTGATTATAATATTAAAATCGATCTTACTGGTAGTAACAATTTCTCCATCAACTTTGATACAAATGAAGCAAATGTTCCTGGATTAAAATTGCCCGCTACCATGTCTGTTAGGGATGGAGATACTATCGGAACTATTGTAACTCCTACATGGACCGATCCTAGATTTATTTTCAAAGGCTGGTCTACTAGTAAGATTGCTGCTACTATTATTGATCCAACTAAGTATAAGCCTAATGGAAATATGACTTTGTTTGCTTGGTTTGAATACAACACTAGCACTACAGCTCTTGCATATTATGCTACTTGCCTATCTTCTACTAATAAAGCAGTGGAGGGTTAATTATGGAAGATAATAATATTGTAATTGGATCTTTCTGCTCCACTGCAGAAAAAGATACATATGTTTATCCTAAAGAGATTCCTGGATATATAGCTCCTGAACCTCAGATTCTGAAAGAAGATAATCAACAATTCAATTTCATCTATACTCCTATTGAATATTCAATTGGATATAACCTAGATGGTGGTGAAATTGATGTTGATCTAAAATCTTCGTATACTATAGAAGATGATACCTATACACCTCCTATTCCTACAAGAAAAGATTTTGTATTCAATGGGTGGGAGCTTAAATCTATTCCTGCTGGAACTATTGGAGATATTAATTTTACTGCCACTTGGAAATCTCTTCCGATTCTTAAAACTGGTACTGAGCTTAATAAGATCTTTGAGACCATTGCTGGCAGTAAAGATAATATTCTAGGATTTAGAATTGTAGATTATATTGATAACTGTGTAGATATATCTTCTACTATTACTCCTATTTATGCATCTTATGATGATGGAATTATCAATCTTGCTTGTGAAGATGCAATTCACTGCAATGATGATATGAGTCATGCTTTTGAAGGATTTTCTTCTCTCTATGATATTAGTTGCTTCTCTTACTTTGTTGCAGCTAATGGGATGAATTGCAATTCCATGTTTAAAGATTGTATTGCTCTCTCAGATGTCCAATCTGTGGAGTATTGGAATAATGATAAAACATTTGGTGATATTACTGATGCTTTCCTGAATACTAGTGCACTTGATGCTAATAGAACTCCTAATTGGTATATTTGGAATGTAAATATCAAATATATCTCTTCTTCTGGAAAGACTCTAAAAGATACTCATATAAATAAGAAGCCTGGAGAAATTGTATATCCTATTAGTATTGATGGATATAAATGTAATACTAATTCTATTATCATAGATTCTTATGATAATATTTATACATTTATCTATACTCCTATTGAATATGAGATTAGATATAGTCTAGACAATGGAGTGCTTCCTTTTGCTAAAACTAATTATAACATTGAAGAGGAAGATTTCTATCCTGCTAAGCCTGTAAAGGATGGATATACTTTTACCAATTGGGATCCTGAATATATTCCTTCTGGTAGTACAGGTAATTATAATTTCATTGCAAATTATGCACCAAATAATTAAAATAAAGGAGAGGAATAATCAATGGATTCTAAGATTGAAAATCTAATTAGTGATATTGAGAAACTCCGTGATCTTTCTACTTCAAAGGCTGCTGTAGAAAATATTAGAAAAGATCTGAATCTCATTATTACTACTGGCAAGTGTAGAGAATTCATCTATACTAATAATACAGATAAGCTGCCTTTTGGATGTATTGTTCATCCTACTTTCTCTGACTTTGATATCAATGCTTTCTTTATTGCTGGAGAGCCTTGTAAGGTTGGAGAATATAAGTGTGAAATTGATTCTAAGATGTTTGATTATGGTCTGACAAATGAAGAAGTAGCACAGATTATTCTATTTAATGCTTATCATATGACTGCTGACTCTAGACCTTCTGAAGTCGTTAGAGAGCATATTGATATTTTCTTTGCTAAAGAGAATACTCAGCTGATTATTAGGGATTCTGTTCAATATAAAGCTATTCTATCTTTTGGTCTAGCTGATGCTCTATCTAAGGTTACTTCTTGCTTCTCTCTTCCTGATGATGTAGAAGCAGATGCTTATTTATCTTCTCTTGGATTTGCTGAAGGTTCTTTTAAGACTGGTGTAGATAAGCTATATCAAGAAATGCCTGGATGTGAAAATGAAGTTAAACGCCAGGTTAATCTGTCTATGCTTGATTGGTCTCTAAGGCTATATTGCAACGTAGATTCTGAACGTCCTGCTGCAATCCATCTTCTTTCTAAGTGTAAAGATATTACTGCTTCTATTCTATATATCAAGAAGATTGAATCTGTTATCATGGCTCTGAATAGAATTGATACAGATGCTTATATCACAGAAACTGTAAATCAAATCTTTACAGAAGCTAAGAGGAATGGTGGATTCCTGGGATATCTAAAATATTCTGGACTTAGAGATGTAGAAAACGATCTTTATGAATTCCAAGTTAGAGCAAAGAATGCAGAATCTGAACAAGATGTACTATATGCTCTAAAGCAAATTAATGCTAGACTTACTATTCTATCTGACTACATCCGTGAAAATCGTAATGACCCTGATATCGATCATTGGATTGCAGTCAAGGAAGAATATGAAGATCTTCGTATGATTCTTGCTAAAAAGAATCTACATAAGAGAGCTTATGGTATCTTTGTTGATTACGATGCTCTTGACAATTATGAAGAATTTTAATTGAAATAAATAAAATCCTCTATGGCATAAAACCATAGAGGATTATTTTTCTATTTATTAACATTTGTTCATAATTTGTTAACAAATTTTGCCAAAAATACCCAATTTTTAGCAAAGTAAAAATTTTTTCAGATAGATATTTTAATAGTGTAATTTATTTAAAATTAAAATTGATGATTATTAATAATAAAAAAGATTTATATGTTTATACATTAACTATAATTATACTACTTATATACTATGATTCGTCTTAGTTCCTAAACTGATATTATACTATTCCTCAAGCAAAAGATGATTCTATTGATAATATTGATCCTTATTCTAAAAATGATTAATCTACTTAATAATCGTTCCTTAGTATAGTAGATTGATCTTATAAACATAAGATCAATCTACACATTTACACTATCAAAATAACTGTGGAGGAATTTAAAAAGTTTCACTTTTTAAGATTTTTCAAAAACCCTTAAAAATGGCAAAGTAAAAATTTTTTCAGACATATATTTTAATATTGTATATATTAAAATTAAAATAATCTTGTTAATCTTAATGATGATTATTAAGTAATATCTCACCTATTCTAATTAAGATAATACTTATCTTAAAGAAACAACAATAAATGAATATACTAGTATATTCATATTAAAATAACTACGGGGGAATTTATAAGGTTTTCACCTTATAAAAATTCTTCTTAAAAATAAAAATAAGAAAAACTTCAAAGTAATTATTTTTTATAATTTCAAAATAAAGGAGAGAAAGAAGAATGATTTTAGAAGATAATCAAGTAAAAGAATTATTAGAAAAAATAAAAGATCTAGAAATTAGAAATAGTACTAAGAGCAATTACTCTATTGATGATAAAAGAGTTCCTAGAGTAACAGAAATATTATCTGCAATGATGCATGAAGACAATCTAATGAATTGGGCTAATGGTTTAGGATGGAAGAGAATATCCTATAGAGCATTTATGAAAGATGCTCAAGATAAAGGAACTTATTCACATTTAGCAATAGAGATATTCTTAAGACAAGGAAGAATTGATTTAGATACAGATTTACAAATTCCTAATCAAAAAATTAGAGATACTGTAGAATCTTGTTTAGATGGTTTCATTCAATGGTGGGATGAATTACATAAACTTCATAAAAATATTAAATTAATCTATCTAGAAGAAACTATGATCAATGAATACTTTGGAGGAACATGTGATTGTTTACTTCAAGTAGATGGAGAATATTGGTTATTAGATTTTAAGACTTCTAATCATATGAATTATAAATATTCTCTACAATTAGCAGCATATAGATATCTTTTAAAAAATACAAAGAATATTAATATTTCTAAATGCATGATTTTAAGATTAGATAAGTTAAATCATTTTTATGAAACTCAAGAATTTGATCTTAACAATAAAGATCATTTAAACTATATTGAAAATTGTGAACAAACATTCATGATTCTTTTAACAGCATTTAAGATGAGAATGTATACTAATCTTCAATATCAAGAAATTACTAATTTAAACAAAAAATAATAACATGGAGTACTACATCGTAGTACTCCATTATTTTTTCATTATATAAAAAACTTTCTTAGTAATCATATCTATTTTGGAAGGAGTAGAAAATATGGATCTTGATATTATTAGTATTATTCAATCATGCAACACATTGCATGAATTGAAAGAAGAATTCAAAAAACCTTTCGGCTGGTTTAGATTCATATCTAAAAATAAAACTAAGAAATTAGAAGATAAACTAGATTCTACTATTAAAACTATTCTGTCTAAAGATGAATGGGATGTACAATATCTTTATGATCTAGAAAGAGCAATCTTTCTTTTTTATAATAATCTAAAAGATTATATGGTAAATGTAACAATTCCTTCTTATGATCCAAATGATAAATACAATCCTAAGAATTTTATTCCTATTTATTTTTATGACAAAATTAAAGACAGGAATATTATTGTAGAGATCGTATCTACCAATATTATATTTACAGTATTTGATAATACTACAGGAAAGAGTATTGTTATTTCTACTTCAGAATCTGTATCTAAGTCTCAAGAGAAAATAGAAAATCAATGTAAAGAAATCCTAATAGATTTCTTTCTTGATTATCTTCATGAATATAAAATTCCAGAAGAAGAAAAAGCAATTACTCTAGCAAATAAAATCAATGGAAAAAATAATTAAAACTATGATGAGATATATATTATTATCTCAAGATAATAATATCTAATTTTTTTATTTTATTTTTTAAATATTTAGAAGGAAGGTGATAAATTATGAAACCATATAAAAAGAAATGGAATCCTAAGTATAGACAAACAATAACAGTAGATTGGCATAGGGCATCTAATGAACTTGAAGCTATTATGAATAATAGACAATTCTCAAACTATTCATTTGATTATAGATTGAAAATTACAAATATTTATTTGCAAATAAAAGATTGTGAAAGATCTGATAATATTGAAGCTTATTTTGAATTATTAGACCAAAATAGAAAATTGATAAAAGGAGCATAAGAATATAATGGCTAATCGAAATGCAAAGATTCGTAAATATTCAGATTTTATATTAAATTTTCTTTACTTTGTATCTGTATATTTTGTTTCTATTATTTATGATTATGCAAATAATTATATTATTTTGAATAATCATGAAGCAATGAGGCAAGTAGTAATGTGTGTCACTAAAGGATATTTGATGTTAGTACCATTCATTACTATTGTCTTAATCTCATGGAATGAAAATAGTCTCTTAGATGCAATTATTGATTCATTTGTTTCTTTTAATTCATCTTATATTATTTGCCCATTTTTCATTTATATATCTGGATTCCTTAAGCATGAAGATTATTGGGTAGGTTCTGTAATACTCGAAAACGGTATCTTGATGAGTAAGATAAATCCATTTACGCTAATTCTAGAGATTGTTATGTATACTTGCACTGGAGTAATCTTACTTCGCTTTATTTTAGATAAAAAATTTAAATTATTTGGTATATGTGTAACTTGTGTTGTATTTTCCTTTATTTTAAATTTCTTTAATATAATTGATCAAGTTGCAAAGCTAAGTTATATTCCTCTTTGCATTTATGCTAGAATTGATTATGCTCTAGTAGAAGAAGCTCAATTCCCAATGGAAAAAGTTAGTCAAATTACTTGGATTGCTTGGTTTGTAAAATTTATAATTCCAATTGCAATTGGAGCATTTATCCCAATTGTAATCGATGCAATTATCCAAAGTATAATTGAATTTAAGAGAAATAAAGAAAAACAAAACTCAGATTCAAATAAGTAATATAAAATCGAAAGAAAGGAGAGAATTTTCAATTATGCTGCCTAAGATTTCATTGTTTAGTATTATTGGAAAAATTGAATGTAAACCAGATGGAATACATTTAATATCTACAGATGCTACTAAATTACAGAAAGTAGATTTTGTAATTTCAATTGAAGACTTGAAAAAGATTCAAGATTATTATTTTCCTATATTTCTTGAATCTAAGGCTGATTGTCCTAAGTTTATTGAATCTCTAAAGAAGTTTATAGAAGAGAATAGTAGTTCTGGAGGAGAATAAATGATGGGAATTTATGATATGGCTCAGTATACTATTAATAGTCAATTAGATTCTGTAGTTGATAAAATTAATGATACTAGCGGTTGGCCTAAAACTGAATATACAATTTCAGATAAAGGTCTTACAGTAAAGACTCCAATGATTGGATATCATAATTCTAATATGTATAAATCTTACGATATTCCTAAGTATGTTTTTACAGAAGCTATTAAAGCATACTTGCCAGAATTAATTCAGACAGATCCAGATATTAGAAATATGATTTCTAGTGTCATTAAGAAAGAAATTAGAAAAACTCGATAAAGGATATATCATCATGACTATTGAAGAAGAAATTGCTCAATATAAACTCAAAGATCAAATAGATAAAGGAACTCTTATCACAGCACATATCTCTGATCTCCATTTTCCAGTAATGGATCCATATAAGCAATACAGTATTCTAGAGGATCAATTTCTTCAGAAAATAGAAAAGATGCCTAGACTAGATCTAGTTTGTGTAAATGGAGATTTATTTGATCACAAAGTTCAGACCTCATCAGATGCTACTTTATATGCATCTATGTTTGTGGGAAGATTAGTAGAAATTTGTAAATCTCATAATGCTACTTTGATTATTCTTCAAGGTACTATGTCTCATGATTCTAACCAGATTAAAATTTATTATCACTATATGCAGAGAAAAGATGTCGATGTAAGAATAGTGACTAATATTAGATTTGAGATGGTTAAGAATGCTAGAATTCTTTGCATTCCTGAATTATATGGTGTTCCTGAAGAATATTATCAGCATATTCTATTTGGATCTGACTTTTATGATTTATGTATCATGCATGGTACAATTCATGGAGCAGTATATGGTGATACTGTTGGAAATGGAAGATTATTCCATATTGAAGATTTCTTAAATTGTAAAGGTCCTATCATTTCTGGTCATATTCATAAACCTGGAGTATTTAATGATCATTTCTATTATTGTGGATCTCCATATAGATGGAGGTTCGATGACGATCATGAGAAAGGTTTTATATTAATGACTTATAATCTTAATACAAGATATTATTATCTTGATTATGAAAAGATTATTTCAGACATTTATAAAACTATTTATCTTGATCAATTGATCAATAATGATCCAGTAGAAACCATCAACTATATTAAGAATCTAAAACAGACTCAAGGAATTGATTATATTAGAATTAAATTCAATAGACCAATTCCTGGAGCTGGTAAAATGGCACTTAATGATTCTTTTAGACTTGATGATTCTGTTACGTTAGAATTCTATTCTCAGGAATTAGAAATTGCTAAACAAGCAGAGCAGCAAATCAAAGAAGATAATGAAAAAGTGGCATTTTTGTTAGATCCGAAGTTAACAGATGAACAGAAATTTGTATTGTGGGTTAATTATCTTAAGCAAGATGAAACCTATCTTACAGTAGAAGAATTAGAAAATATTTTAAAGAAAGAGTAATAGTATGGATTATTGTAAAACTCCTGATAATTTTCCAATTATCAAAGAGATAATCAATAAGAGCTGTTGCAAAACTGATGATACTACTGCACATGCATGCTATGATGAAAATGCATTATATCTACCATATGCAATAGTATCTAAAGGAAGAAATATTGTATGCTATCTGAAAATTGATAAGCAATGTATTATGGATGCTCTTGAATATTGGAAGTCTATTAAAGATGAATCTGAATCTAATGATTGCTCCGATGATCTTATCAATAAAGATTCAGATATTAGATTTGACAATATGATTGTCAAAGGTGTTCTTGCTTTAAATAATAGAGAATATAAAGAAGAAAAGGAGATTAGTGATGATGAATGAAGAAAACAATATGGTGGCTAACAATGATACTACCAATGAAAATGGATTTATGGAAAATGAGATTAGAAATAGTGATTCTACATCTGAAGTTGACGAGGGAAAGAACGAAAACGGAAATACTGAAACTTCAAATAGCAATCCTGAAGATGCAGGAGGAGCACCGCTAACAAATGATGAGATCAAAGAGCTTATGAAACATGGAGGATTCAATAATGGAATGAATCCTGAAGCTCTCGAAAGACTTATGAATCAACCTGGCCCTGATACTAAAGCTCTTCTTGAAAGAATTTCTGGAGTATTAGAAATTCAAGATGGAAATATTGGTAAAGCATTTGCTAAGATTAATGATCTTGAGCTGAAAGTAACTTCACTTTCTATCACTAATAGATTTACTACTACTATTGCTATTGTTTCTATTATCGTAGCTATTGTTGCTATTATTATGTAAAGGAGAATAGCTATGAGATTTGTAGGTATAGAATTTGATAATAAAGTAAATAATACTCATGTAGAAGGATATGCTATTATTCCTGAGAATTTAAGTTCTATTTGGCAAGTAGGATTTAGAAAGTATTTATTCAATACTTATAAAGCTCAGAATATTAGTATTTATAATCTAAACGTAGCTTCTGGAGTAAATGCTACAGACTATATGCTTAGTCTAAAAGGAAAGACTAATCTAGAAGAAGATCTAGATAAAGCTATTACTTGTACTAAAGCATTTCCTAGAAATAATGAAAATGATTCTCTTAGAAGGCAATGGCAATCAATGTATTCTTTAAATCATAAATATATTTGAAATAATTCTTTTAAGATTTTGGGTTTCTATTTTGATCAAAACTACCAAGTACTAAATCAAAATAGCAACGGAGAAATTGTGTTATGAATATCAGTAGAAAGATCAATAATAATGCTCGTTCCGTTAAATCAAATATAGAGTCTATTAAGCCTTTATTCGATATCAAAACTCTAGAATTCTATTGCAGATATGTAATCTCAATGAATCAAAATATTAGAATTAGTAATCTAAATCTAATTAGAGATCTTTTTGATAGAGTAGATGAGAATCAATATGGAAATGATATTGATCGTATTACTCGTATTAGATTTATTAAACGAGGATTAGATGCAAGAATTTCTAAGAAATTAACTAATAAAGATATGATCATTCAATATATCAATGGTGGTATTGGAGATAAACCTTTATTAGATGCTTCTACACTAGAAGAAATTTCTGATGAAGATCTTGCATATCTTAATGAACAAGCAAATGAACTTGTAAAATCATATTTCGTTGATGAAAGATATGATGAAATTCTTAATTTAGCAGCAAATCTCCATAATGCAAATTATGGAAGAAGATCTGATGTGGTTAATCAGATTCAACAGCTTACTGCAGATTTAAACATGCAGTTTAACAAGATGGATGAATCTATTAGTCAATCTCAAATGTTTAGTCTATTACCTCAAGAATTCGAAAGTGTAATGTCTGACATTCATGCAAGACAAACAAGCCCTTCAAGAGTTCTTCGAACTGGTATGACTGGATTAAATGCAATGCTAGATGGAGGATTTCAAGCAGACAGAGTCTATATCATTTTTGCACAAGCTGCTGGTGGTAAATCTTTTACTATGCTTGATCTTGCGATGCAAATTAAGAAGTATAATAAAGATTATATTCCTCATGATCCTACCAAGATTCCTACTATTGTATTTCTTACTATGGAAAACTCAGAAGATGAAAATATTGGAAGAATGTTAAGCATGGTCTCTGATGGTAAAACATTTGGAGATTGCTCTCTTGAAGATTCTATTAATATTTTTAGAACTAGTGGATTGGGATATGATAAAGATACCGATCCAATCGATATAGTAATGATATATAAGCCTAATCTGTCAGTAAATACAGATTATATGTATACATTGACAGATAAGCTTAGAGAGTCTGGTAGAGAACCAATATGCTTTTTCCAGGATCATATTAAAAGAATTAGGCCAGTTAATAAGAGAAATGATATTAGACTTGACTTAGGTGAAGTTGTAAATGAATTCAAAGCTTTTGCAACTGCTACCAATATTCCTGTTATTACTGACTCTCATTTGAACAGAGATGCATCTAAAGTTCTAGATGACAATTCTGGTTCAAATAAAAAAGATCTTATCAGATCTCTTGGTAGTTTTAATGTATCAGAATCTTATTTGATGATTGATAACTGTGATCTTGGTATTATCATCAATAAAGAGAATGATTCTCATGATAATCTCTATATGGGATTTAAGTGTATTAAAACTAGAACTAAGTGTACTCTTGATTTATTTTATCAGCCATATATGATGACTAATGAAATTAAATTAGTAGAAGATCTTTATTCTCCGGTACCTTCTTTTAAGAGACAACTTAAGGAAGATAAGAATACTGGTATGAAGATTTCTAAGAGAGTTAATAGATCTGATGACGATGATTTGTTTAGTTTGAATACTATCTCTGATAATATGGAACCTGGAAGAAAAGTAGATCCTGGTATTGGAGCAGTTCCTGTAGATCCGAGTAGTATTCTCTATCCTAGAAATGAAAATCAGAGTCAGTTTGTTACTTCTGGTATGCCATCTGAACCTGTATTGCCAATGCCAGCAATGATTCCTGATGCATTTGCAAATACTAGTCCTATTAAAAGTGATCCTTGGGAAACTGAATTAATTAGTAGAAGTATTATTAATAGCGGTCTTGATAAACCAGCCATTAGATTTTTAGATGATGATGGTGTGTCTATTAATAATGGCCTACTTCCTTATGAACCTAAATAAAGAATAAGTAATGTAGTAGGGACAAAATCCCTACTACATTAAATTTTATTTTTTAAACATTCCAAACTTCATTTCCATCATTATTTTTGAAATCAATTTTAAGTTTATTTCTATTATTGTTTATATAGTCTTCATTTACTGCTTGAATTCTATTAAGAATAGTGGACAGTTGACCAGGATCTATTACTTTTACTTTATCAAAATCAAATTCTTTAGGATCGATAATTCCATTCATCATCATTACTAAAAATTGAGATTCAGTAGATCCATATACATCATAAGCGAATAACCATGGCTTATACTTGTATTTTGCTTTCTCTCTAGCATTTAAAGCAATAGTAGTAGATATGTCTTGTAATTCATCTTCATAATCATATAGAAGATTAGTAATAAACATATCAAATCCATGTAGATATTCTACGATAGAATAATTGTAATATGTTACATCATCTGTAGTTCTAATAGCAATAAACTCTTGAACAGTAATAGTTTTATCTGCAGAACCTGCATATCCTACATTAGCCATTTATTATCACTCCTCTACACCAATAATTTTAGGAGTATCAATATTACCACCCATATTTACTACAATAAATTTTGTTCCTGAAGTATATTGTTTTCTGTATACTAATTGTTTAGGTTCACATGTCATTATTCCACCAACAGCATCAGGAGTTGTTATTTTAACAGTTTTAATTCCATCAGGCTGATAATCTCCATGAGGCATAATATAGAAGAAGAATTTAGGAACAGTAAGTTCTATTGTATTTTCACCTTTGATTTTTGATTCACCATTAGGGTTTACATAATCAAGTTTAAACTTACCTTTAGGATTATCAAAAGAAACAGTTCCTTGTAGAATTGCATAATGTGCTCCATATAGCAATTCTGGGCTGTTTGCATAAGAGTTAGGATTCATATTGTTTGCATTCATATTATCACTCCTTTTATATATGAGTTTTTAAGCGCTAAAAATACCCATAAGTAGATATTATAAATATGATCAATAGGTATTGGTCTATATAATTTTTGGAGGTTTTAATTATGTTCGATCGAAATGAAAGTGTCAATGTAACTCGTAAATTCCTTATTGCTCTTGGTATGGAGCTTCAGCCTAGTACTAATACTCTTGTAGATCAGGAGACTAAGAGCCCTATTTACTTTGAGGGAAAAATTGTAAAAGCAAATAATGATCCTGATAAAGCATTATATATCTCTGATTACGATGTAAAGCTTGATCCTTTGGACCCTAAATGCACAAAGATTGTTGAAAGACTTTTTGGAAAGTTTCTTGATGATAATAGTTCTCCTGATATGCAAAACATTCCTGACGTATTAGCATATTTCTTTGATAAAAATGAAGAAGATAGATTATATCGTTTGAATATTAAGTATGAAGATGGTACTAAATGGGTTGGAAATTGGTTCCTTAATAAGATTCTTTGCTATTTGGAAGCTATCTTTAGTATTGATGGAACATTTGACGATATCGATCTAAAGATCTACGATGTAGATCAAGATGAAGAGGAGAATAAATGATAGTTTTAAATAAAGAACAGGAAGAAGCTGCTAATAGAGCAGTATATTGGTTTCATTATTCATCGCAACAATACTTTTCTATTGTGGGATATGCTGGAACTGGTAAAAGTGTAGTTATTTCTGAGATTATTAGAAGATTAAGACTTAAATCAGAAGAAGTATTACCAATAGCTTATACTGGACAAGCATGTACAATTATGAGAACAAAAGGATTTGTTAATGCTTGTACTTGTCATGCTGGATTATTTAATCCTGTAAAAGTACCAATGAAAGATAATCTGGGCCGTGTGATTATAGATAAGCAATTTAATACTCCTAAAACTACATGGAGTTATATTCCAAAAAGTTTTAGTGGAACAAAGATTAAATTGATTGTTCTAGATGAAGCATGGATGGCACCTGAATTTATTAGAAAAGTATTAGACGATACGGGAATCAAAGTGCTAGCTGCTGGAGATCCTGGACAGTTGCCTCCAATAGGTGGCAAACCTGCATTCTTAATGGATGGAATTATTTGCAGACTCACTGAACTAATGAGACAATCAGAAAATTCTCCTATTGTCTATCTTGCCAATAGGGCAAGAAATGGAGAACCAATTTGCCCAGGAGTTTATGGAAATTCTGTATTCGTTATCTTTGATGATGAATTGAATAATGAAATATTATCTAGATCTCATATAGTAATTTGTGCAAAAAATGCTACTAGAGATTATCTAAATAATAGAGTAAGGCATGAGATTCTTCACAAATTTTCTAATTATCCAGATTATGGTGAGCGTATAATTTGTAGACACAATAACTGGGATAAATCTGTTGGAAATATTCCATTAGTAAATGGATTAGTAGGAACAGTGATTTCTCCTCCAGATGTAAGTAGAGTAGATAAAGATACTTTAAAATTAGATTTCTTACCAGATCTTACTAATGAAAAATTTAGTAATCTAGAAATCAATATAAAGTATTTAAATATGGCTTACAAGGATAGAGAATTCTATTCTAGAAATCCATACTTTCAGGGCGAACAATTCGAATATGCATATGCTTCTACAGTACATTTGGCACAAGGATCTGAATATCTTTGCGGTACTTATATTGAAGAAGCAATGAATCCTCAATTAGTAAAAGCAGCTAATTATACAGCTATTACAAGATTTAAACAGCAGATGGTATATGTTATGCATAAACCTAAATTCTGGAGTATATAAAGGAGAATAAAATATGTATCAACAGTATCCTGATATGTATGTATTTAATCCTGGAGGAGTAACTCCTATTCCTTCTACAATGACTAGTACAAATATTTTACACCCGGAACTTGTAGGTAATCTTAATAGAGACAATACCGGTGTATTATGGATGACTCTTATGTATAAATCAGGAGTCAGAACCTATATTCTAAGCTATAATATCATGAATGTTTTCATGTATGCTTATAGTAATAAGAACTCTGATAAAAAGTTTGTTACTTTTATTCTTGGAAATCGTAGAATCAATGTAAAGTATAGTGATATTAGAGGATATAAGTTACTCGATAAACTTACTATGCTTGGAGTCGAATTTGCTATAGATGCTCCTAAGAATAAAAAAGCAGATACTTTAAATACCTTAGTGATTAAATCTATTCTTCAAAATGGATTCATCACTTTGGATGATGATAATTTTAAATCTGAATATAAAAAGGAGGATGTTGAATTTGTATAATATGGATTCAGATGAAGATTTAATGAGAATTATTAAGCAAGTAGAAGAAGAAAATAGTGCTACTCTAGCAATGGCAATTCCTGCTGTTACCTTTGATGACGATCCTGATGAAAAGATATATATTCTTCTCCTTACAACATATGATTCAGAATACAATTCTAGAGATTGGTCTGTTAGTAAAGGTAGGCAGAACACTTATAATTATCTTAAAGGATTAATCAAGGATGAAATAATCGATCCTAATCTATCTTTTATCATCGTATGTGATACGGATACTACAAATCCTATTAAGCCTAATGCTGTTCCTAATTCTAAACCTATTACAGTATTTAGGTTTATGAAAGTTATGCTTGATAATATGAAGGTAATAGATGATATGGATGGATTCGATATCAATGATTTTAATCCATCTGAACAAGTAGGAGATAAAACTATTCTTGAGGAGATATTATAATAATAGAAAGACATGAAAGGAGTAAATATTATGTCTTATTTTGCACCAAATTATAATGTATATCAAGCGCTAGTAAATGGATCATTACCTGTAACTAACGATAATGAATCAAAAGTAAGCATTCCTGAAAGCTTCAATCTTCCAACCTATGCTACACAGGAAAAGAAATCTGTAGCTCCTAATTTCAAATCTGCAATTATCGAAGAGAAACCTATTACTGAAGCTTCTATTGATTTTTCTAGCCTTGTGTCAAATGTTCCTATGGAAGATTATGTAAGACAACAGTTTGAGATCTCTCCTGTAAATGATCCTCATGACGTTATTATTTATAATCAAATTCCTCAGGTACCCGTTGCAGGTTCACTTATTAATAATCCAGTTCCTGACAGTATCTGCAATGGTAGAAAAATGTCTAACTGGTTTACTAGAATGATTGATCAGCGAGGCGAAGATTTCATTACTATTGGAAAGATTTCTGTAGATGAAGTTGGTAAGAATGTAGATAAAATTATCGATGATATCATCGCTGGCAGAGTAGATTTCTCTAAGCATGGTAAATATATCATTGAACCTATCATCATTGATACGATTCTTGATTATTGTGCTAATAAGGTTAATCTTAATACTGCTAATCTTTATACTCAGAATTATTTCTATTCTGATTATGTCAATCGTATTCAGTATATGCAAACAGATCCTGAAAGATTTGGCATTCTGAATACCAATGATAATATGATTAGAAATATTGTGAGATCCATGAGCATGGCTGATCGGGATATTGGTATTTATACGATTCTGTATAACAAGTTTATGACTGTTAAGAATACTAAGAATGCAATGGTTCTTATTAGTCTTAACAGCGAGCTTAATGCTTATAGAAAACTTGCTAAAAATAATAAATAAAGGAGATAATTTATATGAATAAAGAAGAAGTGCTTTATCTGTTTGATAAATATAAGGATCGTCCTATTGAAATTGATACCGGTGACTCTGCTGCAGTCCTTCGTGGAAATATTGATGGTCATTGGCTCTTTCTAAAGGGTGATACTGTTGTCGAGGTTAAAAAGAATACTCCTGATGGATCTTTTAATATTGCTAATACTAATCAGCCTCAGTGTCCTTTTAAGGTTACTATGCTAAGCTTTGGTGATATTGCATATATTAGATCTTTCATTAATTCTGATCCTGGTGATGTACGGAAACAAATTAGTGATCTTAAGCCTATCGGTACTTCTAAGAATATGGCAGACATTCTTAAAGAAATTGAAACTGATACAATCTATAATGCATCCTCTGCAACTGGATTCTTGAATACTGAAGCTACTGCACCTGGTACTATGTATGGTAATTTTAGAGGAACTGTTCTCTCTACTGAAATTGGTGGCATTCCTCAAAATGTTGTAGATAAGGTTCTTACTCCTAAGGAGTAAGTATAGATTTACACCTCCTGCAACATAAAAATACTGATTATGATTGTGCCTAATTTTCGTTTGCTAAAATGAAAATTGAGCATATATTATAATAATGAACAAAAGCAATATCTCACTTGCTTAAGTTCATGTCCGATCTTCCACACTTTTAATTTGCGCAAATTAAAAAGACAAAGGAGTAAACAACAATGATGAACAACATGTATCCGAATGGTTATGCAATGCCCATGGGTGCTGGCTATCCTCAGCCCGCTGCACAGCAGACCGGTGGTAACACTAACTGGCTGAGTCCTGATAAGGTCGCTCGTCTGAAGAAGGATAATACTCAGTTTTCTCTGAGTGTTTCTGATGAAGAGCTTCTGCGTGGCCAGTGCAATCATTATAACTCTGATCGTACCTCTGCTCTAGTTGAGAATCCTGATGGTAGTTATACTTGCTCTATCTGTGGTGATTCTTTTAATGTTCATACTGGTACTACTGAAGATGTCAAGACTGCAGTTCAGCTGGTTCTGGATTATATGAACACCTGCAAAACTAGCTATCTGTCTCTGAGCCCTGATGCTGCTCTGACTTATTTCCAGATTATTCCGTTCCTGAAGAAGTTCCCTGATCTGTATGATCTGGCTATTAAGGATTATGCAAAGCATAATAACATCAATCCTATGCAGGCTCAGAATGGCATGAACACCTTTGCAATGTATGCAAATCTGATCAACAGCCCGATGTATGCTCAGCCTGGTATGATGGGTGGTATGCCGATGGGCGGTTATCCCCAGCAGCCTTATGCTTATGGCAATCCTGTCCAGCAGCCTGTTATGAACACTAATATGCCTCAGCAGCCTGGTTATAATCCGATGTATGCTCAGCCCATGCAGCCTGCAGCTCCTGTCCAGCAGCCTGTTGCTCAGACTGGTTATCAGCCTGCACAGACCGGTTATGCATTCAACCCTCAGGGTCCTGCACAGCCGATCAATACTAATATGCCTCAGCAGCCTGCTCCTGCAGCAGCTCCTCAGGCACCTGCTGCTCAGCCTGCAGTTACCGAAGCTGTAAAGGTTCCTGAAACTTTTCAGAAGTAATTTCTAAGTAAGTTCATATAGCAACAATCGTGTCGTCATAATAAATATTGGAGTGGAGGATTCATGTCCTCCACTCCTTTATTTATTATTTTTAATACAAATAGAATATAGAACAATCATTTACTAAAATATAAAATTTGGTAAATGATATTATGTAGAACTCAACAATAATCCGAAATTGGGTATCCAAGGAAAGATTATTTTCATATAAAGCAAAATTAAATTTTCAATGAACATGTACACATAATTATGAGAGAAAGAATCTAGAGAAAGGAAAAGAGAGAAATGATTTATGCTAAAGAATCAAAAGAAGAAACTTTGAATAGAACTGATATTATTGATCATGGCCCTAAGTATAAAGATTTTACGGGAATGACTGTAGGAAGTGTATATGTAATTAGAGAAGTTGCTCCACATTATAAGCCAGATGGATCTCCAAAATATAGATATCTTTGTAGATGTAATGAATGTGGAGATGAATTTATTACGTATAAAGACACTATAGCTAAACACATAAAAGATAGATCTCCATTTACTTGCGGTTGCGATACCCATTATAAACCTATTCAAGTAGGAGAGAAGATTAATAAACTTACTGTAGAATATTTGGTTTCAAAAGGCCCAATTAGAATGCAAAATCGCTGGAGATGCAAATGTGAATGCGGCAGAGAAGTTGATTTATATGAGGTAAGTTTAATAAAAAGAACTACTAAGGATTGTGGATTTTGTGGTCCTGTAAGGATAAAACATGAGCCATTAAAAATAGGAGATAAATTTGGAAGACTTACAATAGTTCAAGCTATATTAGCAGATAAAATAAAGGATGAACGCTATATTTGTGATTGTGACTGTGGCACTAAAAATGTTGTAAGAACATTTGAGCAGCTAACAAGTAGAACTGGATCTAAAAGTTGTGGATGCTTAAATACTGAGAGATTACAGAAACTTCATGAAAGTATGCGTACTGTTAATGGACTATCTAAAACTCCATTATATCAGACTTATAGAGGAATGATTAGTAGATGCTACGATCCTAATGAAGATCATTATAAGGATTATGGCGGCAGAGGAATTCAAGTATGCGATGAATGGCGTGGTGAAAATGGATTTATTAATTTCTATAATTGGGCATTGCCATTATATCAAGACGGATTAACAATTGATAGAATCGATGTTAATGGAAATTATTGTCCAGAAAATTGTAGATTTGTTCCTTGGCTAACACAAGCCAATAATAAAAGAAATAATTCATATGTAACTATAGGTGATGATACATATACTGTTTCTAGATGGGCTGAAGCTTCAGGAATTTATCAAAAAACAATATCATATAGACTTTCTCATGGATATTCCCCATACGAAGCTGTATACACTCCAACCCCATTTCAAGATCCTAGTGCAATATATTTTGTAGATGACTATAACAATCCCATAAGTCAATTTGATGTAGAATGAAAGGAGTCTATTTTAATGGCAAAACTTACTGCTGAGCAAATGAAGAATGTTGATACCTATGATAAAGACATTACTCATATTGAAGGTACGATTAACGCTATTCGAAAATTACCAGGCATGTACATCGGGCCAGTTGGGTATAGCGGAACGATTAACATGTTTAGAGAAATTTTTCAGAACTCTGTTGACCAGATGCTATTTGAAAAATCTCCCTGTAACTATATTACAGTGGTATTTGATGAAAGAGATACTAAGTTTATTGTTAGTGATAATGGACTTGGTATTCCGTTCTCAAAATGTGTAGAAGTATTCTCTGAATCGCACGTCTCGAAGAACTTTAAGGAAAAGAAACCTGGAGATTATTCTGCTGGCATTAATGGTATTGGTGCTAAAGCAACTAATGCATTGTCTGAATACTTCGATGTCAAGTCTTATCGCTATGATGGTACTTGTAAGCATGTTTTGTTTAAGAAAGGTGTTTTGAAGAAAGAAGAGATTATTAAGAATCCTGAAAAACTTCAGGGTACTAGAACAGAGTTTACTCCTGATCATAGTATTATGGGAGATACTCCTGTTGAGCCTGGAATGGTATATACTCTGGTAAGAGATACTTTATCTCTATTGCCTATTGGAGCTACTATTGACTATACGTCTATTAATAAGCGTGGTAAGACTTATCATGAGAAGATGGTCAATGAAGATGGTATTGCTACCAATATTCTTGGTAAGTGTGCTAGTATGCTAGTATCTCCTATTATCATTAAAAATGATAATGGCCATATGAAACTAGAGTGCGCATTTACTTTTGACCAACAGGATCTTGGCGGTGAAGATGTTACTGCATATGCTAATATGTGTCCTACGAGTAGTAGTGCATTGAATACTCATGTTACTGGTACTTTGGATGGTATTTGCACATGGTTTGGAAATTATATTAATAAGATTTATTTGACAGATAGAGAAAAGAATAAGATTAAGATTGTTCCTAACGATGTCAAAATGGGTCTTAAGGTAATGATTTCTGCATGGCATCTGGAACCTCAGTTTACTGGGCAGGCAAAAGAAGTTTTAAGCAATCAAGACTTTAAGCCTTTTGCAAAAGAGACTATTATGAATGGTCTAGATGCATGGGCTAAAGCAAAACCTCAAGATTTGCTGAAAGTTTGTAAGTTCCTGAAGGATTTGGCACTTGTAAGAATTAAAGCAGATAGTGAAAAGGTTAAAGTGACTGCTAAGTATGCTACTAGTGCTACTACTGGATTGCCTGCTAAATATGTAAAGCCTTCTACCAAAGATCCTAGTAAGATTGAGCTCTTTATTGTAGAGGGTGATTCTGCATTAGGTTCTGCAAGATCCGCAAGAAATGTTGAAACACAGGGTATTTTCCCGATTCGAGGTAAGATTCTAAATGTCTTTCAAGCAAGTCCTCAAAAGATTGCCGCAAATAATGAGGTTATGGCAATCACTCAAATTCTGGGAGCCGGGTATGGTAAGCACTTCGATATCTCCAAACTTAAGGTATCGAAAGTTATTTTTATGACGGATGAACTAACTGCGTCCAAAAATGCTTTTCGTGTTCGTCACACGGGTTGATGATTTTAATCATTAGCTAACGGTAAGAGCTGAATAAGACTAGTGTATGAAGTCGAGAGAAGATATACACTTATATATCCATAGACGAAGCAGCTCTCTAAGAAAGCCTAAGGTCCATTGGAACAAATGGATAGCTTGGTAATACCGTGGGAATCAATAATACTAATATTATTGAAGCCTGTAACGACTATTTCCGTGAAGGAAAGTACGGATACTATTGACACGTATTTGGAAAGAGCATTCTAGGTTTAGAGAAGTATAGTATCTAAGCATAGTAACATATAGTCTAATTTATATGAAAATATAACGTACTATCGGCAGATAATGATGGAGCTCATATTGCAGACCTTCTTCTGCTTGTGTGCTTAAAGATGTTCCCTGGCTTAGTTGAATCCGGTAGAGTTTATAAAGCAGTTCCTCCGCTTTATGGTATTCCTATGGGAAAAAATCGTATGAAGTATTTTGCAGAGCGTGTTGACTTTGTAAGATATATGCAGAAGGAATATTATAAGAAGAATTCCGTTACAGATCTTAAGGGTAAGCCTATCGATTCTGCTACCTTTACTAGAATTCTAATTGAGAATTCCGATTATATTTATGACTTCTCTACGATTGCTGAAAGATATAAAGTTAATCCTATTCTATTGGAAATTGTTATCTCTTCCTATATCAAGAAGGAGAAGTTTGAAACTCTGCGTAAGAGAATTACTTCTGAATTCAGATTTATGGAGAATGACAATGTCACTAAGATGGGTGATACTATTAGAATCAAAGGTTTGATTAATGGAAGAATTGAAACTATCTTCTATAATCAGAGATTTATCGAAGATTGTGATCCTTTGATTAGACCTATTCGAAAGGCAATGAGTGAAGATCATATGAGATTTATTGTCAATGGTCAGAAAGTCGGACTTTATGATTTGGTATCTACTGCAATGAATACTATTGGTAGTGTGAACCGATTTAAAGGTCTGGGTGAAATGAATGCTGACCAGTTGGCTGAATCTACTATGAGTCCTAATACTCGTACTTTGATTCAGTATACTGTCGATGATATTAATGAAACTACTAAGATCATTCGTCAGTATGATTCTAATAAGAAACTCATTCTTCAAGAAACTGGTGTTGTTGATCGTAGTGCACTGATCGGTTTGTAAAAGCAAAGGAGAGACTAGTAGCACCAAATAACTAGTCTCTCCTTATTTTATTTAAGGAGAAGATGATATATGCTCATAGAATATATGAATTATTCTTTAAGTAAAACTCCTACAACAATCATGACAGAAGATGTATTTGGTGATACTGGATTATCTTTTAGCCTAAGTGCTAAATATAGTGCAGTAGTATCTTTTCTTAAATCTCAATTCAATGCTTTGCTTAAAGACTCTTATTCAATTGAGGTTGAAAGAATTGTCGATTCTTCTTCTGAAGATGATAATGATACCTATGAATTCCAATTCAAATCTATTTATCTTAAGAATAAACCCCTCTTTGGTGAGATTAAGATGAATGGAACTTTTGTAACAAAATTTGAAATTGATAATTCTTATGACTACTCAGAAATGTATGGTAACATGCTTAATAGTCATAATGAAGAAGGTACAGTTGCCATAAGTGATAAAGATCAAACTGTAGATGGTACAAGTTTGGTTATTGAAAATAAAGCTAATGAATTTATGCAAACGATGAATTCTAAATTCATTAGAAAGAAAGGAGAAAATTAATTATGGAAGCAAAATGGGTTGAGAATGAAAATGGTAGAGTAAGCATTGCTACTTATACTAGAGAAGATATGTATATGAGACCTTGCGTACAAGATATCTATAATAATCTTCCTGAGTTTAATGATTCTATTAAGTGGATTATGTATATTCATCCCAATGTAGGTTGTACAGTTCAGGATGTCCTTGACTGCCTAATCAATGATTATTCTAACATCGATACTTTGCTATTTGCTCAAGCTGGTACTATTTGTCCTATTCCTGCTAGCGGGTCTATTGCAGAAGGCAAAGAATTTATTTCTAACCAAAAGAATCTTTTGACAAATTCTATGTTTGATCGAATTTCGTTTAATCGTTGCATGGAGCATTCTTATGGAAATGATTGCATTTATCTCTTCCATAATGATACTGCAGAGAATTGGATTAAAAATAATACTGGAGAGAACAAAATTATTGATTATTCCTCTGGAGAATTTGCAGAATATAATAAATGAAAGTCGGGTGCAAATAAATAATGGCCGAAGTAATTCGTCAAAATACAGCTCATAAGCAGTATATCGAAGATCTGGCTCTATATACTATTGCAACTAACTTGGTTCGTGCATTACCTGATGTGCGAGATGGATTGAAACCTGTTGCAAGACGTATTCTTTATACTCTTATGAATGATGAGAAAGCTATTGATCCTGCTCATCAGGTCAAGTCTGCTGCCGTAGAAGGTACCGTTATGAAGAAATATCATCCTCATAGCGGAACTTATCCTACGTTCAAGACTATGGTAAACTGGTTTGAAATTAAACAACCTATGATGATCGGACAAGGATCATTTGGTACAGTTTCTGGTGAAGTAGCATCTGCACAAAGATATACTGAGTGTTGCCTTAGTCCTTTTGGTCTTGAATGTGTTTGTGGAGCATTGTTCAATAGCAATGAAGTTGTTGACTGGAATCCCACTTATGATAATAAGAACTATGAACCTCAGTATCTTCCAGTAAAAGTTCCTCTGCTTCTTATTAACGGTATTCTTGGTGGTATTGGTACTGGTATCAAAGCAGATCTTCCTTCTCATAATATGGGAGAGGTTATCGATGCTACACTAAGATTGATTGATGATCCTAAAGCAGATGTAATTCTGATTCCTGATCATTGTTTGCCTTGTGAAATCATTGATACTGATTGGAAAAATATCTGTAATAAAGGATATGGATCTTATCGTGCTAGAGCAACTATGAGTGTTTCTTATGATAAGAATGATTATCCTTATATTACGATTACCTCTCTTCCTATATATGGCACTAATAATGTCGTAAATAAGATTGATGAAGGGATTGCAGCAGGTAAATTTCCTCAGATTCTTGATGTCAACGATGAATCTAAGAATGACTATGGTGTAAGAATTGTCATCAAGTTGAAAAAGGGTACCGATGTAAACTTCGTTAAAGAAGCTCTATATAAGTATACTCCTTGCGAGCAATCTTTTAGAGTTAACTTTGAAGCGGTCTATGGCACTGAATTGGTTCGTCTGTCTTATAAGGAATATTTGAATCTGTTTATTAGATTTACTACTGATAATAAGATTAAAGAGTATTCTGCGAGACATTATGTAATCTCTACCAGATTGCATAAGTTGGATGCATTCATCAAGATTGTAGGATCTCCTGATATTGATAAGATTATTAATCTCATTAAGAAAGGAAAAGCTAGTTCTGATAATGAATTAATTGAGCTTTTGATTAGTAAATATAAGCTGACTGATATTCAGGCATCTTATATCATCAATGCTCAGCTTAAGCAGTTGTCTAGATCTTATCTTGATAGATATAAGGCAGACTTTAAGAAGTTAAGTGAAGAAGAAACATGGCTAGAAGGTAGAATTGCTAATAGCAATCTTATTCTTCAAGATGTTAAGGATGAATTGATTGCTATTAGAAATAAATATGCTACTCCTAGATTATGTAAAGTTATTAAAGTTAGTAATCTTGGAAATATCCCTGAAGGAACATTCAAATTTGTTATCACTGAAAACAACTATGTCCGTAAGATTGGTGAGAATGAAAATGTGAATGTAATTAAGGGAGATAGACCTAAGTTTATTATGACTGTAAGTAACTTGGAGAATATTCTTCTCTTTGATAATAAGGGAAGAGTATTTAAACTTCCGATTCACAAGATTCCCATCATGGCAAAGAATGATCCTGGCATCGATGTCAAGGGTATTATTAAAGGATTGACTGCTGATATTATTTCTGTACTTTATGAGCCTATGGTTATTAAACTTGCAGCTTTAAAGCAGAAAGTATATGTTGCAATTCTATCTAAGAATAATACTATCAAGAAACTTGATATTCAGGATTTCCTTAATGTACCTCCTTCTGGTATCATCTATTCTAAGATTACTCAGGATGATGATATCGTAGATACTCAGCTTGTATCTGATAATATGGATCTGGTTCTATATAGTGACACGAAAGCTCTAAGAATTGCTTCTACGGATATTACTCTTCTTAAACGTAACACTATCGGAACTCTGGGAATGGGAGGACAGCATGGACCCATGGAAGGAATGAGTATTATCTATACAGATAAGAAAAATCCTTCTAAGTATATTCTTGTCATTACTGAATCTGGTAAGGTTAATAAATTCTCTGCTAGTGGATTTGAAAGAAGTCAAAGAAATAAAGCTGGTAGTAAAGTTATTGATCTTGCTAGAGGTGACCGTATTAAGACTATCTTTGGAGTTTCTGATAATAATGTTTTGAATATCGTTACTACAGGAACTAATTATAGTCTTCCGATTTCTGAGATGCAGATGATGAGTTCTGTAAGTAAGGGAATTAAGGTTACTGGTAAGAATGAGATTGTTGTAAGAGCTACAATTTCCTAAATGCAATATAAATGGGTAAGGGATTTACTCCCTTACCCATTATTTTTTACTTAAATAATCTTTAGACTAAGAAGTTTTAGCGAGGAATCTTCTTAATCTTTTCAGCCTGAGCAGCGGTAATCCAATTAAGCTGTACAGCCTTATCGACGCCCTTTTCATCAATCATATGCTTCTTCCACATACGTACGACAGAATTATACATAATATAAATCCTCCTGATTTGTATTATTATTTTGAATTACTGAACAGCTTGAGCATCGGTATCATCACCGCCACCAGCCATCTGCATGTTAAGCAGAGTGCTGCCCAGCATATCGACGCTAGACTCCAGACTATACAGACGCTCGTTAATATCAGGAGCACCTACATTGACAACGAAGATGGTAGCAGTGACTTCCTTCATGGTAGGACCATCAAAGGTTGCATTGCAAGCAGCACAAGTAGTTGCAGTGTTCTCGACATCTGCACCACACTCAGGGCAAACATACTTGGTCTCGATAACAAAATTAGGAACCAGCTGAACATTGCGAACAACAGTCTTACCAGTAATAATCTGGATAGCAGTGTCATCAATCTTAGCAGTAATGGTATCATTACCAGTAAAGTCTGCCAGGACCTCTTCAGCAGTCTTGGTGACACCTTCCATAGGACGAACCTTGAAAGTTGCAACGTCATTGTACTGATTTACACCATCGGTGCACAGAAGATACTCAGCGCCATTGGACAGAACTAGCTTTTCCATAGAAAAGTCCTCCTTAATGTACATTAATTTTTGATTGGAGTGAATAGAAATGACAAATGTAGAGATGATCTTAAAATTAATGGAACCAGAGCTCGATACTATTCAACTAGCTAAATTGAAGAACGTGCTTGACACAATCTTAAGAACATCAAGAAACGTCCTACCAAATGAAGAATTGATAGAACGATTCAAACAACAGAAGAGCTTAGTAGGATTGAAACCATCTTCATTAAATGGATATGTAACAGAAGTTAGAGCAATGGCAAAATATTATAATGATAAAAGCTATTGCGATATTACTACTGCTGATATGAAGGATTATCTTGCTTATATGGTTAAAGCAAGAAATCTTCAAGCTGCTACATTACAGACTAAGATTAGAGCTATTAGCTCTTTTTATGAATTCTTAGTAAATGAAGAATTCATTGATAAGAATCCCACTAATAAGATTGAAAGAGTCTTGTGTGAAAAGAAGATCAAGAAAGCTTTCTCTAATGCTGAGATGGATGCTATGAGAGCAGAATGTTTAACAAAGAGAGATAGAGCATTCTTTGAATTCCTTTATTCTACTGGAACTAGACTTGCAGAAGTCATTGCCCTTAATGTAAAGGATATCAATTTCTCAGAAGGAGAAGTTATTGTCTTCGGTAAAGGACATAAGGAAAGAGTTGTTTATCTAAGTAACATTTGCATGAAATATTTACAAGAATACTTAGAAGAACGATATGCTCAACCAGACGAACCTTTGTTTACACATTTAACAAATGGTCATAGATTGACTCCTAGAGCAGCAGAATTAATTCTTAAAGATATTGGTGATAGAGCAGGAGTAGAAAATGTGCATCCTCACCGATTCCGTAGAACTTGTGCTACTCACTTGATGGACAGAGGAATGCCTGTTGAACAAATTCGAGAAGTACTCGGTCACGCCAAGTTAGAGACTACTATGATTTATTGTAATGTGAATAGTAGTAAAGTTAAAGCTAGTTTTAAAGAAGCATTTAATAGAGATACATATTTTAATGATGTAAATATTTGATTAGATATTATAACTCTGATAGGAATACAAGATGTCCTATCAGAGACTTTTAATTTTACAAAAGGAGTAGTTAAAATGATTGACAAGAAAAAGGTTATCGAGTACATGGAAAGTATCTATAGGTATTTTCCACATATTGAATTCATCGGAATTGATTTAAATGGAGAGATGATATTTACTGTAAAAGCAAAAGGACATTGTTTTATTACAAGTGATAAATATATCAATCTCTATAATAGTGCATACGATTATGGTATGATTAGTAGTGCTAATGATGTATTCAATGATATGCTTGAAGCTAGTAAGTCTAATACATTTATCGTTAAAGAAGAATGCGACAATGTATTTGATCCAAATGAGTATGTAGGCTATATCTGGGCTCAAGATCATCAGGCATTCGGATGGTGTCAGATCGTCGGAAATCTTTCTAGAGACGATAGGATATATGATAAAGTAGAATGTGAATTTACCAGTGACAACATCATTAAATTGATGAATACCACATATGTTTATACGGTTCATTCTTGTGGCGAAGTCAATCGCATTACACTAAATAATGCACTATCTGTATATCCTAATTGTGCTAAGTGTGATGAATTAATTGGAATTCAATGCAAAATAGATCTTGAACGACGTATTTCAAGACTTAAACTTATCGATGTTACAGAAGATCTTGATAAGTGTATATTTAAATGCATTAAATGTGGTAATACATATACTGATTATAAAGATACAGTCTTTGCATGGAATAGAAAATATGGTGAATGTGTATACTGCTATGCAAAAGAATATACACCTAAATTGATTGGAAGGAAGTATGGAAAACTTAGAATCGTACAAGCAGTACCTGTAATCTGTGGATATAATCACACGATTTCTCATTTTAACGTGATATGTCAATGCGATTGTGGAGGATATGTATCCACAAAATTAGCAAGTGATAAATTACAGAGAACCACTTGCGAAAACTGTGGTAGGAAATATCAGAAGTCTACTCCATCTACTGTTGATAAAATTTATAAAGGTAAACGTTATGGAAAACTTACCATAATCAAAGCAGCATATATCTATAATCCAGAAGATGTAATTATTGATAAACCAAGCATATATCAGCGAGTAATTTGTCAGTGTGATTGTGGTAATTTTAATATTCCTGTATTATCTTCAGTGTTAAATGGACAATCCAAATCTTGTGGATGCTGTGATAAAGATCGTAAACCAAAAGTTCCATATCCGTATGACTTGAGTTTCTACGAAATGTAATATAAGAAATAATTTAGAAGGAGTGAAGATTTTATTCTTCACTCCTTTTATTTTTTTGAAATAATTTGACGCTTCTAATAAACTTGGTGTACAGATTCGTAATACTGAATATGAAATAGGTGGAATCCCTATTAGATCACAGTTTTCTGCAACTGATACTGTTCAAAGCATTATTATTAAAATGCTAGGTGATGTTGGACAAAATATTGATACATCTACTCCTAATACTAGATATGAAGTTAAGAATCTTGGTACTTGGTCTAGTATAAAAGATGTAGATACATTCCTTGATGCATGTAATCATGTTACAGGTTATTATGGTGCTTCTATAGGATCTTATGTTACTATTAATGATGGTACATATAATAAAGAATGGGTAATAGCAGGATTTGATATGGAGCATAATAAAATGGCTTCAGATGGAATAGTATATGATAATGGGTATGGTATATGTTTAATACCTAAGAATAGTTTAGGTAATTATGCATGGTCTCATACAGTTAGTGGTTACACTAATAATTATAAAAGTTCTGATATAAATAAAACTATTCTGCCTGACGTTGCAAATAATCTTAAGAACGTACTAGGAGATCATTTAATAGAACGTAGAGTTCTTCTGAGTAGTGCTAGAGATAGTAACTATTATGCATCTGCATATACATGGACTACTGCATATTGTACATTAATGAATGCTGGACAAATAACTGGTACATTTGCTTCTAATTCTAATAAATATGATGATGGAGAAGCTAATTATAAACTACCATTATTCAATTATGAAACATGGAGTTTTGATGAGTTGGCATGGTTGCGAGGGCTGCACAACAAAAGAAGCAACCTCGGTGTCTATTGCATTACCACTTCTGGTGATTTAGATAAGCGCGACTGCGATAATAGTGGCGGTCTTCGTCCTCTTATTTATATTAGGTAATGAAAAGATAAATAATTATTCGATTATGAAATTTTAAAATACTAGGTAAGGAATCTACTTCCTTACCTAGTATTATTTTTTAATTTTTCATTTGACAATTAATTACTAAATTTAAAGGAGGCTATCTTATGCCAGATAAACGCACTAATTATATCTCTAAAGAAGATATGTATATGGGCATTGCTCGAATGGCAGCAATGAGATCTAAAGATCCTAATTCTCAAGTCGGTGCTGTATTTGTATCTTCTAATGATCGTATCCTTAGCATTGGTTATAATGGATTTCCTAATGGAATTTCTGATGATGAATTTCCTTGGGCAAGAGAAGCTGAATCTGAAGAGGATACAAAATATCCTTATGTAGTTCATGCAGAAGAAAATGCTATTCTTAACTTCCGTGGAGACATTTCTGCTTTTAGAGGATCTACTCTTTATGTAACAATGTTCCCTTGCCATAACTGTACGAAGGCTCTTATTCAAGTTGGTGTTAAGCATATTTATTATGGTATTAATAAATATCCTGATACTGCAGATTTTAGAGAAGCTACTAGAATGCTGAATGCAGTTGGTATCACTTATAAGCAAATGAATAGTGATATTATCATCGATAAAGGAATTGTTAATAAGTATTACCTTAATATCACTAATTCTTAAAATATCTTTTAGGGATATATTATAATATTGATAGAAAGGAGTGGTAATATGATTAGACCACCGTAACAATATTATTCTTAAATCTCCAAAAGTATAAAATCACTAAGGAGGATAATTTCAAACATGGAAAACAATAATGTCAATCTATCTAAATATGGATATCAAGAGCAGAGATATCCTATTGATACTACTGGCTATAAGCAACTTCGTGACTATAACATCGAGTATCAGATGGCACATCAGAAGGAGTTTAACTTTCTTCAGCCTCTTCCTAATGATCTTATGTCTACTACTAAGACATATCCTCATTCTGATGAGTTTGAGTTTTCTGGACAGCTTGAAATCATTAATTATGATAAAGCCTGTGAAGAAGATCTTAGAGAAGGAAACGGTTTTATTGTAGAACCTGCTGGTAGAAATATCAAGAAAGATCTTAATGCTGAGGATGGTATTTTCTCTCCTAAGTTTGGACAAACCTTGGCTGATACTAATCCCTTTATGGATCGTTATCGCTGTCGGTGTAAAGAAGGAGGACTTCGTGGTCGTAATAATGCTGGATTGCGTTGTCCAAAATGTGGTCATCTATGTTCTTATGTAGATGATAATTTTAATTATCGTGGATGGATTAAACTTTCTGAGCCTTATAAGTTTATTCATCCTACCTTCTACACTTATATCGATTCTATCCTTGGTAAAGGTATCTATATCCAGGGTAATAAACGTACTAAGCTTGAAAATATTCTTGATGTTACTGATACTAAATTGGTTCTTAATTCTATTAAGATTGATGACCCCAAACTTAAAGATGAACCATTCTTTGGTATTGGAATGATTGCTTTTGTCGAACGCTTTGATGAGATCATGGATTATTATATCAAGAAGCGTCCTAATAAACGTAATTATTACGATGCCATTTATCAGTCTCGTGATTCTGTATTTTCATCTTCGCTTCCAGTCATCACTACATTGCTTCGTCCGTTTGATATAGACGGTAACAACATGACCTATGAGCCAACGAATGGAATGTATACAATGATTAATAAACTTGCTACTTCTATTAATAAGAATAAAACTGCTATCCAGAGAGAACCTAAAATCAAGAACCAGCAGCTTTATAATCTTCAAAAGAAGTTTATGGAAATTTATGCTGAACAGATTTCTATTCTAGCAGGTAAGAAGGGAGACTTCAGATGCCTACTTGGTGGACGTTATAACTTCTCTTCTCGTTGTGTTATTGTTCAAAATCCTAATCTTCGTATTGATGAGATTACTATGCCTGCTGTAGCATTGACTGTTATGCTTGAGCAAAGAATTAAAAATATTCTCTGTCGTATGCATGGCATGACTCCTACACAAGCACATGATATTTGGTATAAAGCTACTATTGAGCCCAATAAGCGTATAAATACCATTATTCAATCCATCATCGACGATTTTAAACACAAAGGCATGCGTGGGCTTCCGGTTATCATAGGACGAAATCCTACACTTGCTTATGGCTCTATTCTGCAAATGTTCTGTGTTGGAATTACTGATTCTTATACATTAGCAGTTCCTCTACAGATCTTAAAATTCTTGGCTGCGGATTAAATAGCAGTGGTGCTATTTATAATATATAATATCACCACAGAAGTCCCTTCTCTAAAGTAATTTAGAGTCGCTAATATATCTAATTGCTGGAAAACCATAATGCCTGTAAAGCTACAACGTAACTAGCAATGGTAAGCGTGAAAGCCGACGAAAGTCAGAAAGAATTTACAGGATGATCTAGGATGCAATAAAAGCTTAATGAAAATTAAGTTCCTTAAAGATCGATACTATTATAGTATAAAATTGACAACCAGCAGCGAAGCTCAGAAATGAGTGTGCTCACAGATCATTATGTAGAGCCTATATTATATAGGTATGGTACTGAGGCAGCAGATAAATCCATTTAAATCGAAACGGTATATATCCAGATAAATAAAGAATTGCAGAATCTTTACTGGATAAAGATATGATCGCTAAATTAAAAGAAAAGTTAAAATATGCAGATTTAAGCAATTTTAAATATTTCATGTGTAAGAGTACATGAATGATGTAAGATTCGCTTATTTCAATTTTAACTTTTCTAAAGTGTCCAATTTAGATTTGACGGCGATGTTATATATTGTTTGGTTCCGATGAATCAGACTTTTATTAGACTTGCTTGGGAAAAATTCAATCCTAGGAATGCTATGTATATTTCTAGAGATAATGGATATTTCAATCCCAATGCATTAATGCAAAGAGATACTCTTATCAATGCTAATACACTAGCAAGACTTGGTAGAGAGAATTATACTCAAGAAGATCTTAATAAGTTTGATAGAATTCAGAAAGCTATTAAAGCAGCTGGTTAATGCTAAATGCGCAATAGTAGTAGCCAGCATTTCTGAATGCTATACTCTATTGATATGACAGTGTGTTGATAGACCATACTGTTGTATAGTTGTCTCCGTATTATCTATTGTGTATTTGTCGAAGGAAGGCCGGTAGAGATTTGATTCTCTACCGGCTTTTCTTTTTTTTTTATTTTAGATATAAAAATATTTAAAACTAAAATAAGTTGTATAATCAAAAACATATTTTGAGCTTATTCCTATAATACTAGAACCATTTTCTCCATAGCTTGATAAATAATACCAATATATTGAAATATGTTTAAGATTACAAGTTATGAATGATTCATGCTCCATATTATCATCGCTATCATCATTTATATCGTATAAAATAGCTGATATAATACATTTAGAATCTATAGATCCATACCCATTATTCAAGTTTTTATATATGCTAATAGTCGTTGTATCTTCCTTAATAGAAGCGTCATATTCATTAAATATAAACAATATCTGCATTACACTTTCTATAGTCAGATGATGCTCCACCATCACTCCAATGTTTTATCCATCTACAATATAATTTTCCACTATTTTGATAGATCCAGACTGCATCATCATAACTACTAACATCTATTAGACTAAATCCTATCAATGTACCATTTAACGGATATCCAGTAGTATCAATATAAATATTATTAAGCTTCTTTATAGAAGCGTCAGATTCATTAAATATAAACAATATTTGCATAATGATTTTCAGTACCAGCTCCTGTACCACTACCATCACTATAATGTTTTATATATCTGCAATATAATTTTCCTTTATTTTGATCAATCCAGTTTGCATCACTCCATACATTATCTAATATATCAAATCCTATCAATGTACCATTTAACGGATATCCATCTCTAGTAATATAAATATTACTAAGCTTCTTTATAGAAGCGTCAGATTATATATTTAAAATATTTATTTTCGCTTACATAATATAAAAGTGATAAGAAGGAATATATTCCTTCTTAGAAAGAATATTTTATTTGAGAGGTCTATTAAGGAGGACTACTATTATGGTTAGCAATATCAATCGTAGATTCAGAAATTTCATCACTGCCGATGCATTGAGCTTCTATGCTATTAACATCTCTGCAGAACAGCATAACGTACATGATGTTCGTGTACGTTTTACCCGCAAGGGTAATAAATGGGCTAATGTATTAGCACATATGTTGGATACTGGCAAAGCAAAGTCTGGCAAGACCATGCGCCAGATTTATCAGTACTGTTGGGCCTGGATGAAGGACCGAGGATATGCCGGTGACTTCGATATGCCTTTGTTCAATACAAAGGCAAAGTATTCAGTTTATATGGATGATGATAATGGAATTATTTATGTGACGAATGTCAGTGCAAATAAGAGATATCCATTATCAATTAATGAAATGATGATCAAAGAAGAAAAGCTTTCTCATTTCAATCAAATAATTGAAGGCTATACCTATTAATAAAAATAGAAGGAGTGAAGAGTAAAATCTTCACTCCTTTTTTTTGAGAAAATAGACTAAAATTTAACTTTATAATAATTCACTATATATCAAGGAGGATATGATATTATGGCCAGTGTTAATAAGGTGAAGGTCGAAACAGATATATATGATATTTCACCGTCTCCTAGTGGTACACTTGATACAACTACTGCTAATAATAAATTTGAGTCTAGTGATGTTGCACAAGGAAGTGCAACATCTTGGACTAATGTTGATCCGTTGGCTGCTACTGAAACAAATAAGAGTATCTTTACTAAGATTACTCAGATGATCAAGAATGTAAGATACTTGTGTAATATTATTGGTACTGGCTTTTCTACATCTAATACTATTAAGAATCAAATCGATAGTAAAGCACCATCTAATCATACACATACTAAATCCAGTGTTGGACTTGGTAATGTTGATAATACAGCAGATAGTGAGAAAAATGTTAATTCTGCTAATTATCATAGTTTCACAAACGCAGATGAGCTTAATTTTACAGGTGGTCCAGGATCTCAGAGTAAAATTGCTTATATTGGTTATCGCAATGGAGAAATTTCAGGATATAAATTCTGTAATGGGGGGGAATGGTACATTAGTTCCTATTTACGCATCGTCATTTCAGGGAAAAGCTACAAGTGCCACTACTGCTGATAGTGCGGAAAAAGCCACAAGTGTTGTGGATTATAATAATACAAATTCATCGATTAAAATCGGTTACAGCGGTGATGGCTTAAATACCTCAAATTTAAAGTATATTGCAGGCTACACAGAAGACAATGGAACCAAAATCAAAGACGTCTCAAAAGATGTGCTATGCAGTTGGATTGGCCTTGGAGATTATGCTGTTGCTTCTCATACGCATAGTAGTGTTAAAGACATTGGAGACAATTCAAATACGGTATTTGCTTATTCAAAAGCTAGTATGAATTATGGGGATTATACTTGGCTTGCCGGTTGGAATGGATATGAACTTCGATCTGTAAATAAGAATCAATTTGCTACAGCAAGTCATACTCATGATGATCGGTACTATACAGAATCTGAAATAAATTCTAAACTAGATGGTAAATTATCAACCTCTGGTGGTAAAATAACTGGAAAAATAACAAAATCTACTAGTGGAAACTGGATCGGCGATAGAGATCGTGCTTGCGTATCAAGTGATTATCCTGGTGACTCATCGTATGGTACAGTAGCTGCAATGGCAACTAAAAATGGATATTGGACGATTGGAAATTTAGGTGGAGAAGAAAGATTAATATTTAACTATTCTACAGATGCCAATTATAATGCTGGAAAAAATGAAACAACACAAGTTTATTTACCTCCTCAAGCTGGAACTATTATTACTTCAGCTACAATAGGAAGCCAATCTGTTAATTATGCTACAAAAGCAAACTCTGCAGATTATCTTAACTTCACAGCTGGTAATGAAATTGATTTCACAGGAAATCCAGACAACAGCATTGTATATTTTGGTTATCGTAATACACAAGTTAAAGAGTATAGATTCAATAATGGTAATGGCAGTGGTGGGTTAGCACAAGTTACTGCTTCGCAATTTAATGGTAAAGCTACTAGTGCTGGAACTGCAGACAGAGCAACAACTGCTGATAGTGCGTCAACATCCAACGGTGTAAAAGACTATAATGATGCTAATAAAACTATTAAGATTGGTTATGCTGGCAGTGGCTTGACTACTTCAAATTTAAATTTTATTGCAGGTTATACAGAAAATGGAACAAAAATTAAAGATGTTTCAAAAGATGTATTAAAACAATGGCTTGGAGCTACTAGTGCTACAGTAGATGGTACCACTGTAATATTTGGATAAATATTAAAACAAAATTCCCATAGGATTTTTATATCCTATGGGATTCTTTTATAATCTGACGCTTCTATTAAATCTATTCATAATATTAAAGTATCATCATCTGGGTATAAACTAAATGGCACTTTTATAAATGGATCGTTTAAAACAGATTCTCCTAAAGATGGATTTATGCAACTTGTGCAAATGGATGGTTTAGTGTATATATTAAGAATGAGTACCTACTCAGATGGATCATTTTTTACATCTAAAGAGAATGGAACTATTCAAACTTTGCTATATTACTAATTTATAAATATCCGGTAGATAGATATATCTACCGGATAATCTTTTTCTAGATTAAATAAATGAATATGACGCTACTAAGAATTTTGGAAATTCATTTATTAAATCTATTACCTACGAAGGATCATATACCACAGAAACTGTTCCTTCATATCAAATCGATGATTGGCTAAAAGAAAATTGTAGTTCCACTAATCCTATTAGAACAAGAATATCTAGATTATATGATATAGTATTTTTATTTGATATACCAGAAAGTTCTACTGATAAATATTTATGTGCACTTGAAATGTTATTTGGAGGAAATTATAATGATCTTGGAGGATTTGTATTTGTAAAGAAAATCGCAAATACTTGGGAATCTGGACAATCTGGTTATCAAACTTCTTCTATGTATGACTATTTTACTGGTCCATATATAGAATATGGAGTTGCTCCTAAACCATTCGTGAAATATAGAGTAACTAATGATAATAATGCATATTATATAGATAGATATGTTGATATATCTGATAGTCAATATAGGAATAACAATATTTCTTATCAGATACTATATAGAAATAAAGAACCACATAAATATCTGGTATATGGAATAGATCTGGAAGATAATCTATCCAATTTATAATGATAAGATAAAATACAGTCTGACGCTTCTACTAAAATTAAATACATAGATATGTATATTCCAGAACTAAAAGCTTTTGAATATGGAACTGTAATATCTGCAATATGTAAAGATATAGGTCCTATATCTGGATTTCCATATGTATGCGTATACTACAATAGTAATTCACGATATGGAATCGCTACATTTAATATTGACGTAAACACAGATAATATTAGTTTAGCAAAATATGATGTAAGAATATTCTATATTTAATTTTTAATACCTCCTAAACAATATAATACAAAATATTGTAGGAGGAATATTATGGACAAATCTGATTTTTATAAAATTCTTTGTTCATCTACACCTGAAGAAATTAATCACTTTATTTCTTCTAAAGGCAAGATTAAAAATGTAAATGCTATTACATTTTTAGATGATCAAACTTTACAAGACATACATAATAGTACGGATTCGAATCAGTCTAATTAAGTTATTAGCTCTTTTATATTTGCAGGAATGGTGGAATGGCAGACACGCTAGACTTAGGATCTAGTTCTTCGGAGTGAGGGTTCAAGTCCCTTTTCCTGCACCATGTAGAATTATCTCCCCTAATTCTACTCATAAGGGCTATTAGCTTAGTTGGTCAGAGCTTCTGGCTCATAACCGGATGGTCGTAGGTTCGAGTCCTACATGGCCCACCATTAGAGATTAAGATACCACACACGCTAACGCTATTTTAATCTCTTTTCTTTCTTGTGTATAGAGGGTGGAAGAAACACAAGATAGAGATTCAAGTTCATTTCTTTCTTTCTTCTTGAATCTCGAAGCGAGGTTCGATTCATTAGTTCCGCAACCTAATGATGGTGCAGTACGATTCTGCAGGGAATAAATAGTTCTGGTGCACTCCTTTCGATTTATTCCTAACGCTTAGATCCATTTGATCTAGCCTGCGTGCCTATTTGATCGGTTACGTAAAGATTCCTGACGGGAACTACGTTTAATTTGAAATACAATAGCCGCGTATAAAAATTGCATTTATTATTTCTTTTCTTTCTGATCAATAGAATTAAATTATAAATGCAATGGAGGATTAGATGGCCCAAATAACGACTACTGGGAGAATGTAGTAAGTCTCGAAAGTATCTACCGAGACGGGAGAATATAATGTTGCTCATAGAACCATTCCTTTCGTAGGCTGGTCATTACTGCCACATTATGATATGGACATAGATACTCTTGTAAATTCTAAGGAGGCTAAGTTATACTTGTTACTACTGATCATAGTGGGTATAACTTTATTAATGGTGGCCGCAGATATAAAGAATTTACTGGATCTAATGTAAATCATCTAGCATTAGATTAAGAAAATAATTATGTATTTATATTGTGCGATATAGATATTTAATTAAGATGAGCTGTGGGTATGAGATTAAGCAGTTGACCCTCTATACTACCATCTAAAGCATCCTTTTGGTAGTGAAGTTAGATGCCTTTTTCTGGTATCGGTTTTCGTAGGATAAAAGACTGTGCTCGGGCAGAACGAGCGGAATAACCTATACCCTCCTAACTAAGATTGTGGCGGACATTTATCAAGTTCGAGTCTTGAATCTTGGACAATAAGAATGATTCTATTTGAGAAAAAGAAAGAGAGATGACCAATCATGACAAGTGCATATGATATCATTAAAGATGTCAAAAGTAATGTCACACAGTGCTCTTCATCTAAAAAGGATGAGATTACTGTTATGCAGGCTATGATGAATGACACTAACTTTTCAGTTGATGTATATTCTAAGGGCGGCAAGGTTGATGAATACTATCCTTCTCGTGAGTTGAGAAAGGTAGTAACTAACGTAGTAGCTTCTACTACTCATATTCCTGTTAAAGAAGCTACTGAACTTGTTAATGCTTATGAATTCACTAGAGTAGATGCGGCTGCTATGGTGAATATGTCTAAGGAATTTGTTAATACTTATCTTCAGACTGGTAGAAAACTTCCTCTTGGAGGCCGTAAGAATTCTGATATTGAACTTATGTGGAAGAACATTGAAGATCGTACTACAGAAATTCCTATTAAATCAGAAACTGGTGAACGTCTGAATACGTTCATTCCCGCTCATGGTGGCATTAAGGCTATTAATCCTTGCCCTGAGTGGTTGAAATAAATTTTTAAGATTCTGGGGAAGGCCATTTTAGGTCTTCCCCGCTTCTTTTGTATAAACTCAACTTTAGTATAATACTTTTATATGTAAGGAGGTAATCAAGATGGCTAAGTCTAAAAATAAAGACAACAATAAAACTGGCCCTATTGCATATGCCAAAAATGTAGTAAAGTCTGCTAAGTATATTGCTGTTGAGACTGCCAAGGGTGTTAATCCTACACTTACTAGCTATATTGCTGATAATGCTTCTGCTGCAAAGGATATGTACAATGCAGCGAAGGATTATAAAGGAACTATTCGTAAGAAACTAGAAGACTCTATCGGATCTAAAAATACCGATCAACTTGGGCAAATTAAGAAAGATATTTTTAGTGATCTGAAATCTGGTAAATTCTACAATCCTGAACGTGAAGCAGAGTCCATGAACAAACTAGCAGAATCTTGGGGAATGACTTCCTTTGATTTTGATATGGATGATGACTTCGATCTAGATTCTGATAGCGATGACAATACAGATAGCTCTACTGCATCTTCTAAATCTAATAATATAGATGTAGTTACTGGAGCTATCCATGGTCTTGGAAATCAGATTTCTTATCACCAGCTTATTACTGGTGAGGGAATTGCTGGTAAGATCGGTGGAGCTAATATCAAGAATACTAGAGCAATGATGACAAATAATAATAGACTCGCTGGAATGTTGAATAATTCCTTGTCTGTTATTAATACTTCTATTCTTGATCTTCATAAGGATCTAGTAGAGCCTCTCAATGGGCACATTCAGAATTCTACTAGTTTTTATCAGACAGCTACATCTGAGCTGGCTAAGCAAACTAGTTATTTGGAGACTATCACTAAACTACTAACAGATAGATTTGCCCCCGTTGCTACTAGTAAAGGTAGTGGAATTAAAGAGACTCCTTGGGAAGCAGTTATGGGTGGAGATTTGCCGAATCTAGGTAACTGGATCAAGCATGCTAAGAATAAAGCAATGGAAGATTCTGGAATGGATTCCCTCGCTGCTATTATGAATCCTGAGATGCTGGAGACTTTACTAGGTGCTGGTATGCATTCTCCTATTGCATTGGCAATTACTATGGCTCTTACATCTAAAATTCAAAATGGTCCTACTGGTAAAGCTCTAGATAGAACTGTCAATATCTTTAGAGATGGTATGATGAAGGTCGCTGGACAGATTCATAAAGCATCTAAGAATGATGGTATTCTAGGTACTATTGCTAGTTTCTTTGACATTACCCCTCATTTTAATCCTAAGATGAATTTCGGTAATTATAATAAGGGACGAGTAGATTGGACTGGTAAGGACTCTAAAGCACTGAGAGATGTTATTCCTACTTATCTGGCAAATATTGAAGCTTTGCTATCTGGCAGAGAAGCTAAAGTATTTAACTATGAAACTGGTAGATTTACATCTGCAAGTAAGGGCTTTAATGAATTTAAGAAATCTAGACAGGCTAATATTGGTAATGCTTCTAAGGGTATGAAGGAAGAACTTCTTCAAGAATTTATCGATGAAGATAAAGAGAAGTATAAGAATGATGAAAACCATATTGCTTATACTAGAGAATCTAGAGCTGTTAGAAATCTATCAGATGATTATGATAAGATGATGTCTCTTATTACTCTAAATCATATTGACCCTTCTAAATTTGATTCTGCTCAGAGTATGCTTACTCTTCTTCGTCAAAGAGGATGGATTAATGATGATCCTACTAAGGGATTTATTTCTAACAAGAATGCTCGTGCTATTGCTAGACTTATTTTCAAGAAAAAGTCTGGTGTTGGTAAAATGAATAATGCTATCTATTCTGGACAGATTGCAAATGCTAGATTTGTTGATACTATTAATGAAACTAATCCTATGTTTGCTGCAGTAGCAAATGGATCTGGTATGACTAATACTCATAAACTAAGAAGCAATCTAAATAAGAATAGTGCAGATGCTGTTACTATGGCACTTGATGATCATGGTAATAATATTTTCTTCTATCTGCAAGACTATTATAAGCAAATTAGAGTTATGGTAGATTCTATGTCTGCATCTAACTTTAATTTGTCTACTATTAAGAATGAAATTATTAGTAGATTTAATGGAGGATTTGGTAATACAGAAAACTCCACTGGAACTTCTGGTAATAGACGTCAGTCTAAGAAGAGAAAAGCATCTTCTAGAGCAAGTAGAGCAGCTGCTGCAGATGCTGGAGCTGGCGGCTCAGACTCTGGATTTAGATCTCTATATAATTTCAATTACGACGTTCCTAACAATATAGCTCCTGAGATTATTACTCCTGAAATGGCCGAAGCTTCTGCTGGAGCTTCGGAGAGAGAAGCTGCTATTGAAGATCCTGAAGGAAGAATGGTATATAATTCCTCTACTAAGCAATATGAAGCTCCTAAGGCTTCTTCTAGAGGATCTTTCTTAAAGCTTAAGGAAAAGGCAAACCATAGTGTTCTATCTATTATCATTGATAAATTCAATGATTTTATGGATAATACTCTCTTCGGTAATGCTCCTGCTGCATTTAAGCAGAAGATTGATGAAGAAGGTGGTCTGTTCGGATACCTGCAATCTTTGCCCAATAAGATTGCTACAGGCATACAGGATCTTCCTGATAAAATTGCAAATAAAACTAGTGAACTATGGAAGAAGTTCCAGGAATCTGATTTTGGCAAGAAATTCATGGAATCTTCTAAGAATATTATTTCTAGTTTCTTTAAAGATACTGAACAATATGCTGAAAGAAAAGCTCAGGGTACTCTAAAGTATCTATTTAAGAATACTAGATTTGATCTCGATAAGAAAGAAAAAGAAAACGAAGAGACAATTAATGGACCTATTGCTCTATCGCCTCAACATGCTGAATCTTTGATTCCGGAAAATGCTAATCCTGAAGGATCTTATAGAGGTGGATTAGTTAATAAATCTGGAATGGTTTCTGTTTCTAAAGGCGAATTGATCATTCCTGCAAAATATAATCCTCTTTATAATGGTGGATTGTCTGATAAGCAGAGAGAACAGATTGAGCATAGAAACTATAGAAACTGGAAAAAGACTGGCGGCAAGGGTAAGTTCTTTGGATTCTTTGCTGAAGGAGGCACTGTTGGAGAAGCGGATAATTCTCCGAATCTAACTGATGAGCAGGCTAATATTATTCTTAATGGATTTAAGAATAACAAGTCTACTGTAGATATTGCTAATGAAGCTGGAATTGATGAAAAAGTTATTCAAGACATGAGAGTTGAGTATGAGAAAGATAAACTTAATGCAAGTCTTGAATCTATGAAAAAGAGTTTCAAGAAATTTGCTAAAGTAGCATCTAAAGTTGGCAATGCCGTTAAGAATCAAGCAAAGAAAACTTCCGTGTATCAAACCATTGAACATGGAGTTAAATATGGATATGAGAGAATAAAGCAAAATGCAGAATACATTTTTGGTGATTTTGATCTATACAAAAATATCAAGAAAACTGGAAATGAAGTTGTAAAGGCTGCTAAAGCTGATCTTCCTAAGGTTGCTGCTGGTGGTGCACTAGGTGCACTTGCAGGTGCTGCTCTAACTGGATCTGGATTGGGTCTAGTTGGTGGTATGGCCATTGGTGCTGGTAGCATTATTCTTAAGAATTCTGATACTCTATCTGAAGCACTGTTTGGTAAATTTGATGAAAATGATAAGCTAGTTAAGAAGGGAATCTTACCTCCTAAACTTTATAAATTCATTACTGATAAACTTCCAGATGCTGCTAAAGCTGGTGCTATTGGTGCAACGCTTGGTACCTTTGGATTAGCTCCTGGAGGTATCATGGGAGGCTTTGTACTTGGAGCTGGACTTGATCTAGTTTCTAATACAAATGCTTTCCAAAACATTATGTTTGGACCTAAAGGCGCAGATGGAGAAAGACATGGTGGTATTGCTGGATCTATCAAGAATAGAGTTGTTGATCCTCTTATTGCATTTACTGAAAATGGAATGGAGAAAATCAAGAATTTCTTTACTACTAATTTTGTAGATCCTGTAAAGAGATTTGTTAATCCTCTAATAGATTATGTCAAGGGTAAAGCTAAGAGTATTGTAACAGATTTTATTGATAGTGCTAAAGATATTGTCAAGCGTACTATCGGTGAAAAGTTTGATATTATATTTGGACCTCTTGTAAATCTTGCTAAAGGATTAGGTAAAAAAGCCTTTGGGCTAGCAAAGGGTATAGTTACTACTCCTTTTAAAGCTCTTGGCGGTATTGGTGACGCTCTGCAAAGACACAATATCAATGCAGGCTATACTAGACTATCTGCTGAAGAACGTAAGTATTGGCGTGAAGAGCATAATAAGAATAAATTCTTTGGACTTAGTAGAAAAAAGAAGATTAAAGAATCTGCTCTTGATAAGTGGGAACTCAGTCTTGATGAGAATAAGAGAGGCGATCTCATTAGAGAAGCAAATGATTATCTTAATTCTCCTACTGAGTTAAAGAATCAGAAGCATAAAGCTCGTCAGGAATTAAGAGATAAGATCACTGCTTCTATGCCTAATGCTGGACTTGGTGAAGATCATGCACTAGGTAAAAAACTCAATAGACTGATGAATAGTGAAGACGTTGTAAAAAATAATGACTACACTAAAGTCAGAAAATTTGTCGAAGGACTGAATATCAGTGATGAAGACAAAGAGAAACTTAAGAAGTCTATTATTGATACAACTGCTAAAACAACTAAAATTACTGATAAAATTGCTAATTTTGATGTCAATAAAGAGCAATTCTTTAGAGAACAAGGTCTAGATATCAATAACATGTCTAGCAAAGAACTCAGAAGAATGAGAAATCAGCTAGGTATTGATGTCAAGAATGAAGATGAGAAAGAAAAAGCTAAGTCTGAGGATAGACTTAAAGAGCTCAAAGAAAAAGATGAAAAGGCTAAGAAGCTAGCAGAAGAAAAGCGTATGAATATGATTGGCAATATTGTCGATTATGTTTCCATTATCGCTGGATACGTTGAAACTCTAATGGGTAAGACTAAATCTTCTGTCACTGGAGAACCTTTTGAATCACCTAGTGAGAATTTTGAGACTCCTCTAATGACTAATGAACAGGCTAAAGCTACTGAACGATTAGGCGGAGTAGGAAGGCCTAGTGCACCTGCAAAAGGTGGTGGCAATCTTATTGGAGAAGATTCTCAAGATGATGAGCAAGGAATTATTACTAAGATAGATGCAGACGGCAATCCTATGCAATATATGCGTAATGCTAAGGGAGAGCTTGTTCTTAATACTGCCGATGCTGCTACCAAAACTGCATCTGAAGAAAAGAAAAAGTCTAATGAACTAAGAGATAGATTCTATGGAATGTGGGTCAATGGAGGAATTCTCGGAAAACTCAAAGATCTACTATCTCCTAAGCAGGAAAAAGAAAAGAAGAAAACTTTACTGGATACTATTAAGGAGAAACTAGCTGATGCTGCAGGTGCAGTTGGTGGAGCAGTTTCGAATTTCTTAGGATCTAGTATTGGAAATTCTCTTACATCTTTCCTTGGATCTCTAGGTAAAGATATTATCACTAATCTTCCTTCTATTCTAGGAACTGCTGCTACAGTAGCTGGTGCTGTTTACCTTGGTAAGAATGCTGCTGGTACAAATAACGATTCCGGAATGCGTAAGGGAATGGATCCTGAAGAACGTAAGAAGGAAGTAGAGAATTCCAGTCTCTTTAACAAATTCACTCTTGGTGTAGATTCTCTAGAAACTAGAATTAGTGGCAAAAAGATGACCACCTATGATCAAGATGATCATGTAAGTGAATTCTTCACTTCTAAGTGGAAAAAGAGAATTGGAAAGAATGTTCTCATGAGCTTTAATCCTGAAACAGCTGCATCTGCTACTGCTGCTTCTAAGCTTATTAGTAAGATTCCTATTGTAGGAAAGACTTTTGGTAAACCTCTAGAAGCTGGTGCTAATGCTGCATCCATTGTTGGTAAAGCAGGAAAAGCTCTAACAGGTAATTTCTCTATCATTGATCCCGATAAGGCATCCACTGCTGATAAGGGCCTAGAACTAGTTTCTAAGATTTCTAGTAAGGTTCTTGGTTCTGTTAAACAGATTCTAAAACTTGTATCTAAGAAACTTGGAAATTCTGGAGAATGGGTAGATTCTGCTGCTGAGAGTATTTCTACTGCTTTGGGCAAAGCTGGATCTAAAGTATCTGGAGCATTGTCTAAGCTTACTGGCGTTATCTATATTGCACAAATTGCACTTGCTGTTGAAGATGGCTTTGAAGATGCAAGAGCTATGAGCATCTTGGGTATCATTGAAAAGCCTTCTCTTGGTGAAAAGTGTCTAGCTGCTGCATGCAATGGTATTAACTATGCTATTCCTGGTATTGGTGGTATTATTGGTACTTCCACTATCTTCAATATTGTATTTAATGTCCTTTCTAAGTTTATTAAGTTCGGCACTCTTGCTACTAAGAGAGCTGAAGCTCAAGAGACTGTTAAGCAATATAATGAGGAAACTGGTCATACATACAATGTAGAAGAGTACATCTACAATGTATTGAATATGAGCACTACTCAAGATAAGGTTAAGTCTTGGGCAAAGAATACTGTAAGTTCTGTTAAGAACACAATTACAGATATCAAAGAAGGTAAACTTACTGTTGGACAAGCAGCAGCAAAGGCAGGTAAAGGTATTGTAAATGCTGGAAAATCTGCTGGACATTGGATTGCCGGTGTTGGTAAATCTGCAGTTAATGCTCTTGATAGCACTAAGATAGGGCACAAAGTAGTTTCTGGAGTTAAGATAGTTGCTAAAGCTGCTGGAGAGAAAGTCTCTGGTGCTGTTGATGTAGTTAAGGATGCTGTATCTGCATTTAATAGAATGCAAGAGAAGTTGAATGCTACATTTAAGAGTAAAGATACTACATTTGCTGACATGGTAAAAACTCATGTGGATATTGATGAAAATAATCCTCTTGCTGGATTTACCAAGGGCATAGGCGAAGTATCTAAGATTGTTATGATTCCTGCTCTTTATGTTGGTGGCATAGCGAAAAAACTATATAATGGTATTTTGAAGCCTACTGCTCAATCTCTGCTGCAAGCTGGTACTGATACTCTTGAAACTTTGAAATCCGATGGACAACTTGCACTACAAGGAGATCTGATTGGACTCTGGAAGAATTCTGCTACTGCAAGTCAAGATAACGATATGTGGTTCATTCCTGGAATGGCTAATATCGGAGCTAAGGTTGCACTTACTGGGCCTACTATGATATTCGGAGCTGCTAAGCAAGTTTGGGGAGTCATTAAGGGAATCGGTAATGGAATTAAAGCTGGTATTGACCTTTTAGGTGGTAGCTTTAATGCAGCTAAAGATTATTGTGCTAATGGTGACCTAGGAGGCTTGTGGGCCAAGACAGATTCCGATAAGGATGTAGAAGGTCAAACTAATCTAGGATCTATGCTATCTGCAACTTCTGATTCTATCATGAAGGTTGCATTGACTATACCTACTGGTTTAAACTGGGTTGGTAGGAAACTCGGTAACCTGTTTAGTAATATTGCTGCTGCGATGCCCGATTTAGGTTCGATGGTTGATGATCTTTGGTCTTTCACAGATCCTAGTAAGAGCATGGATGATTTCTCTAAGACTGTTGATTCTTATAAGTCTAAAGACTCTGGTGTATTTAGTATTATTGGCAATGGTATAGCTTCTATTGTTGGTGGTATTATGCATCTAGCAGTTGGTTTCTTGAAACCCTTTATCTACATCGGATCTAAACTGTCGAGTGCTGTTAAATCCGTTGCAGGTTGGGCAAACAAAGGACTAACTGCATTTAAGAATTGGCTAAATGGAGACGATGATGATTCTAAAGAAGCATCTGGATCTGGCTCTGGAATTCATACTGAGCAAAAGGGTAACTATACTAAGTTTGGCAATAGTACAATTGATGCAGATGGATGTGGTCCTGCTGTAGCTTCTACTGTTCTTAAAGCTTGGGGCAAGAAGTCCAATATTTACAGTGCTGCAAAGTATGCTGAAAAGATGGGCTATGTAGCCGGAAGTTCTAAGGTAGTAGATAGAGGTACTAAGGCATCTTACTTTGGAGATATATTCAGTAAGAATGGAATTAGTACTAGATATACAGATAATCAATCTGATATTAATTCCGCTATTGCATCTGGTAATCCTACTGTCTTGCTTGGTGAAGATTCTCAGAATACCTCCAAGTCTAATAGTCCGTTTGGACCTAATCCTCATTATGTCGTAGCACGTGGTGAAGATAACAAGGGAAATGTTATTGTTGATGATCCTGAACTGAAGGGAACTGCACTTTATAAGAAGAGCATTCTTAAGAATGTTAAACTTGGTGCTGTTACCGGTGGTGCATCTGGAGCAACTGATATTATTAATACTGGACTAAATGCTGGATTTAATGCTATGGCTAATACTTCTAGTGGACCTATGTCTAGTATTATTAAGACAATCTTCAGTGGATTCAATTCCTCTTCTACTGATACTTCTGGAGATTCCTATGGAGATAGTAGCGCAGGATATGTTTACTCTGGAGATTCTCCGTTCCCCATTGTTACATCTAAGCCTAGTGCTGGTGATCCTTATATTTCTTATTACAATAACTCTAGCCATGGTGGACAAAGTACTTGTATTAATGGATTTCCTATGGACCCTGTATGCAATGTTTTGTCTAACTGTGTTGGTTGGGTTTGTGGACGCTTTAATCATATATATAGCGTACTATCTGGCGATAAGACCATGAAGTATAAAGCATTCCATAGCAATGCTGGTGATATGTATGAAAAGGCTGCTTCCTTCGGTCTTAAGACAGGTTCTACTCCTCAAGCTGGTGCTATCATGGTTTGGGGTAAACAAGGTGGAGCTGGTCACGTTGCTATTGTAGAAAAGGTTATATCTAGTGATGAAGTCATGACTTCTGAATCTGGATATAATTCTTATGCATTTAGAAACAAGAATCGTAAGAAGGGTAATGGAAATTGGGGATCTAATTCTCCTTATTATTTCAAGGGATTCGTTTATAATCCTGCTGTTCAAGATTACTATGCTACTCATTCTACTTCTGGTTCTACTAGTGCGAATGCTAAAACTATCTGGCAGAGACTTAAGACTAAGGGAATGTCTGAAAATGGTATTGCTGGTCTTATGGGATGCTGGAAGAATGAATCGAATTTTAACCCCATTAATTTGGAGAATAAATTCGAGAAGAAGTATGGTAACGATCAACAGTACACTCAGTACGTTGATACAAATAATAAATGGCCTGATTCTCCTAATGATCACGTCGGATATGGATTGGCTCAATGGACTGGTGCAAATGGAAATGCTACTTCTGGTAACCGTAAGCATAATCTACTTGCATATGCTAAGAGTAAAGGAACATCTGTTGGTGATCTGAATACTCAGGTTGATTTTGCTTATGATGAGGTCAAGAATAATTATCCCAAGGCTTATAGCGCATTGATGAGTGCTTCTAATCCTTCGGATGGTGCTGCAGCAGCTCTTGGACTTTACGAAATGCCTGGTTGGGGTGTTGATAGAGCTAAGAGAGATACTAAGTATTATCCGAAGCGTAATCAAGCTGCAAATGAGCTTTACAACTCTCTGCATGGAACTGCTACTCTTACCGGTACGATTGGTGGTTCTGGTAGTGCACTTGATACATTGGATAAAGAGGCTCAAGCAATTGAAGCTTCTAGAAGAAACTCTGTATCTAAGAAACCTATTCCTGTTTCTTATGACTTTACTAAGTCTAAGAATACAGCAAAGAAATTCTCTATTAAGAAGAAAGCAATTTCTAGAGGTTCTGCATCTGATATACCTGAGAATCAAGACATCAATACTTCTTCTATGAGTAATGATGAACTTATGCAGGCTATTATACAGTATCTACAGCAAATTGCTAATAATACTTCCAATAATAATACTCTACCTGCAATTCAAAGTATCTTGAGTGGAATTATTTCGAATATGGGTAGCCTTGCTCAACTAGCAACTTCTGCTGCTTCTAATGGTGGAAATCTATCTGATAAAGCTGCTCAAATGAAAGATAATATCGAACAAGAATTGAATGCAATGAGATCTAAAATGGAAGCATTAGCATCTACTCCGTAAATATTTAATGGGAGTTGGGTATAATAGCCCAACTCCCTATTAATATTTTATCTGAAAGGAGAATAATATTATGGCAGTAGTAAGCACAGTTGGTGGAACACTAGAAGTGCCTGAATTCACAGAAGATGAAAGAGCTGGAATGTCGGCTAATGAACTTGCAGAAACTGAAAAGTTTCTTGGAGATATTCAGAAAACTACCCAACAACCTAATTTCCATTCTATGTCTACTAATATTGCTGGAATATTTGGAATGCCTTACCAGTTTTCTGATTACGTAGATCCTTGCATTAAGCTAAATGGAAAAGATACTCATATTGGGCGTAAATTTAATGAGAAAATATTTTCCATTATGCCTATTCTATTCTTGACTCCTGGTGAACCTAAATTTATGGCTGACTATGGAAATAAAAAATATAAAGCTGTAAAGCAACAGACAGCTGCTAGACTTGCTGGTATGCTAGATGATCCTGGTGACGATGAGTCTAATGAATATGATGAAGGAAGATATTATTCTTTTGAATCCAACTTTCAAGAATATAAGAAGTATGCTAATGTTTCTCTAAGAGCATTAGCTCTATATATGGGAATTGATAAAGTTAGAATACCTGTTCCTGGAGGAAATAAAACTGTTACATTAGGAAAGCTTAATATAGAAGATTTTCTTAATAGTAGCTTTGCAAAACTATTTGGATCTCAAGTAACAGTTCCTTTTTTCCTTGATGCAGAGACTGCTATAAGTGAATCCTTCTCTAATGGAACTACTGAATCTGCACTTTCTCAAACTGTAAATCAATTTTCTCAGAATGCTAGAGAAATTCAATTTATTATGGGATCTAAAGACTTTGGTGGATTAATGGGAAATGTTCAAGATGCAGTTACAGATGTTTCTCAAGCAGTTACTGGAGCAATGTCTGGTATTAGTGATGCTCTTATGGGAAAGAATATGATCAGTAGAGTTGCTGGAGAATTGACTACTATTGTTACTGGTGGTAAAATAATTTTTCCTGAGATCTGGTCAGATTCTGATTATGATAGATCTTATGATATTAATATTAAACTTAGATCTCCTGACCCTGATCCTGTAAGTATATTTCTTAATGTTTATATGCCTATAGTTCTTTTGATCTCTATGACAGCTCCTAGGCAGATTGGAAATAGCTCTAATTCTTATGAAGCACCTTTTATTGTAAGAGCTACTTATAAATCTATCTTTAGCTGTGATATGGGAATCATTACTAGCCTATCTATTAACAAAGGTGGATCTGGTAACTGGAACTCTATGGGTATGCCTACATCTGCAGATGTAACTATTAGCCTAAAAGATCTCTATGGATCTATGCAAATTTCTAAGAGAATGGGTCTATTGACAAATACTGCTCAGATGGATTATCTTGCTACAATGGCTGGTGTAGATCTTAATGAATTTGAACCTACACGGCAAATTAGACTTGCATCTCAAATCATTGGTAATACATTTAATGATTGGGGTGATTATGCATGGGGTGGTATTAAAGCAACAGCAAATAAAGCTGGTGGTAAAATATTCTCTAGGTTTACAGATACAAGATATTTGACATAAATAATTTCCAGAAGGTATTAAATACCTTCTGGATTTTTTAATTTAATATTGGAAATAAATGGATATTATAAAAATGAATATAAAGGAGGATATTCAAGATAAATATGAATAATTCGTTTTAGATTAAGTATATAGTAAAGGAGTTGCATATGCAATTTATTAAGCCTGGTAAGTCTGAATATTATAATCATTGCTACGATTTGGAACATTATTTTCCTACGAAGTGGAATGGACCAATTCATATCTTTGATGATAAATTAAGTGAAATTGCTGTTTATGGAATGGAGGGATTTGCAGAACCGCATTTTCATATTATAACCGATGGATATCCTGATATTTGCATTAAGATTATGACTAATGAATATTATGGAAATCCATCTATTATTCTTAAAGATGATGAGTGTAAAAGGCTCAATGATTTCTTAAAGACTAGAACTTGCTGTATATATAAATATACACCTGCAAATAGTACTGTTTGGAATGAACTATTTGAAACATGGAATAATGGAGATGGAAATGTTGGATATGGATATTACGAAGCCGAAAAATATATTAATAATATTCCAGATTATTCAATAATTCATCGTAATTCTGATTTTATAATTCCAGATATTGAAATGGATACAGAACTTGGAATTTGTAAAATTGAATATGCTCCCAATGGTAGCTCAATTACTATTAATTTTGTGCATGATGAAAATATTATTGCATATGCTGATATGTTAAACAAAACTGCATATATTGATTGTAGATTTGTAGAGAAAAAATATAGAGAAAATTTATATTTTAATTTAAATAGATGGCTCTATAATGAATTATCACTGAATAATGTCTATCTCTATAATTATCAGTATATTATTATGAATTGGCTTCATTGTGGATATACTCCAGGAATTAATTATTTGGATCCATATTATGATTGGAACAAACTAAAAATTAGATTTATTAATAAGGAGAATTAAAGATGTCTATATTTACTGAGAAATATTGTAGTGAATTACTTGAGCAACAGTCTTCTGAAAAAGGAATTAAACTCGGAGAAATTATATTGCCAGATAATGAGCCTAAGAATGCACGGCATAATAATGGTAGATATGATAATATAAGATTCAAGCATACTGATAATTTGGAAATTTGGGTATATCCTAATGATAATGGAAAGATTCCTCATTTTCATGTAAAGAGGGATGGCAAACCTGATGCTTGTATTATGATTATGGATAATCAATATTTCACTCACGGTAGCCATACAGGTACTTTGAATAAGAATGAAGCAGGATTATTAAATAATTGGCTAAGTCAAATTGTTAAGAAGACAGGAACAACAATGTGGACTGTCATTAGGGATGATTGGAATGCTAATGATGAAAGAGGAGCGAAAGTTCCTATTAGTGTTGCTCAGCCAGATTATTCTTATATTAAACCTTATAAAGGCTAAATAATGTACAGGAGGAGTAGGATAATAGTATCCTACTCCTTTTTATTTTTTTTTATTTTTAAATTAGCGATAACGGTACAATAAAGAATTTCTGAAAGGAGGTGTGATTCTTTTGAGTAAATCTAGAAAAGAAAAATCAGAAGAATATGATCAGAAATATGGATGTATTCCAAGAGATAACGAAGAACGATTAGCTTGGCTAATTGATCAATTTAAATTATCTCCAACAAGAATGAATGATATTATTGAGAAGAAAAGAAATATGGAAACTTTTCTTCAATATTATGAATACAAACTCATTCTATATGAAGATCCAGAAGGCGCTAAGAGACCTAGATTTAGATTAGTAAATAGAAAGAATTATATGAACGTAGCAATTCAAGCAAAAGATTTCGTTCATGTATATTCTCCTAATGCTGCAGATGATCATAGATTTATGCATAGATTAGTGGATCAAGAGTTAATTCAGTTAAATGGGCTCATTTCTACACCTATGCAAGTATCAATAAACACATTTTCGCGTACACCGTCTTATTTCAATCAAGCAGATACTATACTTGCCGAAATTGGTCTTCATAGACCAATGCAGAAGCCAGACGTAGACAATATTGAGAAAAAATATTATGATGCATTTAATTATAATATTTGGCTAGATGATAGTCTTATTATAGATGCAGATATACATAAATATTACTCAGTATTGCCAAGACTTGAAATATATATTCGATATTTAAATTATATTACCAATGCTTATCAATATAATCAGATAATTAATAGAAAAGATTATAAACCTGAATTTGGTGTAAGTTATCTAGATAGCATGGGTAATCCAGTATAGGAGTGAATTATAATGGCTATTCCTTTTAGTAAAAGTGCTCTCAGAAATGAAAAAGATAAAATGGCTAAAGAACTATATGAACAGAAGAAAACGACTATAAACAATAATACTTATGATGAGAATACATCTTCTAGTGGAACATCTACTGAATTTAAATTTAGAAAGAATCTAGTAGATGAAGATAAATCTGCTGATCTATCTAAGAATATTCAGTGTGCTAAAGCAGACAAAGGTAAGCTACCTATTTCTTTGGTTCCTATGACTATTATCAAGGATATTGCAGCTATTCGTAAGTATGGTGAAGAAAAGTATCATGCTCCTAATAACTGGGTTCTAGTAGATAAACAAAGATATGTAGATGCAATGTGGAGGCATCTAATTGCATATCAAGAGGGAGAAGAATATGATAAAGAGTCTGGTCTTCCCCATCTCTGGCATGCTGCTTGCAATATGGCATTTATCCTTGAAATGGAATCTCCTGATTGGGATGTACGTAAACAACAGCTAATTACATCCGATCCTAAGCTACAGGAACAGCTGAAGAAATATATGGAGGATAATAAGTAAATGAACGCAACTTATACTGATGAGATTACTAGTATTATTAGTAATCTTCGAAATAGCATTTATAACTCCGATGCTTTTATTCAGAATACTATTAATAAGCTGAATGCTTCTGGATATAATCCTGTATTTAGCTATGATCCTGCTGGTGGTATTAATATCCTGATTACTATTGATGGCTTTAACATTAATGCTATTAATGAGTATATCATTGAAATTAAATCTGCTATCTATTCTGCCATTCGAACTGTTAATCCTGATATGACTATTACTAATGATATTCTTAGTATTCTATTCAATATAATCTATGCAGGGAATAATACATTAATGGTGAAGCTATGAAACTTATTGCATCTAAAGGTTCTAAAACTAAAGCATTCCATTATTCCTATTGCAAATGTGCTAAGAATATTAAGAGTAGTAATATTATAGAATTTAACAGTATAGATGAAGCAGAAGAACAAGGATATTATCAATGTCCCATATGCTCTAGAATTATTGTAAAATATAATGAAGATAGAGTAAATATAGATAATTATTTATGCTCTCATTATCTGAAAATGTATATTGAAGGTGGATCGATGTACATTGATAATGTATTCTCTTCTTGGAAAATATGTGCAAGGCCTAAAGCAATGGATCTTATGCTATATCATGCAAATACTGAAAATTATGGTGAGCTACCTATTAAGAATGGCCATCTAGTTCATCATTATCATATTCAGAAATATCGCGGTAAATCTGATATTCTGAGTATGCTAAAATATATTGTATCTCATGATAAGTATAAGGTAAAAGTTCTAAATGATTTTAGAAGACTTCCTTGCCATACTCATAAGCAGAGACTTATCCATGATGCAGAGATGAGAAAGTCTCGTAAACTTCAAGAAGTATACAAGAGAAACTTTATTCTTAAAGTAAAGCTAGAATCTGATGAATAAGAATAGGAGTAGATCATTATGATCTACTCCTTTTATTTTATTTCAAATAGATATTATAAAATTGATAAGAATGAAATCTCTTATCAAAAAAAATATTAAAAAGAAAGAAGAGAATTATTATGAGTGAAAAGAGAAAGAGACTAAACTTAAATGATTTTATGAATAAGAAATATGGATCATTAACAATTATTGGTATTGTAAAAGCCAATAAAAATGTTAGAAACTCAAAAGTACGAGTTAGATGTGATTGTGGAAAAGAATCTGATAAAACATTATCTACCGTATTATTATCTCTATCTGCATGCTCAAAATCGTGCGACTTATATGGTGTTGAGCATGTAAAGAAAACTGTAGATAAATATATCAATAAGAAATATGGCCATCTAACTATAAAATCATATGTTGGAAGAAAAACCATGTATATCAATAATACTCATTGGCATCGTAGACCTATTGTAAGATGTGAATGTGATTGTGGTAGAACTGTAGACCTTGATATTTATTTAGTTACTATGGGAGATGCTGTATCATGCGGACAATGCAATCTTGCAAAATGTAAGCATGAGGAGACTTTAGGTCAAAATCCTATCGGATGTAGATTAAATGCAATGTATCATTATGCTAAACGGTCAAAATCCCTTACAGAAGATCAATTATCAAAAGAGTGGTTTAATGATGATGATCCTATTCCGGCTGTTCATAACTTTATGAGTTATTGCAGGCCATTATATGAAAAATGTATAAATGATGGTACCAATTCTAGATTTACATATATTCATAGAATAGATATCAATAAACCACTTGGACCTGGCAATATTTATTTTGATCATAATAAATATAATATCCATTATTCTGGTAAAGTGTATTACTAAATAAAAAGAAAGAAGAGAAATAGTATTATGAGTAAACTAGATCTAAATGATTTTATGGGCAAAAAGTACAGGCATTTAACAATTATTGGAATTGTAGAGCCAAATACAGCTGATACTAGACAATCAAAAGTAAAAGTTAAATGTGATTGCGGGAGAGAACCTATTAAAACATTAAATAATGTATTACGCTTACCTAGTGGATGCTCAAAAGGATGTGAAATGTCTATTGCTAATCAAAATATAAAAATGTTAGATAAATATATTAATAAGAAATATAATCATTTAACAATAAAATCATATGTAGGAAGAATAAAAGATCCTTCTTACTATGATGGTGGTGCGAAAAGATATATTGTAAGGTGTGAATGTGATTGTGGACGGATGATAGATCTTAGACTGAATGATGTCATTTATGGACGTAAACCTACATGTGGGCAATGTAATCTTTCAATGGTAATGCACGAAGTATTTATTAATAAAGATAGCGATCCCGTTGCAGTAAGATTATATAATATATATCATCGTATGGCTAATCATGCTCGCACTTCAGCAGAATTTCTCTCTGATGAATGGTTTAATGATGAAGATCCTATACATGCTATTCATAACTTTATGAATTATTGTAAACCATTATATGCAGAACTTATGAACGATGGTAGCCCTAAACATATTTATATCCATAGAATAGACATCAATAAACCATTGGGACCGGATAATGTATATTTTGATCATCGTAGATTTAATATTAATTATTTTGACAGAATAAATTACTAAATAAAAAGGCCGAGTGGACTAAATATCCACTCGGCTTTATTTTTTTTTAATACTTAATAGACTTCAGTGTATCTTCAATGTACTTATTATCAACCTTTTCCAGTTGAATAGTACCAATAGTTTCCAGCAAAGAATACATGCAGCGAGCAGATTCAACAATAGAATCCATATTCAGCTTACCATTCTCATCAATCAGAGAACCCTTTGCATCCTTATTCTTAACAGCTGCTTCAGATAGGTTACGAACCATACGATCAAAGACGCTACGATAACCTTCATGCTGAATCTTGTAGATCTTATCCTTAGCAATACGAGTTTCAGATTCCTCTACACTCTCAGCATAATCATTATCATTAGTATCCTTAGCCATCTGAACACGATCAGCAGTCTGCTTTAAAACAGTTTTGACATTCTCCTTATCCTGCTGGTTTCTATTAACAAAATTCTCTTCTGCATTAGAAACACGCATTCTGATAAGGTTAGTAATATCATCAACGTCTTCAGTATTATCAACATCCTTCCAGAAATCATCAAGACTTCCAGAATCAATATACTGAGTATCTTCATCACGAGTAGCATCCTCAGTAATAATCTTATAATGACTATTAATTTCAGACCAGCAAGTACGCAGGAATCCATTCTCAGAGAAACGCATATTCTTTAGCAGAGTAGTTTCTCCAACCTCAGAGATATAATTCTCAATAAGATTCTCACAGATAGAATACTCACGATGAGTATAGTTTGGAATAGAACCAACACAGAGTTCCATAAGCATCTTCTTAATCAGAGACTTCTTTACATTAGCCTTGAATTCAAAGAGCTTATCCACACTCTTATTGAATGCCATCTTCTGATTTTCTTCTTCAACGATATGCTGGTTAAATTCATTAATGGACTTTTGGCGAGCAAGCTTTGCTGCTTCTTCCTTAGCCTTACGCTGTTCAGCAAGATACTGACGATCTTCTCTAAGACTCATTGTATAATCCTCCTAGATTTATTATTAAATTTCAGAAACATAGATATTGATATCAGGAGCTGTAGTTCCATCCTTTTCAAGAACATTATTTACATTCAAGAATTCAGGAGCAACATGAATAGGAATCTTAGAATCATCCAGTTTATAGATATGCTGGACATCTGCACCATAATCATTGAATCCTAGATACTCAAAATAAGTAATTTGTTCTTTATAGTTAGTAGTAATCTGTGTAACCAGATTAGGAATATGCAGCTCACTAAGATCATTAAGATCTTCAATATAATCCTTAATTTCTTGTACAATATTTCCCTTAGTGTAAGAATCATTATCTGCTACCAACTTGACTCTGAAGTATAGAGATAGATTGACCTTATTAATAAATTCAATATTGTCATCGAGCAGACCATTATTGTCTTTATCTTTGATAATATAGAATGTCTTAGAAGGTCCATAAGTATTGAATAGCTTAAAGTCAATTCCGAAAGAATTTTCGAGTCTAATCAAAGCAGATTCAATATATGTTTTTCTATAATTCAAATCATTGATTGCAGATTGTACAAGAGCTTCATCTTGTGTATAATCATATCCAATCATCGGAACAGATGCTACATAATAGCCTTTAAGATTCATAGTAGTTGCACTAGTATCAGATTCAGCCTTTTCCACATCAGTTCCATAAGGCTTGACTCTAGATCCCATAATCTCAGAGTAGTTATGATACATCGTAACTCCATTGACGACGTCATAGGTATTAGTCAATGTCCAATTTCTCAAACCAGGGCAAATAGAATCAAAACCATTTCTTGAATATGTTCCACTAGTATCAGGAATTGCTACTAGAGTGTAGATCTTCATTTCCGTAGTAGGATTGAAGAATCCATATTCAGTTGTAGCAGGCTGAGTACTAGTAGCAGTCAAAATAGTAGGTGTATCAGTAGTTTTGTCAGTATAAGCAATTTGAATCTCACCAGAAAAATCGGTGAGAGAAATTACTTTATAATCAATGATCTTTTCCTCTTCATCCTTAATAGGAATTAGAGTAAGAGCACTATTATTACTGACTACCATAGTATCAAACTCTGTAGGAACTTTAATTCCTAGAGTATTTAGAATAGCAGATAGAGTAACTATTGCACCATTGTTTAGAGTATACTTTGTATCTTTATTATTTTCACCGGTAATAGTGACAATATATTCATTCTGACCACAGACTTGCACATTGGTCAGCTTAATATTATTGTCTTGATCAAAGATATCTTCTGCATTAAATTGCTGAGTAAAAGTGAAAGAGTAGTTACTCTTATCAAAAGACTCTAGATTCAATGCTCTATATCTATAATCAGTATTATTACGTCTAAAGACAACAAATGCTTTGATAAGAGGAACAACCTCATCATCCTCGCCTTCAGGAATAACACCAAGATCATCCTGAACAGACTGCATAAGCTCGATTCTTAAAGTATACTTATCTTTTTTATCTTCACAGAAAGGTCTATTCCAATTAACATTTGTAGAAATGAATTGGATATTAGATTTATCGTTTATATAATCGAAATGCAGATAAGGATTCTCTTCCATAGACATCATATAGAATGCGGAATATAGACGATATCCATTAATATTAATTGCATAGGGATTAGTATAAACAAATCCACGTTTTCCTTCCATAGAAGTTTCAGTAGGTTCGTGTTGATAGTTTTTATCTCCGTACTTGAGATAATTACTAAACGGCAGATAATCCAAACCTCTAGAAAGCTTAATAATAATCTTAGGATTATAATTATAGCTAGTAGATCGATAGCTAATCTTATAAGTAATCTGTGTATTATTAGTAACAGAATTAATCTTATTGACCACTTCGATCTTAGGTACATAGGTAATATTAATATCTTTCTTAGTCTGTACCGCACCCTCAGTAACGTACATACCATTTTCAATAGCATATACATCTTGAGTTAGATTAATAGTATAAAGCTTACTATCAATAACTACATTCAGACTAATAGGTTTATCATCACCAAATTGCTTAGCAATAGTAATGATATATTCATTACCTCTCATACGATTAGTAGGCTTCTCGGGATCATCAGGATCACCTTCAGCATATTCTACTCCATCGACGATATAATACCAATTGTTCTGAGGACGATCTCCAATAGCAGGAAGTTCATCTTCTTTAACAACATTCAGACTATAATCATTCTTATCATCAGATTCTTGTTGTTCTGCTCCATTAGGAACTCTAGTAGAACTAACGATACCCATGTACCATTCATTTTCTTTACGATCTTTCAAAGCAGGCATATCTTTTTCAGAAGTAACTTTAAGATCATAATTATCTAGAGTTCCAGCAGGCTTAGTAGAAGCATCTTGATCAGTTTGCTCTACTTCCATTTCTCTGTAGAACCATTCATTCTTTTCTCGAATGCTTACAGGAGGAATAGTCTCATCTGTAACAACACTAAGCTTATAAGGCTTATTAGTTTCACTTTCAGATGGAACTCCTGCTTCAGGATCATTAGGATCCATAATAAGAGGTTTATCTACTGTACCATTAGGAGTTACTGTTACATAATCAGTATTAGAAGATTTACAATCAGAAATCTCACCAGAAAAATCTAGTGCACTTAGAACAGTAGACAGATTCACCTTAAGATTCTGAACGAGATTATACTGATTGGAACCATACTTGAAATATGTAATACCATTAGATTTCTCGTTCAATCTACGAATGATACCAAAAGTAATCTTAGTATCTTTAGGAAGATCTGTGATAACAATAGGTAGGCTACTAAAATGTCTAGTGACCCCATCCACTGTGTAATATGCATCAACAAAATCTAGATTAGAAAGATATTTATCTCTTGCTTGAATAATAGAATTATCATTCTGCGTAATATATTCAGTAGTATAGACATATTTTTTGCCTACGCCCATTTGAATATAATCTTCTACTTGCTGAGAAGGAGTAGACTCATCTTTCTCATAAGTAAATTTACCATCAAGAGATCCTGTAGTGGTATCAGGAAATACATGAGTAGCAGAATTACATCCTCCAATTTCTACAGTAGTAGAAAATTGTTTCTTTTCTTCTTCTGTAATTTCAATAGTGAAATTACTTTCCACTATATCTCCACGAGAAACAGAAGGTCCAGTGAATTCATATCCATTACCTAGGATAGGCATTTCGTTAATATAGCCTACTCCATCTGTTCCAAGTTTAAAACAAGTTCCAGCAGGTAATAGATATCTAGGAGAATCTACTTCATTAATTTTAGATTCAATTAGAGCATCCATAGGAACTCTAATATCAATAGTATTAGAAGGAATGATATCTCCATTTGCATCTTTTGCTACAAAGTAAGCATAATAGACACGCTCAATCTGATTATCAATTTTCTTTTGAATAACAATTCTACCATAATCAGAATCAAGCATTCCAAAGTAATTATTCAGATCTGTAATAGTAGTAAGAGATCCTCTAGACAAAGCTTCTTTAGGAATAATTCCTTGAAGTTCTTTCTTAGATTTTCTATCAATACCACCAGAAGAATTACTAATAGGAGTAATCAAACAAGTGATATTCTTGTAGTTATAATTACTCGATTCAAGAGTAGCATAGACATCTTTACCATAAGTAAAGTTTCCGCTAGATCCTTGACAAGTCTTCACTAGACATTCAACAGTAGCATTTAGACCAGGCATATAGGACTGTCGGTCAAAACGAACTCTGATAAGATTAGTATCAATATATTGATACCAGCAGTAATATTGAGCATTTACATCATCAGGAACTGCGCTGCCCTCAAAGACTGGAGTAATATAATAATCTTGATCAGATTCTTTAGAATGAATTTCGAAATAAGCCAATTGATTAGTAAACTCGAAATTCATAGTCTTATTATCGATGATATTAGAAGTAACCAATTTCTTAGAAACTACATTATGCTCAACCTGAGCAAGGATTGCTGTTAAATAAATATAGTTCTCATGATTTACGTTAACAACTGTAGGAGGGCTAAGATATTGGTTAGCAGAGGTAATAGTAGATGTAGGCACATCTCTATTTGCAGGAATATCATATTGAGCAGTATAAGTATTAGTAGCTTTCTTCTCAATATAAATTCTTTTTAGCTTAATATCATATTCCAGATGAAACTCATAATCACCAATCATTAGAGGACAATCTCTATCAATTGTGAAAATATTATTTTCATCAAAGTAATCGGTAATATCAGATTCTTTTAGAGCTAGAAATGCTGTCATCTTTGCAGGAACTGCATTGATGTTTTCGATATTCATCATTATTGCATGAGTAATAACATTTCTTTCTAGTCTTGCTCTAGAGGGAAAAACTTCGTTACACAATTCTCCAGTCATTTGAACTTGTGTCTGAAGTCTTTTTGCTTCTAGTGCACCAAGATATCCATATGTACCAATTGCTAAGGTTTCTTCATTTTCATCTGGAAGAAATACTGACTTAACATCTTCAACCAGTCTAGACAGGTTATAGATATCAGAGTTGACTGTTTTCTTTGCCATCTGAAATTCTCCTTATCAATTTTATTTTTTACCATACCATCTAAGACGATATTTTGCTCTTTCATCTGTAGCTAATTTTCTGCCATCAACAAGAGCAGCAATTGGCAATGTACCATCTATTCTTTCAGTAGCTCCAATATTGTAAGTAGTTTTACCAATCTTTTGAGTAGATCCACCAAGACTAATAGAAGTATCATAACTATGATTTCTACCATATAGCATATCAGATTTTCTATTTTGACGAACAACTGGCAACCAGTTATTTTTGTTAAGTCCATGCTTAGACATAACTCTATTCATCAAAGTATTAAATTGATATAAAATAGTAGGAGTCATATCTTCGATAAATGCTGCATCAAAGCTAACAGAGAAAGTTAAGCCGTCAGAAAAAGATGCATCCTGAAATGCATCTCTGGGACAAGATGTTGGGTATACACCCCATAAATATGCCCAGTAGATTAGGGTTTCCATATCTTCATCTACAATGAATTTATATATACCCATTGTATTATGAAGCTTTTTATATTGATAATATTTCATATCTGGAGGAGTTACCAAACCAGATTTTCTAGCAATATGATATTCAGAGTATGCTTTGAAGAATTGGTAAGTATTTAAACTTCTGTCATCTACAAATTCTAGAGAGAAACTATAACTTTCATCAGAAGGTTCTGAGTCTTGAAGATATTTATAAGATGTACCATATATTGTAGCAGGGTTATCCATAGTTTGAGCACTAGAAGAATCTAGAGGTAAGCTACTATTAACAGAGAAACTTAATAGATGACTAAAAGGATCTGGATTATAAACAGCACTCATTTGAAGCTCTTTAATAACATCTGGATTTGTATTAAGCAAACCAGAGAAATATGGAGCAGAAGTTAATTGAGGATTTAATCTCAATCCATTGCTAGAAATAACTCTAGATTTTTGAAATCCTCCCATTGTATATAAAGTATCAGATTGTGATTTTCCATATGGTATGCATATATGAAGATCAGGTTTCACAAAGAAAAGGTATTCTCTTCCTCCGTTGAGTCTTCCATATGGATCAAGGACTCTACCAAATCTAGAATACTTATTAAACTTAGCATTGTTAATATCCTTTTTAGAATATAATCCTTGAGAATTTAACAGCTCATCAGTTATATAAGTGGATGCTTTGGCATTACCACGATCATTAAGTTCTCCATATTGGATAGACTCTTTCGTGTATTGACTAGACAATACTCTTACCTCCTTTTCTTATATAATAAATATTATACGGATGTTCCAGTACTAACATTATAGAGCCAAATTCGGATATAAAAAGATATTATAAACTTGAGAGAGTATGGAAACGTATTTTCTCAAATAAAATAAAAGAGGTTGATAAAAATGGAAATCTGTATTGAATCTATCTTCAGAGATGCAATCCCTTATGTAGTAGACACGGTAGTATATACCGCCTATGATGCAGGACGCAGATTCGTAAATAATTATGATAAGCGTCGTGATGTAGGATTTACTCCTTGGCCTTCTGTAAAGGGTTCTTTCCAAGAGACTAAACGGTATTATTGTGATACTATTATGGGAAGAACATTTATCGAAGATAAAGCAGCTGTATATTTTGTTAATGGAAGGAAGGCAAAATAATGGATGGAGTAATTGTTATTAGCCCTATTCTCGAGAGTGCAATGAAAAGCACTGCAGTAGAGAAAACTAAAAACAGATTTATTGAACTTTCTGCAGAAGATCCAAGAGTTGAAGAAGCAATTGATGAGATGTATAAATCATTTGCTTTTGTGGATGGAAATTTTAATAATGGTAATTACAATAGGAATGCTAAAGTAAATCTTGAAAATGTAGAAGGATATATCCGTGGTAGCAGATTAAAAGAGTTAATGGAAATCTGTGAATATTCTATCGTAATCAATAAAGAAGACGGTAAAGAATATGTATCATCAATTAATAAAGAAAGCATTGAAAATATTGATGATGCACATGAATATATATTTTATGTATATAAAGATACTATCACTGTTGCTGATATGACTTTATATGCTGAATTAAAATATAAGGCAAGCATCAAAGGAGGAAAGAGCAATAAAAAATGGATGTCTACAAAGAATAATAAGCTTACGAATAAAGCTAGAAATAGACTTTATAAATCTATGGTATTTATGGATGCATGCTATGATGATGTAACAGATAAAACAAACTGTACATCTTTATTTAGAAAGCCTATCAAAGGTAAGCTTTGTAAGAAATATTTAAGGCATTGTAAATATCCTGGATCTAGCGGAAGTTTTGAAAATACGGAAGATAATAGATACTATGTTTTGGTAAAATATTATGATGCATTGGAAATCAGTGAAGTGTATCATCTTTATGGAAAGAGTGTTGCAGAAATTCATGGTGAATTTAGAGTAATCTATTAATCAAGCAAAAGTGCTCTGGAGTCCAGAAATGGCTCCAGAGCATTATTTTTTATTTTTTAACATTAGTATAATACTTGGTATTATACCTAAAAAGGAGGTTTTACAGATGGGGAATACTCTTCATGAAGCCGGTAGCGATACTGTAGATACTATTGTTCAGATCGCTAAAGGACTTAGTAATGTTGCTACAAATAAAGTTGCTAATAAGAGTGAATATTCTTATTCCTCTATTGCAAATGCAGCATCTAAGCTGATTGCTGTTTTTCCTGTTCTTACTAGTCGTACTGTAAGCTTCGATACTGCACGTATGACTTCTAAGTATATTGAACAAATTTCCTGTCAATTCTTTATGTTTGCTCTACAGCAAGCAAATATTAGTAATGCAAAAGATGGTATTACATATCTAAGACAATTTCATCAAAACCTAAATATGGGCGATGATAATACAGATGCTGTTATTGCAGCTATGCAGTCTTGGATTGATGCATATACTAAGGGTACACAAGAAAGTACCACATTTGCTGATGCTTTGAATAATGAAGTTCTTAGTGAAGCAATGGTAGATCCTTTTATGATGCAATCTGATGATGTTAAGATCAGTGCTTCTGATATGAGAGAGCTAATGCATGTTATGCAAGAGAGTGCAAATATTCAGTTCTACGATACTAAGCTGAATCCTCTTTCTATCGATGATTACGTTGTTAGAGAATTTGCTGGTGGTGACTATAGAGTCACTGTCTCTCCTTATATCCTAAATGAAGCTAAGGCTAATAAGAGGAAAGCAAATAATTCTTATAATGAAAATAAAGAGCAGCATCGTCATGAAGAAGAGATGAATAAGATCTTGAATGATCGAATGAAGACTTATCAAAAGGCTCAGTCCGAAAGAGATAAGCAGGATGCTGAAAATGAAAAGCAGCAAAAAGAAGATCAGAAAAGTACAAGTAGAGACAATGATTGGCGAGATGCAAATAGAATGCATAATAATACTGCATTCCTAAAAGATCAGGATATTAAGAAGATGAATGATGCTCTTCCTTCTATTTTGATTGTTAAATTCTATCAGAAGAATAATAATGATGGAGTTTCTGGTGTTGCTACTGAATTTCTAATTGGCATTAAGTCTAAGGTTGTTCCTATTACAACTGCTGAAATTCTTCGCCGTATTATGAATGATAATAAGGATGGTCAGAAATTCCTTAAGTTCATGAGAGTTATTACTGGTGAGCTAAAAGCTTCTGATGTTCTTTTGGGATTGTCTCGTATTACTGACGATGTCAAGTCTTATAAGGTTAAAGGAGCTCGTGGTGATATTTGGACTCTACTGCAGAATCGTGCAGTAGCAGCCAAAGAACAAGTTCGCTCTGGTAAGCATAATGACTTCTCTGCTATCACTACAGTTCTGATTTCTCAGCAAGATGCTGATGAACTGTATCGTGAAGAGAACTTTGATATCAATGATCCCAAGAATGCTATTCACTTTATGCAATCCTATAATCTAATGGGATTTGCTATTGCTGATGATTCTAATGAAGTCCTTCATTTGCTACTAGATAATGGTAGTAAGAATTTTGAAGACATTTCTTATAGAATGCTTGAGAGAGAAACTCAAGATAGTACTTATAAGAAGCTGATCAATCTGATGGCAGCTTCTAAGTAAGAGAAAGGAGAGATACAAATATGATCACTAATGCTGACTATATGCAGATCGTAAGTGAAGCATATGATCTATCTGATCCTTATATTAAGAAGAAAGTTATCTTCTGCAATGAAGCAAAGCGTCAAGAAAATATTGAGAATATTGTTGGTAGACTTTATACTCATATTAAGAATGACGTTACTGGAATTGATTTTGGTACTATTCCTAGATCTAAGGGAATTATTACTAAGATTGATAATTATAATGGCCTTATTGATTGTATCAATAGTATTCATGATCTGGTTAAGAGCTATAATCAACCTACTAAAAGTGTAGATGAACTAACTACAGCTATTAACAATATTAAGAATAGAGAAAGAGTATTTACTAAAGCTTTTACTCTTAATATTGAATTCCCGATTATGCTATATAATATGACAGTAACTGCCATTGTAAGTGCTACTTCTCTATTGATGAGCTCTAGTGTAGAATTCATTAAGAATGGTCATGATTCTTTTACTACTTCTTTGGACAAGGTTGGTTATGTGAAATCTAAGGATCACCTCATGATTGAATATGTAAGTCAATTTAATAGAAACTGTGCAAATGGTACTATTGATAAGCTTGTCAATAGTTGTATTAAGAATAATATTACTAATACTAATGAATCTACTATTGTGGATGCTCAAAATGTAAAGAGTGTTAATGAGGGAATCTTTACAGATACTGATGATAGAGGTAATACTAAGCTGAATGATACAGCAAAAGCAATTATTGGTATTGCTACTGGTGCTGGACTTAAAGCAGCTGCTCCTCTATTGAATAATCCTTTTGGCATTTTTATCACTGCAGTTATCGGTGCTGGTATTACAGCAGTTCTTTTCCTATTTTTGTTTAGAAAAGTTGCATTCTTTGTTCTTAAGACCCGTATGGATATCTCTGATTGGTTTGAGATTCAAGCAAATTATCTTCAGATTAATGCTGAGAATCTCAAGTATCGTGATGATCCTAAGGGTGATGATCATAAGAAGAAAGTCTATGATGCTCAGATGAAATGGGTTGATAGATTTAAGAAAATTGCTAATAAACTAGCACTTACCGATTCTAAAGCAAGAAAAGAAACCGATGATAATGAACGGAATGAGTCTCATCAACATGATGACGATGATAATGGATCGTCTGATGGCGGATTGTTCTGACTTTAATTATATAACTTTATAATAAATCTCAGGAAAGGAGAGAATTTATACAATGAGTATTTTTGAAGATCTTCTTCATGAAGATACTTGGCATAAGGATGAACCTCATGATACCTGGGATGATAGCCAGGACACTAGTGGATTTGATACAAATACTACTAGTGAAGATGAGGATAAGGATGATACTGACGTGAATGAGAGCGCTGATGTATTTACTGAATCTGATGATGAATCTGGCTTTGATGGTTTTGGGGTTGATAAAATCGATCGCCCCTCTAAGTCTGGTCTAACCACTGGAGTAGATGCAGCAACTAAGTTTGCTAATGCTACAGATGGTGGTCTGGATTGTTCTATTGATTTGTCGTACCATGATGCTTTTGGCGAATCTGACAACTCTGGGTTCGAAAAGGACGCGAGTCTAGTGATGGAAGATGGATCTGAAAGTATTCCTGTTGATCCCACTACTATCCCTCATCATGATCTAGAAGATGATCAATATTCTGATAGTCTTGATGAACCTGAAGTCGATGGAGCAAGCCCTGCTGAGTTGGCTGCAGATGACGATAGTAGCTTTGGAGAATCGGCTACAGGATGGGACGATTTATATTAATCCATTCCTTTTACGATCGTAAATTTTAAATTAAAGGAGAATTATCATGATTGTTAATGTTATTAACAGTGGTATCACTGAATCCGCTAGCAATGTGTTTGCTGGTATGAGCCTGGCTGAAGCATGTGGTCAGCTGCAGGCTAATGTGTCTGATGCTCTGAACGAGATGAACATGAGCATTCTGCTGAATGAGCACCTGTATCTGCGTGAGAATGGTGAGGACATCTCTTATGTCAATGAGGGTAAGCTTGCTGATTTGAAGAACAAGATTACCGGCGCTGTTGACAAGGTTATTTCTCAGGTTTCTCAGCTGTGGGATAAGCTTGTTAGTTGGGTTCAGGATCGTGTTGAGGATGTCCGTATGGCATTTGCTCGTGCAAAGGTCAACAAGGATAAGGCTCAGAAGGCTTGTGCTGCTGGATTTGAATTCCCCACTGGTCTTACGATTAAGAATGTTAAGGATGAAGATATCGAAAAGATCATCGCAAAGATCGATGATATCGATTATGATTCTCCTGATAAGGAAAAGAGTGAATTTAAGCTTGATACTTATATCACTCCTATGACTAGTGCAACCAATTCTGAGCTGAATGATGCTTTCCAGAATGTTTTCAACACTGAGCATACTACTATTGGTAGAATCAGAACTGCTAAAAAGACTTCTATTGAAGCACTAAATGCTCTTAAGAAGGAAGTTAAGGGATCTGACGATAGTGATAAGTCTGAGCAAGTTAAGAAGATCAATAAGCAGTGCCGTAATATTTCTGCATATAGTTCTCTTGCTATCAAGGCATATCATACTAATATCGATGCATCTGTTAAGCTGCTTCAGACTGCTGTTAGGACTAATAGTGCTCTCAACAAGATTTCTAAGAATAATGAGAAGCTAGAGAAGAAGTCTGAGAAGTTTGCTCAGAAGTATAGCAAGACTAGTGAGTCTGCCATCTTCACGGACGATCGTTTCTTCAAAGCTTAATTTGCTATAAAATTATCCCGTAGGATCATTAATGATCCTACGGGATTTTATTTATTAACCTTCAATAGAAAATTCAAGATTATTAGAGATTTTATAATTGCTAGTAATATTCACTCCAGCAATCACCACATGTCCTCCAAAGAATTTATTAGAATTCTTATTACTTTTTGCAGAATTATTGTACCAGAAAGAAACATTAAAAGTTCCATTATTAAATTTTTCAATATCGACTAAATCAAGAGTTCCAAATTTCATTACTTTATCAACAGTATTTGCGTCGTATTCATAACTTCCATCATCATTTTTATACCAATCATCAAGATATTCATTAATCTTAGAATAAATCATTTTCTTAATCTTTGGCCATTGACTATTTAAGCATTTAACAAGCTTATCATCACTCAAACAATTTTTCTCATCATTAATTTTACACTTATTATCAATAAATGTAAGTACAGACTTATTAGACTCATTAAACCAATTTAAGCATGTAGATTCTGTAAATATAGCCATAATTTTAATTCTCCTTTATAATATAATATATTTTATAAGGCCATTATTAATTTGTAATCAA